GCTCCCGAAGCAAGCGCGATACTAGGCTACGCCACGGGCCGAACGGAAATGGTGGTCGGCGGGGGACTCGCACCCCCGGTCCCCTGCATGTCGCGCAGGTGCCTTGGCTGCTGGGCTAGCCGACCGGAAAGCTGGTCGGGCCGGCGGGATTCGCACCCGCGGTCTCCTGCACCCCATGCAGGCGCGATGCTAGGCTACGCTACGGCCCGGAAGATGGCTGCTCGGGCAGGACTCGCACCTGCAACCCTGGTGTTAACAGCACCCCGCTCTACTTTGGAGCTACCGAGCAATGGAAAGTGGTGCCGGCGCTTGGAGTCGAACCAAGTCTAGTCTATTAGCAGTAGAAGTAACCCTCGTCATCACTGCGCCTTGCGACGAGAATAGGAGACCCGGGTGTTTTCTGTGCTACCGTTACACTACACCGGCAGAAGCCTCCCGGGAGGAAGTCGAGTAGGGGTTTGGCCGGGTTTGCGGCCCGGTGCCTGACCATTTGGCGTACTGTCCCCTTTCGGGGGCGGTATCGGAATCGAACCGATGAAGTAACCCTAGCCCTCACTGCCCGGAAGATGGTGCTCCGCGAGGGACTCGCACCCCCGTTTTTCCTCTGTGTGGAAGAGGTACCATAGCTGCTAGGAGAGCGGAGCGAAAGTGGTAGTTAGCGCATGAGCGAGACCATCAGGCGCCTGGTCGAGTACGAGGAGGACTGCCTCTACAACAACCCCATCGAGCCCGACCTCAAGAAGGAGGGCTGGGAGCTGATCGGCACGGGCGGCGGCTGCACGGCGGCCATCAAGCGCGTCGGCAGGGCGAGCCTGCTGCTCACCGACCAGGCGGAGGCCCCGCTCAGCCTCGACCAGGAGTGCACGCTCGGCGTCTACGACGAGGACGAGAAGGTCGTGATGACGTTCACCGTCACGGCGCGGCAGGCCCTGGAGCTGGGCCGCACGGCCAGCTGGTAAGATGGCGGGCAGCGTCCTGGTGCGTTTGAACGAAATCTCCGCCCTAAAGTGGCGGCGCCAAGGAGTGCTGCCCTCCCCTCTCAACCGTGACAGGGTTGCGCTTTCGGCTAGGTAAGCTATGGCACCAAGAAAATGGTCAGCGTGGTGGGATGCGCGCCCACGACCGCCGGTCCCCAAAGCCGGAGCTCTGCTAGGCTGAGCTACACGCTGAAATTGTTCCGATGAGTCAGTTTCCTCTCACGGTAGGTTTTTCTCCGGTGGCAGTTGGCGCACCGGACATCACATTTAGCCACTTCCGCGATCACTGACTGTAATGAAAAACTTCGACGTCGGGCATCCCCAAGGTCGAACAATTTCTTAACTCCTGGTCGATGGTCGAACTCCAGCACGATAGGATCAGTCTCCCCACAATCGACACAAGGATGGGTAAAAAGGTACCCCGTCAAGTACACAGCTGTTTGCGCACGTACCTTAGCGTTATGTGCCATCGCTCTAGCAACATAAGCACCTTTATTTCTTCGATAATGCGCACGAGAAGATCGTCTTCGATCCTCTATCCGTTTATAGGGCATAATCTTTAGAACAAAATTGGGAGCAGGGGTGGCGCTCGAATCCACGTTATTGGGCTTATGAGACCCAGCTGGGACCATCTCCAGTCGACCCTGCTACGATAGGTACTATGAAAGTGGTGGGAACGGCTGGCGTTGCACCGGCGACCTCCGCTTTTTCAGAGCGGCGCTCTACCTGGCTGAGCTACGTCCCCTGGAGGCATCTGCCGCTGTTTGGGCGGCATACGCGGGCGGTTTCAAGGCCCGGGTGAAGTAACCCTGACGCTCACTGCGCCTTGCGGCGAGGATCAGGCTTCAAGGTACCTGTATTCACAGATGCCAAAGTGGTGGCGCTGTCAGGATTCGAACCTGAATAGGTCAACTTTTTGGGTTGATGTGTTTTCCGAAGTAACCCGCCCTATCACTGCGCCTCGCGGCGAGAATAGCCGGGTGGGTGTTGTAGTTTTCACCACAGCGCCGAAAATTGGTGGACCGCCCCGGTGATCAGCCAGGCTAGTGCGAGGTTTCCACGCAGCGGTCCGAGAGTGGCACGCCCCCAGGGAGTCGCACCCTGCCGCCAGGTTTTGGAGACCCGGCCCTCGCTCCGAGCTGTGGGACGTATGGTAGCCGCGTAGGGTGTCGCGCCCTCGTCTCCCGCTTATCGAGCGGGTGCTCTGCTGGTTGAGCTACACGGCCAAAGGCATGGGGACGAGCGGGGTTTCACCGCCTTCTAGCTTGCGAGGCCAGTTTTGCCGGCCAGCGAAGGGAACGGGATTCGCGGTCCCTATTGTTACCTTTTGCCAGCGTTCTGTTCGCCCCCGAAAGGGAAAGTGGTCCCGGCGGGAGGACTCGCACCTCCGCAGCCCCGAAGGGCGACTGGGTTACGGCCAGTTGCAGTTGCTACTGTGCCACACCGGGAAAAGAGTGCCCGTGATTACGGCTCACGGGCAAAGCCAAATGTTCCGCGTGGAACATGCTAAAGCTCGACCGCCTCGATGCGGTGGACGAGCGCGGCGCGGTCCTGCTCAAGGATCTTGAACAGGTCGAACACCTTGTCGGACCAGCCGGCGATGCAGTAGACCTTGTCCTCAGGGAACTGGATGGAACCCTGATGGTTGAGGTCCCAGCTGTAGACCGCCGGACGGACGCCCGCCTTGCGGACGTAGGCCTCGAACGACTGCATGCCCGTCCGCCCGCTGACCCAGTTCTGCTGGTCAGAGAGGATGACGATACGGGAGTACTTGCGGCCATCCGCCGTCCCGGCGATGAGCCGGAGCGCGCAGTCGAGGTCGGTGCCACCCCCGGTGAAGGGGATGTGCTTGGCGACCGTGAAGACCGAGTCGGTCAGGTTCAGGTTCACGTACTGGGCGTGGGTGTCAAAGACCACCACGTCAGCGTTCCAAGCCTTCGCGAGGATCGCGGTGAACAGACCACCGATTTGCGCCGGGGAACCCTGCATGGAACCGGAAACGTCGAGGATGACACACGAGCTGCCCTCGAACACGGGCACGTTCGCGACAGACAGGTCGATCACCTTGGCCAGGGCCGAGGAGATCTGCCGGAACTGCGCGGACGGCAGGCCCGCCGACTCGACCGCCGCCAGAGCGTTCTGCACCTGGAACGGGAAGATCAGAGCCTTGCGGACGGCCGCCGGGTCGCCGAGCTGGGCGAGGGCCTCCGGGAGGACCTCGGGGGCCTGCTGGGCGAGGTTGCGCAGGTTGCGCAGGAGGGCCAGGTACTTGAGCTTGCGCTCGCGCACCAGGGACACCCACGCGTCCTTCTTGGCCTCGACCACGGACTCCTCGTCCTCGGCCTGGCCCGCCTTGGTGAGCTTGGCCTCCCAAGTCTCGGCGGGGGCGAGGGTGCCCTTCATGAGCTGGCTGAGGGCCGGGGTGGCCTTCGGGCGGACGAGGTTGACCACGTCCACCAGGTTGAAGGCCGCGCCCTCCTTGCGGTACTTCGCGAGGGCGTAGGCGTCCTGACGGGACAGCGCCGCGCCGAGGCCCTTCTTCAGGGAGTTCGGGATCGGCTTGCCGTACTTGGTCAGGTAGTAGGCCAGGATCTCGACGGCGTCATCGGCCCGGTAGACCACGCGGTCGAAGAACCGCTTGGTCCACGGCTGGCCCTTCACGGCCTTGGCGATCTCGGCCGCCACGGCGTGGGTGATGGAGCGCATGCCGAACTCCCGGCGGGCGTACAGCGCGGCCTTGGCCGCGAAGGCCGGGTCGACCTGGCCCACGAGCTCGGTGACGCGCAGGAGCACGTCGCTGGAGCTGCGGTAGAACTGGTCCTGGACGAAGCTGGTCAGCATGGTGCTGACGAGCTCCAAAGCGGCGGTCGGCTTGAAGGCCGGGCCCCCCGCGAGGTTGACGGTGTTGCCCGCAGAAACAGACTTGCGGGCCACCTTCGGGTTGGTGGCGAAACGGGACATGGCGTCCTCCTAGTTTTGGGTTTTAGACTGCCCGATCCGGCGTCGTGCCGGGCCGGGAGGAGAGATGGGGAGGAAATCGGCCACGGGTTTGTTTTCCTATAACCAGGGAGAAGTAGCCGCGACCTCACTGCCCCAAGATGTTCGAAAGTGATGCGCCGGGAGGAAATCGCAGGCGGTGTTTTCTGGTGGGCCTTTCGGCCCGTCCATTTTGTGGTTGGAGTAGAAGTAACCGCATTGCTCACTGCCCAGCACACGAAGGTGGCCACAGCAGGAGAAAACCGCCGACGGGTTTGTTCATGATGTTAGAAGTAACCGTAAGCTCACTGCCTGCTGCGATGAAAGTGGTACCCCGTGAGGGACGTGCGCCCTCCCTGCCTGGTTGGAAGCCAGGAGTGCTCGGCTGTTGACACCAACGGGGCGAGAAAGTTTTGGAAGATGGCTGCCGTGCCCGTGAGCACTCCCCATGGCGGTAACGTACCCGGGTGTCCCCGCCAAGCGTGCCACCGTTCGGGCCGGCGCAAGTCTCGATCAGCGGCGCGCGGGGGCTGTAGACCCCCGCAGACCTCGGTGAGGCGCGCCGTCACGCCGGCCTTATCCAAATTGGTGGACCGGATGGGGATCGCACCCACCGCACGCTCCTTGCGAAAGAGCATCGCCTCTGAGGTACATGCCGGCCCGGAAGATAGTTTTGGGGCTTTTACCCCTTCCCGTCGAACTCTCGGGTGCCACTGGGGCCCCGTGGAGGGAAGCGGCCAGCGCGACGACGCCGCTATTGGGTCCCGTCGCTGGCTAAAGTGGAGAGGCGTGCTGGAGTCGCACCAGCGCATAGGAGTTTTGCGGACTCCGGCCTTGCTGCTTGGCTAACGCCTCAACGGAAGAGCTGCCTGAGGGCCTGGGCGGCGAGGCGGGCCCGGGTGGGCTCGTCGATGTCGCCGGTGACCACGTCGCCGCCGTCGGTCGTGACCGCGTCGATGTCGGCGTACCAGCCGGGCTCGTTGCCGAGCGAGCCGGGCGCGCCCTCGTTGTAGGCGCACGTGGCGTCCACGACGACGGGCACGTCGTCCTCGCCCCGCAGCGTCACGAAGGCGTCGAACCGGACGGTCTTGGATTCGCCTAGGAGCTGCTCAAGGACGGCGCGGGCTTTCACGGCCTAACTACAGGTTGGTGGCTCCCGCGGGATTTCCGCCCGCAACCTACCGCTTAAAAGGCGGCAGCTCTTGATGTTGAGCTAGGGAGCCGAAAAGTGGTGCGCCGAGCGGGTGCTGGCCCCGCGGCCTCCGCCTTGGCAAGGCGGCGTTCTGCTGTTGAACTACCGGCGCGTGCCGCGCGGCTGGCATCGCCATTGAACCCCGTTTGTGGGGCACCGCGCGTCACCCGCCCGCTTGGGAGCGGGCGGGATTTTATATTCTACGAAAGAACCACCTCTTCGACCAGTCTGAGTGGAGTCCACCGGGTCTGTGTCACCCAGTGGCTATTGCCGTTGATTGGTCTGGCTCAAGTTTAAGGCCAGGGGGCCCGCGCCCCAGGTCGCCCGGAAGCGACTCCGGGCTATGAAATTGAAATTGTTTATGCACAAAACGAGAAACCCGCCTTCCTTGCGGGAGGCGGGTTCCAGGTGAAAGAGTAGGTGTACGGATACACTACGCCGAGCCTGAGCCCACCTCCGTTATGGGTGTATTTTGGTCACATGCGGCCAAAAATAGCCCATAGCCGCCTTCACGCGGCGTCCGAGCACTTCTGACTGAATGTAACGAGGTCATTGAATGAAATCCTTCGACTGAGAAAGCAGCAGGGAATAGAAGTTCCCCGGAAAAAGTAAAGCAAAATCGCAAAAAAGTTTTTTGTTTACGCCAACGGGGAGATTGCCCCCTCAAATCTCCAGGGCGCCGTGCATCCTCGGCCCGCCCTTGACCGCGGCGAGGTGCACCTTCGCGTAGACGATGTTGTGCATCTGGCACCACGGGTTCGGGGCGTAGTTGAGCGCCCTCACCAGCTGGAACTTCCCGGCGGCGCCGAGGTGGCGGACGTACTTCTGTTGCTCCTCGCGGGTCCAGTAGAAGAAGCTGTTCGTGTTCCACCAGCTGACGTGGTCGGGCGCCTGGAAGGCCCCGCGCCCGTCGGTGGACGGCACCTCGACGAGGAGGAGGCCGCCGTGGACGAGCACGCGCCAGGCCTCGTTCATCACGTGGACGGGGTCGCGCAGGTGCTCGAACACGTCGTGGGCCCGCAGCGCCCCGACGGTGCTGTCGTCCCAGGGCCACCGCTTGTCGAGGTCGGCCAGGACCATCGCGCCCTGCTTGTCGACGCTCGTCCAGCCGGCCGGGCAGTTGAAGGCCCCGCCGAGGTCGAACGCCCCGAGCTTGTCGGCCACGCAGCGGGCCAGGGCCATGCCCTCGATGTAGCGGTCGTGCAGCTGGACGGTGAGATCCTGGATCTTCTGCTGGTTCTTGAGCCAGGTGTTGCCGCCGTGGACGAGGTAGCGGTAGAGGCAGCCCTCGGCCTTCGCGAACCGGCCGAGCGAGTACAGCCGGCACATGAGATCCTGGTCGTCGCAGACCTCCTGCTCCATGTCGTGGCCTCCCGCCCGCCAGTAGGCCTTGCGGTCCCAGGCGCGCACGTGGTCGGGCGCGTACCAGATCCGCGACACGTTCTGGGGCAGCACCGGCGGCGTCACGGGGATCTTGTGCTTCTCGTCGCCCCCGGCGCCGTGAAAGACAGCCTCGGCGTACTCCCAGCCCCAACCCTCGCCGAAGACGTTGGGGGTGCCATCGGCGTTGACCCTCACGTCGGAGGAGTAGACGAACACGGGGCGCTCGCCCGGCCCCTCCTCGAAGGCCCTCACCACCCGATCGAGGCAGTCGACGGAAAGCTGGTCGTCATGGTCCAGCTCGACGACGTAGTCGCCCCGCGCCAGCTCGCAGCAGCGACGCTTGAGGGCGCCGACCCGCGGCGGGTGTTGGTACTCGGCGCGGAAGACCACCCGGCCGGCGAACGAGTCGCGCTCGGTGTTCCACCGGTCCACGTCGGCCTGGGCGGCGGCCTGCTCCCCCTGGGGGCCGTTGTAGAGGATGACCCACTCCCACCCCCCGAAGGTCTGCGAACGCACGCCCGGCCAGGCCTGCTTGATCCACTTCCAGTCGTTCGACGGCGTGATGATTGACACCTTTGGCATGTTACCGCTAGAGAACTCCGTCAGGCCGGTAGTTAGGGCGTCCGCGAAAAAGGCCGGGAACCGGCCCCAAAATCTCTTCTACAATACCGTGAACATCTTCGTCGACGACACCCAGCCCGTGACCGACGTCCAGGCGGTCCTCTTCTCCACCATCCAGCAGGGCGGCGTCAACGCGCTGGTGACCCTGCAGAACCCCGGGGCCAACCCCATCGTCTACGACTTCCAGGAGTTCGACGGGACGAGCTGGGACGACATGGGGGTCCAGTGGGCGACCGGCGAGGCCTACACCCCCGGCCAGCAGGTCGTCCACGCATCCGGCTCCCCCGCGGTGAGCAACGCCTATGTCTGCCTGATCGCCCACACCAGCGGCAACTTCGACGCCGACCTCCTGGCCGGCGACTGGCTGCTCCTCGGGGCGGCACCGCCCTACCAGGGCACCCTCGCGGCCGGCCAGACCGTGTCCTTCCCCCTCCAGACGAGCAACCCGGCCTACACGCAGGCGCAGCTGCTCGGCTACGCCACCGGGGGCAGCGTCCTCGTCTTCTCCCTCTCCCGCTTCTTCAGCCGCACCTCCGGGGGCGCCGTCCCGCTCCTGACCTGACCCATGAACACCATCGTCGACGACCTCCAAGTGGTGACCGACACGCAGTCGGTCCTCTTCTCCCTCGCCCAGCAGGGCATCGTCAACGTGCTGACGACGCTGCAGAACGTCGGCGCCAACCCCATCACCTACGTGTTCCAGGAGTTCGACGGCGCGAACTGGTACGACATCGGCTCGGTGGGCTCGCCGACCAACAACTCGCTCCAGGCCGGCCAGTCGGTCTCCCTCATCCTCCAGTCGAGCTACTCGCAGGTGCGCCTGCAGGGCTTCGCCAACGGCGGCAGCACGCTCTCCTTCACGCTCACGCGGCTCCTCAATCGCATCTCCGGCGGCGCCGTCCCGCTGCTCACCATCTGATGCCCACCGTCAGCCTCTGCATGATCGTCCGCGACGAGCAGCGGGCGCTCCCGTTCTGCCTGAACTCGGCCGCCAAGCTGGCGGACGAGCTGATCGTGGTCGACACCGGCTCGACCGACCGGACGCGCCAGGTCGCCGAGAAGCACGGGGCCAAGATCTTCGACTTCCCGTGGGTGGACGACTTCTCCGCCGCCCGCAACCACGCCTTCGACCAGGCGACCCAGGAGTGGCTCCTCTGGCTGGACGCCGACGACCTCATCCTCCCCGCCGACCGCGAGCGGTTCCTGGCGCTCAAGGCGAAGCTGGACCCCGCCCGCCCGATGGTGCTCCTGCCCTACGACGTCGGCTTCGAGCAGTCCCGCCTCACCTCCAGTTACTGGCGCGAGCGGCTGTTCCTGCGGTCAAGCAACCCGCGCTGGCTGGAGCCGGTGCACGAATACGTGCCCCTCGCCAAGGATCTGGCGTTCGGGGACGCTAGGGTCACGCACATGCCCCGGACGTTCAAGGCGCCGGGGCGGCACGCCGCCGTCTACGAGCGGCTGCTGGCCCGCGGCTCGGCTCTGAGCCCGCGGGGCCTCTTCTACTACGGGCGCGAACTGCGCGACTCGGGCCGCCTCGCCGAGGCGATCGCGCAGTTCAACGCTTTCCTGCCCAGGGCCGACGGCTGGCCCGAGGGCCAGGCCCAGGCGTGCATCGACATGGGCGAGTGCCACTGGAGCCTGAACGACTTCCCCGCCGCCCGCAAGGCGGTCGTGCGCAGCTTCGACTACGCTCCTCCGCGCGCCGAGGCATGCTGCACGCTGGCGTGGTGGCACCTCCAGAGGAACGACCTCCACCAGGCGGTGGCGTGGTACGAGATGGCCGCCGGCCTCAAGCAGCCGGTGCCGGACTTCGGGTTCAGCACGCCGGCCGCGTGGGGCATCGGGCCGCACCTCCAGCTCTGCCTCTGCTACAGCCGCCTCGGCAACGCCGAGAGGGCGCGCTGGCACAACGAGCGCGCCGCCGAGTTCGAACCGGGAAACTCCACCGTCCTCCACAACCGCGCCGTGCTGTCTTGATAGTTAGGAGGTGACACCTCCTAGCGTACCCGGCCCGCAGGGCGTGCAAGGCCGCCCAGGATCGCAGGGCGCCCCGGGGGCGCCCGGGCGCGACGTGCCCGGCCCGCAGGGGATGCGCGGGGCACCGGGAGCGCAAGGGCCTCGCGGCCCGAGCCAGGTCAAAATCGTGCAAGGCGCCCGCGGCGCGCCCGGATCGCAGGGCCCGAGGGGATTGAGCCAGGTCAAGGTCGGCCCGCAGGGCGCCCGCGGCGCACCCGGATCGCAGGGCCCGAAGGGCGCCAACGTGGTCACGCCCGGACCGCCGGGTCCGCGCGGGGCGCCGGGCCCTCAAGGCCCGAAAGGCGCCGGCGTGCAAGGCACTCAGGGCTACCAGGGCGTGCAGGGCGGCCCAGGCTCGCGCGGCTATCAGGGCTACCAGGGCACGCAAGGCTACCAGGGAGGCACCGGAACGCAGGGCGACCGGGGCGCCCAAGGCGACACGGGCACGCAAGGCGCACAGGGCGTCACCGGCCCGCAGGGCGCGTACGGCGGCCCGCAGGGCGCCACGGGGCCGCAGGGGCCGCAGGGGTACCAGGGCGTGGTCGGGGCCACCGGCCCGCAGGGCGGAACCGGCGTCCAAGGGGGCACGGGCGTCCAAGGCACGCAAGGCTACCAGGGCCTCCAAGGGACGCAGGGATACCCGGGGCCGCAGGGCAGCACGGGTGCACAAGGCTATCAAGGCGTGCAGGGCACGACCGGGCCGCAAGGGTACCAGGGCGTGGTCGGAGCCACGGGTGCCCAGGGAAGCACCGGGCCGCAGGGCGTGCAGGGTGGCACCGGAACACAGGGTTACCAGGGCGTCGTCGGCTTGACGGGAAGCCAGGGCGTCCAAGGCGGCACCGGCGTGCAAGGCGCGACCGGGCCGCAGGGGTACCAGGGACTCCAAGGCAGCACTGGCCCGCAAGGGTACCAGGGGGTGCAGGGCGGAACCGGTGTGCAAGGCACGCAAGGCTTCACCGGCGCACAAGGCTTTCAAGGTGGGACGGGCGTGCAGGGAACTCAAGGCAACCAGGGCGTGCCGGGAACCGGAGCGCAAGGCTACCAGGGCCTGCAAGGCGGAACGGGCGTCCAAGGGGGCACGGGCCCGCAGGGCTACCAAGGCCTACAGGGCAGCACAGGCCCGCAGGGCTACCAGGGACTCCAAGGGGGCACCGGCGTGCAGGGCGAAACGGGCGTACAGGGCGTGGTCGGAGCGACCGGAAGCCAGGGCGTGCAGGGCGGAACGGGCACACAAGGATTCCAAGGCCTCCAAGGCAGCACGGGCACACAAGGCTATCAGGGACTCCAGGGCGGCACCGGCGTGCAGGGCGCGACCGGGCCGCAGGGCGTGCAGGGGTTGCAGGGCGTGGTCGGCGCGACCGGAAGCCAGGGCGTGCAGGGCGGCACCGGCGTGCAGGGCGCGACCGGGCCGCAGGGCGTGCAGGGCGTGCAGGGCGGGACCGGCGTGCAGGGCTACCAGGGCGGGACCGGCGTGCAGGGGGCGCAGGGAGCGACCGGGCCGCAGGGCGTGCAAGGCACCCCGGCCAACCCCGGCTCGGCGGCCTACGGCTCGCTCAACAACGCGAGCGGCGCCATCACGCTAGCCAGCCCGAGCCAATTTTACCAGATCATGTCCTGGACGCCCGGCCTGATGAACGGCTGGGTGCTCGGCGGCGACTCGGCGTCGCTCGTCTGCCAGACGGCCGGGACGCACCTGCTGACGGCGGAGCTGACCTACACCATCGCGCCGTCCCAGTACTCGCTCGTACTCGCGGTGTTCCTCAACGGGGCGGCCACCAACATCCAGGCCGAGTTCCAGAACGACCCGACGGAAATCAACCAGATTTCGCTCAGCGCCCTGATTGCGGCGCAGGCGGGGGACAGGCTCGACCTCCGGGTCGAGACGCTCAACCCGCTCGCCCCCGTCGTCACCTTCACGCACGGCAACCTCAACGTGGCGGCCGTGGCCGGGGCGCAGGGCGTCACCGGGCCACAGGGGGCCTTCGGCGGCCCGCAGGGCGCAACAGGGCCACAGGGCTACCAGGGACTACAGGGTTCCACCGGGGCACAGGGGTTCCAGGGCGTCATCGGCAGCACCGGGGCGCAGGGCCTCCAGGGAGGCATGGGAACCCAGGGGTACCAGGGCGTCGCCGGCACCGGGGCGCAGGGGTTCCAAGGCCTGCAGGGCGGCACGGGCGTCCAAGGTGCGCAGGGCTACCAGGGAGGCACGGGCACCCAGGGGTACCAAGGGCTGCAAGGCGGCACGGGCGCCCAGGGGCCCACGGGGGCGCAGGGGTACCAGGGTTACCAGGGAGTGACTGGAGCGCAAGGCCAGTCCGGCTTCCTCGGGGGCACCGGGGCGCAGGGCGCCACCGGCCCCCAAGGCTACCAAGGCTACCAAGGGCTGCAGGGCAGCACGGGGGTGCAAGGGCTGCAGGGCAGCACCGGAAGCCAGGGCGTCGCTGGCACCGGGGCGCAGGGGTTCCAAGGACCACAGGGTGGAACGGGCGCTCAGGGGTATCAAGGGCTGAGCGGAGACACGGGTGCACAGGGTTTCCAGGGCGGCACCGGGGCGCAAGGCCTGCAGGGGAGCACCGGGGCGCAGGGCAGCACCGGGGCGCAGGGCCTCCAGGGGCTGCAAGGCTCCACCGGGGCGCAGGGCCTCCAGGGGCTGCAAGGCTCCACCGGGGCGCAGGGCCTCCAGGGGCTGCAAGGCTCCACAGGAACACAGGGGTACCAGGGCGCCGTCGGATCGACGGGGGCGCAAGGACTGCAAGGCGACACGGGCACCCAGGGATACCAGGGCGTCCCAGGCACCGGCCCGCAGGGCTATCAGGGGCTGCAAGGAAGCACCGGCACGCAGGGGTATCAGGGCTTGCAGGGGAGCACCGGAACCCAGGGGAACCAGGGCTACCAAGGAATCGTCGGAGCGACCGGAAGCCAAGGGCTACAGGGCCCAACCGGAACGCAGGGCGTCGTCGGATCGACGGGGGTGCAGGGGAGCACGGGCACCCAGGGATACCAGGGCTTTCAAGGGTCGACAGGGCCACAGGGCTACCAGGGCGTCGTCGGATCGACGGGGAGCCAGGGGGTCCAGGGCGGCACCGGGGCCCAAGGTTATCAAGGCCTCCAGGGCAGCACCGGCCCGCAGGGCTATCAGGGTCTGCAGGGCAGCACCGGGGCGCAGGGGTCGCAGGGGCTGCAGGGCAGCACCGGGGCGCAGGCTTCCATCACCGGCACCGCAAATCAGGTTCTCGCCAATGGCACGAGCGGCAGCGCCCAAACGGGTGCCGTTACACTCACGCTCCCACAGTCGATCAGCACTTCAAGCTCGCCCACATTTGCGGGAGTAACCGCGGCATCGCTGACCGCGCCGAGCGCCACTGCGCTAACCCTGCAGGCTGGCGCCGCGGGAAATACCAACGTTGTGGCGGCAACCGTTGGAACCGGGATTTTTCAGGTCAACCAGAATGGCGTCGCCTCCGGCAACGTCCCCACGCCCAACACCGGGGCTATCGCGCAATTCGTGACCGCGCAGGCGTCGAATCCGGTCTATTTCCAGTTCAACTCCTTCGCCACCTCGACGCGCATCGCCCTCTACCGCGCCGATGGCAGTCCGGGTTCGCTGAGCGCCCTCGCCTCCGCCGACAACATCGGCGGCATCACTTGGGGTGGTTACAACGGCAGCGCGTTCAATTTGTATTCGGCGGCGATATTGGCCTACGCCGCGAACGCTTGGACAACCTCCTATGAGGGTGCCTATATCAACGTGCTGACGACGCCGACGACCGGCAACACCGGCCAGATCGTCGCGCAATTTTCGGCGCAGGGAAACCTCATCGTCGGCACATCGCCGGCCGATACGGGCCTCACGGGCGCAGGCGGCCTAAGCGTGATGAGCACGACCGCCTCGACCACGACGGGCACGGGGTGCGCGGTGTTCGCGGGGGGCATCGGCGTGGCGGGGGCGATTTATTCCAACGGGCTCACCGTGGGTGGACACAACACCATCATGGTTTCGGGTGCCAACGCCGCCGGAAGCAACACACAATCGCTGACAATTTCTAGCGTTGATCCGGGTGGGGGTGCGACCAACAACGACATCTATTTTCAGGCGCTTGCCACCGGAGCCCCCAATATCCGTCTTCAGGTCAACAGCACGGCGGCCGACATCGGTTTCAACATCGGCAACACGAATGTCTCGGCGCTGGCGGCGCAGATCGACGGCAGCAACAACGGGCAACTGAGCGTCCGTTCTGCCACATGGCAAAGCACCGGATCGGCGGGTTCGGGCGCGGTTGGCACCATCACCCAAGCCGATGCCGCGCTGTGTCTTCTGGCCACGCCGGGCGCGACGGGCGCGGCTCTGAAATACGGGTTTGGCACGAGCGCACCCGACTACCCGTTCACCTTTGTCGCTACCACGGGCATCGGCAAATTTGTCATCAAGACGGCGGATACGAACGGCATTATCCTGGCGATGGGCATGTTGGCTGGAAATTATGTGTTTTTCCAGAGCACCGCTCAAGGCTCGGGCACCGCCGTTGCCCTGCAATTCTGGGATGCGACCAGCGCCCGCCTGACCATCAATCAGGGCGGCGTGGTACAGCTCAATTCGCTGGGGCTGGGGGCGCTCGTCACGGACGCCAGCGGCAATATCAGCGCGGCCACCATCGGCGCATCGCTGTCTTTGTCCGGCGGCACGCTCAACACGATTCAGGCGCTCACGACCGCCAGCACGCCAACCTTTGCGGGGCTGACCACCAGCAGCGACATTCAGTTTTCCAGTAATCTCGGTTACGGGTTCACCTCGGCGGGGGGTAGTCGGCAGATTGGCATTACTAACGCCGGGACTATGATCAATAGTTATCTTGGCGTAGGCGCGGCGCCTACCACGACAAGCAGGCTGCATGTTTCGGGTTTGCCCACCAGCAGCGCAGGCTTGGCGACCGGCGACGTGTGGAATAACGGCGGCGTGCTTAACATCATATGAGCACCGACCTCAACCTCGTTTCGCGAAGATGAGCCAATTCAACTTTCTCTCGGTCTTGGGCGCGGAGAACGGCATGGCGATTGGCGATGGCGGCGCGAACGCGCAGCAATACGCGGGGCCGATCCCGCCAGTTGTCTCGCCCGCCGCGCCGCCCGTTCCGCTCGTCGGCAACCCGTCAGCGTCTTCCGCTTATGACGCGATCTTGAAGGTTTGCGACGGGGCGGGCGGGTTCTCGCTCGCCAGCATTACCGTCGCGCAGGGCGCCCAAGATTCGCTCAATTTTGCCAACGGTGCGCATGACGTGACGGTCTCAGGCACGCTGGGCGTCGGCGCCGTTCCCGGCGTCCGCGTCGTGACCTCCAAGGGGCCGAACCGCAACCTCGCCTTTGGCGCGACCGTGCTCGCGCAAGCCGGCACCGAGGAGGAGATCGCCCTTGGCGACTGGCTCGACGAAAGCTATGGCGCGCCCGACCGGCTCGACCTCACGCAGGTCACCCGCGCCGACGGCCAGAGGGTGCGCGTAGTGGTGGGACATTCGCCGTGGCCCAAAACGAACGCGAACCAGACCGTGCTCCTGTGGCGCAGCCTGTGCATGAAAGGCTACTGGTGGTTCAAGCGGTTCGCCCGCCTGTGCTGCGGCACCCCGCTCGGCACCCCCGGCCCCGCCAATTTCCTCGGCTTCATCAACCTCGGCGGCGATGAGAGGTGAATTTTAGGCATTGCCAAGCCGCGCCAAAAAGCCTATCGGCTTATCCGCCATGAGCAAAGTCATCTTGAAGAACGGGGCGATCATCACCCTCTCGCAACTCATCAACCTCGACGGCTGGGCCAAGGGCTACCAGCTTATGTACCGCGCCGGGAAGTTCCTGAGCGAAGTCCTGCCGGAACTCACCGCGCCGTGGATCAGCCCGACGAACCCCACCGAGACCGACGTTAATAACCAGCAGGCGTGGAACAACCAGGACGGCCCGGAGTTCGAGCTTTCCGACGAGGACGCCGAGCTTTGCCGAGAGTGTTTCAAGAAGCTGGCCGAAACCGAGCGGTTGCGCCCCTCGAAGTGGACCAAGGCCATTCAGGACGCGATCAAGCTCACCACCGCCGCAAAATGAGCCCCTATTCACAGCGCGGCAGCGCCGCAGTCATCGTGCATCATGCTCTACTCGAACGGGACCAACGCGGCCAACCAGCTGCTCGGCGGCCTCACGATCCCCGGCAGCGGCTCGGCCAACTACGTGGACGGCGCGTGGCAGGTCTACAGCGCCACCGGCTACCTCCTGACCCAGGGTTTCCAGGGCCTCCAGGGCAGCACCGGGCCGCAGGGCTACCAAGGCTACCAGGGGGCCACCGGCCCGCAGGGGTACCAGGGCCTCCAGGGCAGCACTGGCGCACAGGGCTTCCAAGGCCTCCAGGGGAGCACCGGAACCCAGGGCTACCAGGGTCTCGTCGGGAACACCGGCCCGCAGGGGTACCAGGGCCTCCAGGGCAACACCGGCACGCAAGGCTACCAGGGGCTGCAGGGCAGCACAGGCGCGCAGGGAACGCCGGGCACGCCAGGCTCCCCGGGTTCCCAAGGCTCCCAGGGCTTCCAGGGTGCAACCGGGGCGCAAGGCGCCACCGACCAGACCCTCCAGACCGTGCTGGCGGCCGGCGGCACCACGGTGCTGACCGCCGCGAGCCCCTACAACACGATCATATACGGGACCCTGCCGCAGGTGGTCGCGCTGCCCAACGCCACCACCCTCTACGTCGGGAAGCGATATGAAATCGACAACGACTCGAACGGGACGAACCCGATCGTGAACAACCTCGGGGCGACGGTGTGGGTCAACGGCACCGGCACCGGCGGGGGCAGCGTGGGCACCGGCATGGGCCCCCAGGTCATCCTCGCCTGCACCGGCACCACCACCGCGGCCGGCAGCTGGGAGGTCGACTACTCCGGCGTCAATCTGCCGACCAACACCGCCCAGAACTACCCGGTCAACAAGGTCGGGGCGCCGCTCAACGACGGCTACGGCAACATGACCTGGGGCTACCCGCTCGGCCCCGCCACGCAGCTGGACCTGTGGGGCCACTCCTGGTTCGACGACATCTACTACCTCACGGGCCCCGACCAGATCACCAACTTCGCCACCATGCCGAGCCAGCAGCTGCCGCTCGCCCTGAACCTGCAGCCCAACCTCGTGCGCAACCACGCCAGGTCCGGGGCTAACCTGTGCTCGCAGGGGCGCCAGATGGGCGGCTTCGTCCGGTTCCTGACCGAGATCAACCGGTACAAGAAAGCCTGGCCCTTCGCCCGCTACGGAGGCCTGTCCGTCATCATCTACGGGATCAACGACCTAGGCAACTTCACCGTCGCCCAGCAGCCCCTGATGCAGGCGACCTTCCAAAACTGCCTGACGATGGCGATCAGCCGCATCCGAGCCTCCGCGATCTACCCGGCGGGCGCCGGCCTGGCGCAGTGGGCGTTCAACACCGGGTGGAGCGCCGGGTCGGCCAACGCCGACTGGAGCTCGGTGAACGGCATGGTGGCGACCACCACGAACCTCGCGAACGCCACGTTCACCATCCCCCTCGGCTACAAGGGCGAGCCCATCTGCTTCCTGCTCGTCGGCACCAGCGGGGCGACCGCCGGCACCGTGACCTGGGGCGGCACCGTCGCCGGGACGACGGGCATCGTCGGGCTGACGACGAACCTGAACTCGACCACGCTCGACGCCCACGGCCCGATCCCCATCCGGTTCACGGCGGCGGCGAACGGCCTCTCGCCCCTCAACGCCGGGCAGAACATCACCATCACCGTCACGGCCATCTCGGGCACCGTCCAGATCGACTCCGCCTGGATCGAGTCCGCCAAGCCCGACCCGGTGATCGTCTGCAACGTCCCCCACTGCGACTGCCGCTACATGCCCATGGTGCTGGGCGACGGCACGACGACCGGCGCGAACCTCAGCTTCTGGTCGCCCTCGGCGAACTTCTCCACCGCCAACCCCAAGGACACGGGCGCCTCCATCATAGAGCTGGACGCCCAGGGCGCGCTACCCCCCGGCGAGACGGTCGCCATCGTCAACACCGCCGGCTCGGTGACGATGTCGGCCAACGCGCTCAAGGCCGCCACCGGCATCCAGTTCTCGCTCGGGCGGATACAGAATGGCTACGCCAACTACGCCACCAACACCGACTTCTCCGGCGCCATCCCATCCAACCACGCGGCGGCGGACGCCGACGTGACGGCACTCAACCAGACCATGGTGTCCACGGTGGCCCTATTCGACTCGATGGTGCAGTACGTGGACCTCGATCCCGCGTTCGGCTACGGCGGCAGCGCGCTCCCGCCGGGCGTCTACTCCTACACCGCTTACGACGGGTTCCACCCGAACGAACTGGGCTCCAGCCGCATCGTGCAGGCGGTGGTGCAGGGCATCCAAAAGCTGGCGCCGCCAGCCACGGACTACGTCCCGCTCGGCCAGGTGGAGCTCCAGACCCCACTCGCCCTGCTCCCCTACAACAAGCGCAACATCATCAGTTCGGGCCAATACTACACGGTGGAAGGCTGCGGCACCGGTTCGAACTACGTGTCCGTCGCCGGCGACACGTTCGCCACGCCCTTCATGGTGACGGAGGCCAACGAGGAGTGGCAGAACTTCATCGTCGAGCAGATGAACGCGCCGACGACGTCGGGCGCCAACGTGCGGCTTGGCTTCTACGACGACGTCATGTACAACGGCTACCCGCAGAACCTGCGGACGGAGATGACCGCGGGCGGCGCGTTCGCCCTCGGAACCACGGCCGGCGTTAAGACGGTCGCAAACCTCACCAACTGGCTGCGCCCCGGCCTCTACTGGATCGTTCTCAAGGTGGATTCCCTCGGCACCACGCCCTCGCAGCTCCGCACCATCGTCGGCCCCAACCCGTACATGCCGGGCTGGGCGTCGGGCGGCGGGGTTGCCAGCTACATCGGCTGGAAGCTGACAGGCGTGGGGGCGGGGGCCCTCCCCACCAGCTTCCCGACGGGCGCCGCGATCACCAACGTCGCCCCGATGGTGGGCATCCAGGTGACCCTGGCCTAGCACCGGCCGATGAGGCGGGCCCAGTCGCTCCGCATGCGCCCGAGGCCGCCGACCCGGTCGAAGACCTCCAGCGGGGCCGGCCTCCACGGCGCCGGCCTGGGCACGGACGGGATGTCGGCCCGGAGGAGCGTGGCCTCAAGGCTCCCGGCGAACTCCCCCGCCTGGGCGGCGGGGAGCGCGGCCATGATGCCCTCCACCAGGTCGCCCAGCGGGATCTGGCGGGGGAACCGGTCACGCAGGGCGCTGAACTTTTTCGGGCCGAGCCCATTCACCCCCAGGATGCCGTCCTTGGGGTCTCCGATGACCGCCAGGGCCACGGAAACCTCCCGGGGGTGTCCGACATGCCACCGATCGCATATCGCCAAGAAATCGAGCTCCGCCTTCGCGTTGAGGCAGTAATAGCGGATGGAGGAGCGCTGGAGCTGCTGGAGGTCCTTGTCGCCCGACACGACCACGGCCCGCCCCCCGGCGGCCGCCTCGCGGTAGGCCGCGGTGGCCACGGCGTCGTCGGCCTCGGCCTCGGCCACGACCTGCGCGGCGCCCCGGAAGAGGTACCCGATCAGCTTGCGGAAGTACCGCTTGTCGCCGTCGAACTCGTCCGGCTTCGACTCGCGGGGCTTCTCGGTCTTGCGCTTCTCCCCGTCCCAGCAGAACAGGAGGCGCCGCGGCTCCAGGGGGAGCCTGCCTCCCCGGCCGAGCAGCGAGCAGAGGATTTTGAGGGAGGCGCAGGCGGCGGCGTCGCAGGAGGAGAGATCCTCCAGCTCCTCGCTGCCGCGGGCCGCGAACCAGGCGCGGGTGTACAGCGACTGGCTGTCGAAGATGGCGGCGGCCCCTAGCGGCGCGCCCGCGCCTCCACCTTCTCGTCCGTCTCCCTGGTCCAGTCGAGCAGCCATTTTATCACCCGGTCGGGAAGGTCGTTCAAGGCGATGGTGAAGCCCTGGCCCCGGTAGGCGAGGGCGTGGAGCTGCCGCCAGCGGGACTCCTCGTCATCCGAGGCGGCTCGGACGAAAAAACTCTTCGTCGAGGGCCAGCTCGTGCGTGAAGACGCGCTTGCAGGCCGGGTTCGGGCACGCGTGCTTCAACTGCGTGTTCAGGTGCGGCGTGAGCTTGTCGGCCTGGTCGACGTAGAACTGGAGGTCCTCCGGGGGCAGCGCGCGGTAGTACGTGACGCGCTCCTCGATGCTTTCGGGGACGCCGCCGTTCACGCTGAGGAGGCCGGTGAGGAGCCGGGCGCCGGTCTCCGAGAGGTCCAGCCCCTTCTCCGGCAACCGCTCGGACACGGCGATTTCGTCGCCGACGAGGAGCGGCCTGATCCTGAGGACATCCTTGGTCGCCGGCAGCGTGATCTCGTCCCAGCCCGGGTAGCCCTCGGCCTTCTCGCCGAGCTTTTCCATGTCGTCGGGGACGGTGACGGTGCACCTTTCCGTGGTCCCGCAGAACGGGCACCGGGCCGTGTACTGTATGGTCTGGTTGGTCACCGCCGCGCGGGCCACGAGGAGGATGAGGATGACCTCGCCGGAGACGATCTTCTCAACCTGCTTGTCGGTGAAGCCGGTCAGCCTCCCGGCCAGCGTGTAGAGGATGCGCCCCGCCTGGAGGCCCCGGTTGGCGGCCAGCCAGGCGGACACCTCGGTGTCCCAAGGGTAGACGGTGACGCTGCCGCCGGGGAACAGATCAGGGGCGGAGTAGCCCCGAGAAAGCAACGGGACGGACCTCTTGAACCGCTCGCGGGAGGGATCGAGGCTCTTCAGATTCGTTTTGATGGGCATGCCTAGAAGAACTACTTCCAGGCACCCTTGGAAACGTAAACATCGCTCAGGCGACGCTGGAGACGTTGTTCGCCGTGTAGGTCAGGTCGGACGGCCGGAGCGGGTAGTAACGGTCGATCTGGAGGGTGAAGGTGAGGTTGACCAGCCCGGAGGTGGTCATGTTGGCGTCCGTCGGCTTGAGGTTCTTGGGCAGGCAGCCTTCGAGGAAGATCTTCGGGCCCGCGGCGAGCGCCGCCGTGACGTTGGCGGGGTTGGTCACGTCGAACACGGCGGCCATGCTGGGCACGACCCAGAAGAAGTAGCCGTCCGCCTTGACGGCACTGGTGATGGCGACGCCGCCGGTCAGGGGGTTCGAGATGAGCCAGTGCCACTGCTCCAGCAGCTCGGCCGTGCGCCGGTTGAAGGCGTAGCGGACCTGCATGTCGAGGGCAGGGGTGGGTTCGTCGCGGCCGATCTGGAAGTTCGTCTGCTGAAGGTACTTGATCCCGATCATCTCCCGGTCGCGGGCCGGGAACGGGAACTGCTCGACCGCGAACGCGATGTCGCTCTCCCACACGTTGCTGGAGCCCTGGCCCAGCGCCGCCGGGTAGTTGAGGCTGACGTAGAAGAGGTCGCTGCGCTGCTGGTCCTGATTGGAGTACGCGGCACCCCATCTGTTCTTGCTCGGAATGGTGATTTGTGGCATCGGTGGAACCCCTCTGGGCTAACTACGTTCAGCCGGCGGCGGGCGGCGGCGTGCCGGAGATGGCGTTGAGCTGCGCGCCGGACTGGTTGACCGTGACATTGATGAAGATGCGCTCCGCCACGTCCGTCGGGATGATCTGCAGGTCCACGATGACCTCGCGCTGGTTGCGCGTCGCGGCCGTGTTGTTGGTGCTGTCGCAGGTGAGGAGGTACTGCTCCAGCCCGCGGCCCGTCTGGACCGCGTTGAGGAGCGTCGTGAACTCCAGCGTGAGCTGCTGCAGCAGGACGGTGTCGTTCGGGTCGAACACGAACCGGCGGGCGATGTTGGACATCTGCGCCAGGATGTAGTTGACCAGGTTGATCGTGTGGAGGGCCTGGAGCTTGGAGTCCTCGCGCTGGGTCGTGCGGTCGCCCCAGATGAGGATCGTGGCGCCCCGGTACAGGAGGATCGGGTTGACGCAGTTCCCGGGGGCCTGCATGGCCTGCTTGACGTCCTCGGAGACGCGCGGGTAGCGGACGGCGCTGGCCTGCGGCAGGAGGCCGCGCACCATGCCAGCCGTGGCGAACCACGGGCCGTACTGGTCGAAGACGACGGCCATCGCGCCGAGCACGCCGACCGTGGGCGGCATGAACTCCACGGCGCCCGTGAACGGGTTGACGGCCTGGAACCAGTTCCAGAAGAAGGCGACGGTGTAGCTGTCGACGAGGGCGGTGTCGGAGTAGGGGCCGGCTGCGCTGGACCAGTCGATGGCCTCGCGCCCGTTGAGGTTGTCGGGGATGTCCACGATCGCCACCGCGTTGATGTCGCGGGCGATGCGGTTCAGCTCCTGGATCACCGCCTGGCTGGAGACGCCGGGGACGGCGAGGACCGCGGCGAGGGCGTTGTCCGGGTCATCGTAGACCTTGAGGCCGGTGCGGTTGTCGTCCTCGTCGATGGTGCCGACGTAGTCGGCGTCGCCCACGTTCTCACCGTTGAAGCCGTTGGCGAACGACGCCGTGTTGGACGCCGTGTAGTCGGCGAGGTCCCACGGGGCGAGGGTGTTGCTGGGCGGCTCGGCGGTGAGGACAGCGAGGCAGGTGATGTAAGCGTCGTTGCCCTGCGCGAGCACCGTGGCGTAGTAGTTGTCGCTCGTCGGGTCCATGGACAGGTTGTCCACGACCTCCTGGACGGTCGCGTTCTGGTAGACGATGAGCTTCTTGGTGTCGGGCGAGGAGCCGGGCGCTACCTGCACGGTGAGGCCGGCGTTGCCGACGGTGTTGGCCCACGTGCCCGCCGTGGCCGCGACCAGGTGGAGGGCCACGCCGCCGCCGGTCGGGGAGACCATCTTCTGGACGGAGCCGCTGGTGTAGTTGTCCTGCAGCGGGAGGGCCTGCTGGCCCGTCTGGGTGTTGGTGTTCGTCTCGATGCTGACGACATTCGTGACCGGGTCGACGTCGGTGACCACGATCTCGCGGGTGGCGACCCGCCCCGTCTGGGTGATCTTGAGCACGTCGCCGGGCGAGATCGAGCCCGAGCCGACGACGGTGAAGCTGTAGGTGCTCTTGTAGCCGCTGATGACGGTGACCCCGCCGATGACGGTCCCGTAGGACGGCGCGTCAAGGAAGGCCTCCGCCTGGAAGGCCGAGTCCACCACGCTTTCGCCGTCGACGTATTCGGAGATGCCAACCTGGGCGCCCGTGTAGTTCGCGGCGAGCGGAACGGCCTGCGCCCCGGCACTGACCAGGGTGAGGGTGCCGACGCCGGCGACCACGGTGGCCGACCCGACGCTGGCGACGACCGCGTTGACCGTGCTGGCCGAGCCGACCTGGGTGACGTCGATGTAGTCGCCCGGGTTGAACCGCTGCCAGTTGGGGGTGAGGAGAGTGAAGGAGCCCGCGGCGCCCTTGGCGCCATCCGCAGCGCTCTCATACTGGGTGCCGACGCGCACGACGTAGGAGCCGTCGGAGGTCGCGGCGATGGACGCCACGGCCTCAGCGAGGAAGGAGCCTGACAGCCCGGTGCCGAACTGCCTGACGAAATCCCCGATCGACGGGCAGCTGACCGCTTGGTTGAACGGCCCCTGGGAGGCGATCCCCACCATGCCGCAGGTGAACCGGCTGGTGAGCCCGCTGTTGAACGACTGGTCGATGATCTGGGTGTAAACGCCTGGGAAGTTTTGCGATGCCATGGTGTGAGCCCCTCAACGGTTACGGTTGGACTTCATGGCCTAACTACTAGGCCCGACCGCTCAGACCGTGCCGCCGCCCGGCAGCTCGGCGGAGAACGGGGGCAGGGGCGAGCGGGCGAGCAGGACGGGGTTCCGCGGGGGGTCGGTGCGGAGCTCGACGCCGAAGGCGAAGCTGTAGGCCTGGTCGAGCGTGGTCGGGGAGACGGCCGGGGCGCTGGACATCATCCTCCAGACCGTGGGCACGGTGACCTTGTCGTTGTCGTAGCTGTAGCCCTCCATGACCAGGGTGCAGGAAGTGCGGTAGACCATGAAACTGTTGTCGCCCGGGCTCTTCTCCGTGACGTCGTCGATGTTGCCCTCCAGGAAGGTGCGGATGAACTGCGGGTTGTGGCCGGGATAGAGCGTCCAGAGGTAGACCTGGGGCTGCCCGGCGGTGTACTGCATGAGGCGCATGAGCCGCTGGACGAAGAAGGCCTGGGTGTCCATCCGCATGGCGTAGTGGTTCACCTCGAAGCGGAAGTCCCACGCCATGGCCATGCGCTCCTGGCGCACGCTGGAGAGGTCGTTGACCGTGATGCCCGACGACAGCGGCTCGTTGAGCCAGTCGAAGCGCCGCTCCACCCGGCTGGAGTAGTTCTGCGACGGCCGGAAGGCCCAGCCCCTGCGGTTCACGCTGATGAGCGGGTAGCGCACGTTGCTGGGGTAGGGCTCGTTGGGGAGCTTGCGCAGGTATTCGAACGGGCCTTCCTTGATGGCGAAGAGCCGGTCGAACTCGCTGAAAGCGTCCATCGGGGTGGCGAACACCACCGGGATCGGGTAGCCGGCGTCCACGAAGAAGCTGTGGTAGAGCCAGTGGTTGAGCGCCAGCTCGTGCACCCGCACCGAAGTCAGGTCGACGTCGAACTGGTCGGCGTGCGCGACCGCGTACCCATCGGGGGTCGTCTCCTGCGGGATGATTGGTTTGTCGGCCACGAACTAACTAGAGATCACATGTGGTACGGGTTCCCCAGGAAGAAAAAGCTGACTGTGAGGCCGCCGTAGACCTTCTGGTAGTCGAAGTTGGCCGGGTGGCCACCCACCGAGCCTAGCCCGTAACCGTACCTCGCCACGACCCGCTCGAACTCCTCGGCGCGCTCCTCGGAAAACTGCACCCACTTCCCACTCTTGTTGGTCCGCTTGACGTACTCCTTCCAGCCCGCCATTGGGTTGACGAGATAAGTCGCAGTCCGCTCGTCATCGGCGGGCTCAAGTACAGGCTTGACCGGCTTCCCCGTCATCAGCTCGGTTGCCGGGCCGCCAGGGTCGTCCTCGAAGCCGATTTGAAACAACCCCTCAGGCGGGACGACCTCCATGCCGATGCCCTTGAGTTCCTCGATCACCCAGGGGACTTCCTGGTCGACGTCAGGCTCGGCCTCGCCGAGGAGGCGCTCCAGCAGCTGCCGGGCCAGCGACATGGACTCAGAGGGGGGCGAGGAGGTTGGACTCCATCGGCATGATCACGCCGTTCGCGAGCTCGACGTCGACGAAGCCGGAGCCCTTGGTGCCCGACGGCCCCTTGACGCGGCCTTTGATTCCCTCCATGCCCCACACCGGGTCGGAGAGGATGGCGACCTCAACGCCTGGCGCGATGCCAGGATCGCCGAGGATTTCACTGACCGCCTCCTCGATCTTGCCGCCGGCGTAGACCTTGACGAGGGCCTCGTTGATGGTCTTTTGGACATCTCTCTTCATAAAAATCGCTCCTTGATGGTATGGGTTGCTGGCCTAACTACCGACCTCACCCAAAAGTGTGAGGAGCTCGGCCTCGGGGTCGCCGCCCCTGAACCAGAGCGACCCGCGGCGGATGCGCGTCAGCACATCCTCGGCCCCAGCGGCCACGACTCGGAGGCCCCCGTCGTCGAACCCGAACCTTGCGGAGCGGGAGAGCCTCCCCAAGTCCGGCAGCACCGCAGCCTGCTGGGGCGCCGTGTTCGGGGCGGCGCGGTTGGCGACGAGCAGCTTGAGCGCCGCCAGCCACCGCTCCGGCGGGTAGGCCGGCAGGCTGGCGTTCACGGCCTCCAGGGAGGCCCGGCGCATGGTCTCGACGACGTCCTCCATGGCTCAGGAAGCGGGCGGCGCGAAGTTGGTGGGCGGGGGCGGCGGGACGGGCAGGATCGGCTGGGGGAGCTGCTCGCCCAGGGCGGGGCCGTTGTAGACCGGCGGAGGCGGCGAGGGCATCAGGTCGGGGCTCATCTCCGGGTCGTAGACGATGTTTACGTTTTCGAGGGGCGCGGCGTCCCCCTCCGGGATGATGATGGCCACCACGTAGAGCCCGAGCCACACGCCCGTCTGGCCCCAGTAGGATTCCGGCGGGATGACCACGTCCACCAGCCCGTACCGGTACCCGTTCCAGATGACCAGGTCGCCGCGGTTGGGGAACCAGTCGACCCTGGCCAGGCCGAGGTTGGAGAGCCAGAACCGGTCGCGCCTCTGGGGGACGATGCCGACCGGGGTGAGGTTCCACTGCGGGCGCTCGAACTTGTTGATGGCCGGGATGCGGATCTGGCGGGTGAACTGGGTGCGGGCGCCGCGCGGCGTGTGCCAGAGCAGGTCCACGTTCTCGACGGACCGGTCGACCTCAAGGAACATGGGAGCGGGGCGGGCCGAGTACTGCCTGACATACTCGTCGTGCATCCTCAGCGCGACGACGGTGTCGGCCAGCCCGGCCACGGCCGGGTCGTAGATGAAATTGGGCCGATCAGTGAACTTCACGCACTAACTAGCCATCAGGCGCTCTCGAAGTAGGCGACGATCTCGTCCAATTTGCCGTGAATCTCCACGAGCTTCTTCAGCAGCTCCTCCTCGCCCGCGGGCCGCGGGTCGCGGAAGACCTGTCTGCCGATTTCGAACTCAACATCACGCCGCGGCACCAGCCCGGCCACCCGCCTGGCGGAGGCGAGCACGGCGTCGGCCTCGACGCCGAGCGCGGTGCGGTCCGCGTCCTCCAACAGCCTTTGAACTGGCGTGATCATGCACTAACTAGCGCGCCCGCCTCCATGATTGGCGTCAGGCACAAAATCCGGCTCTGGCGGTACCGGAGGCGGGCCCGCGTCGAGTGGTGGTGCGGGTTGCTCTTGGCGTCGTGGGCGCTGTGGCCCCCGCAGCAGCAGAGCTTCCGCTTGCTGTGGGCGCCGCGGGCACCGCGATGGAGCCGCTTGAACTCGACGACTGCAGCCACGTCTTTCATGTTGTAAACAAGGGGTTCACGGGTTCTCCACAACCATGCTGGAGCTTTGCCATAGATGCCACAAGGTCAAGGAAAGCACCCTCGGGAAGTTCGTCTGGCCCCACAAGTGGGCGCGGAAGCCGATCTTCGTCTGCAACTCCTGCGGGGACAAGGTGAAAATAACGAGGCATCGCCGGCCAAGGAGGAGCCCCTTGGAGCGGAGGGCCCTGCAGGTACTGCTCGACTACGGCCTCCCCTTCGATCAGGACAAGCCGATGGAGGGGTTCGCCTTCGACTTCGCCGTGCCGGGACTGAGCCTGCTCGTCGAGGTCGACGGGCGCAGATGGCACCGCCACCCCAGCCGGAAGGCGAGGGACCGGGCGAAGGAGGCGGTGGCGAAGCGCAACGGCTGGGCGCTGGTGCGGCTGACCACGGAGGACCTGGAGGGCAGGCTCAGGGCGGCCTTCGACGCCAGGGCGGAGGAGGTGGAGGCCGAGGCGAGCAGGCTCGCGCGCGGCTCTAGTTAGGGCATGGCCACCACCACCCTGCAGCCGCTCAACGGGCGCCCGATCGTCGAACTCGACCTGGGCACCGCGCAGGCGCCCGACCCGCTGCTGGTGCCAGGCCAGTTCACCTACCTCAAGGGCGCCTACGACGAACCGGCGAGCATGTGGAAGACCTGCGTGCACCAGATCCAGGCGGCCAACCGCAGCCTCTTCATCGATCGGCTGCGCCCAAAGCTGCTAAACGACCGGCTCGTTCGCTTCCGCATCGGGGTCAACCAAGGCGACGTGACGCAGTGGCGGGCTTGGGAGACGCACTACATCCTTGAAGCGCCGTTCCAGGCCGGGCAGATCAACGCCTCCGCGGCAGGGTACACCTTCCGCATGACGACGGTCGACCGCCTCTACACGCTCAACCTGGAGCAGCGGCTCCGGGCCCAGCAGGGCATCGTCAGCCAGCTCGTAGAGCAGCTCGCCACGGACTTCGGGTTCGCCGGCTCGGTCGTCGAGCCAACCCGCGACAAGTTCAGCTTCATCCAATCCTACGAGACCGACTGGATGTTCCTCGCCGAGCGCCTGCTCCCGGCCGCCGTGAACACGAAGGGCATGGGCAACTACCAGCTGTATGCGCAGAACGACCAGCTCCACTTCCACACGCCCGGCTGGCAAAACGCCGGCCTGAAGCAGCTCCCCTACAGCGTACCCGGGGTGGCCGCGACAGGCCTGGTGTTCCTCGACCGCGGCGGCCCGGCCCTCCAGAGCGGCGCAGGGGGCGTCCGCACCGTGGCCTACGCGCCGCTGACCGGCGAGTCCCCAACCAGCCTCACCACCCCCACAGTCGCACTGAAGCTGGCGAAGGTGATCCCATCGCTGGGCCATGTGCGCACCCACCTCAGGCACGTGGGCCAGAACCAGCTCTCGCTGGCCCTGGCCGAGGCGCAGAACCGCTACGAATCGGGCCGGCTGAGCACGTTCGGGATGACGTTCACGATGGCGAACCAGCCCTTCCTGCGGCCCGGCGACATGGTGCAGCTGATGGTGCCGAGCGAGTCGTGGTCAGGCCTCTACTACCTCGTCAAAGTGCAATCGACGTTCGCCGCCGGGCGCCTGCGGGGCACCTACGCACTGGAACGCGGGGAGCTGAACGACGTGCAAGCGAACTTCTCGGCGCTGAGCGCCGTGGACCCAACCACGGCGGTCGCGACGGCGCCGAACACCGCCGACGGCGTGCCCTACAACGTGTCGGAGTCGCCGACGACGAGCCTCACACGAGGCGAAGGCGACACCCTGTCCGAGCAAGGCGGCCCGGTGGTGGAAGTCGACGACGACCCAGGCGGCTAAACACCAAACCTCGGATCGTCGTCCGGGACGTCGTCCACGGGTGTCAGGATCTTCCATGCCGCGTCCAGATCCTTGCGCATCACCTGGAGAATCGGAGCATGCCAAGATTCGCCGGCGCGACGGGATTTGATGCCGCGCTTCGCCAGCTCACCCTCCAACCACTTGAGCTTCGGGTCGTTCGTGCGCTTGGTGAACCGCACCCACTCGTCGCCCTCTAACAAAGCGTCCACCATGCGGCGGGCGGCGCACTCGGCGGGGAAGCCGATGACCCGGGTGACGCGGTCGGGCGGCCGCCTGGCGAACTCCTGCTCGGCCATCCTCTTCCCCTCCTCGGGGTCCGAAGCGCGCCCCAGCTCCTCATCCTCGTATTTGACGACCCAGGACTTAGCAATCCGGTTCCACACCACGGCCCATGAGTAGCGACGGGACTTGCCCGGGTCGTCCGCGACCCAGAAATAGGGCTTCCCGCCCGTCATGACGGCCGGGACCCGCACCCATTGGAGGCCCTCGTGCAAAGACTCGTTGCCCTCAGCCCGGCGCAACTCGTTGGACCGGGCGATGACCTTCACAAGGTAGCCCACCGCCTCCTCCTCGCCGCCGTGAATCTTGTCGATCATCCCGAACGCCTCCTCGGCGACCTGCCGGGCCGCCTCGGCAAAGTAGTCGTCGCCGTGGCTCCGGTCGTCGAACGCATACTCGAAGGCCTCGGCCACGCCGTGGATGTCGTGCGCGGCCATGATGGCCCGCGCCTGCCCCTCGGGGCTTTCTTTGCGCGGCTCCCCGTCCCGCATCCGAATCTCCAGCAGCCTGTCGACCAACGCCGACGCCAGCAGACCCTCCCGGGGCCAGCAGACGGTCCTGCCGCCCCTCGGGCCCTCCTTGCGGGTCACGGCGCAGGTGAAGAGCTTGTCGCCGCTCTTAATCGTCCGGTAGCGGGCCGTGCCCCCCTGGCGCTTTACCTTTCGCTCAGCCTCCTTCGGCATGGGCGTCCTCCTGCGTTCCGATGTGCTCCTTGAAAATCTCACCGTTCCTGAACATCGTCACGCTCTCGCCGGCGGCGCGGCCATAGCCAGTCTTCGACTGGTCCACGTACTCGTCGTAGTGCTTCTGCGCCTCCGCCTCATCGCGGCCAGAGTAGACCGTACCGATGTTGCCCACGACGACCTCGAAGTGCCGCGGGAAGTCCTCAAGCAGCTCCCCGACGAGCCGCCGGGCCAGCGAATCGACCATCGCGCGGCCCGCGCGCTGCGCCACGGTCTTGGAGTGGCCGAGCGTCGGGCCCTTGGCCCCGCCGTGCAGGGCGCCCGCGCCGGCCTTGCCAGCGGTGTCCTTGCCCACGTCGGGAGTCGGGAAGCCTTTTTCGGGGCCCTTGGTGAGGTCGCGCACCATGCGGAAGTACATGTCCGGCCGCCTGCCCGGCCGCAGGGAAGCCCGAGTCTGGCGGGCGTAAGCCTTGCCGCTAGCAGGGATGTTCAACTTTTTGAGGTCGTCCCGCTCGAAAACCCTACTCATTGTGCACCCTCGTAAAGACGGTTTCACCCTTCTCGATCAGGTCGTCGAGCGGGTCCCTTGTCGCGTAGCCGGGGTACCACCAAACCTTGCTCTCCGGGGTCATCTGGAGCTCCCCGTGGTCATCCCTGCCCGCGTCCGAGAGGATCGGGGCGTCAGTAAGGGCGGCGATCTCCTCCGGCCTCACCGACTGGATTTCGCTGTTGGCGGTCATCGGCTCCAGCACGTCCCACAACATCGGCTCGGTCGGCACGGCACTCACACCCATCTGGACCTCCTCGTCCGACAGTCCGGCGTGCATCTTCTCCTTGATCTCCTCCCGCACGTCGTCGTCGACGGTGATCCTGAGGTCGCCATTCGGCAGCTCCTCCCAGGCGATGCCGCGGTGCTCGTCCTCGGCTAGCAGCCGGTCGACCAGGAGCTTGGCCGCTTTTCTGGTGCCAGCGTCGGCCATGCTCAGCCCTCCAGCAGCTTATCAACCATGCGCTTGGCCTCGGCCTGGACGGATTCGCTGGGGGGCGGAGCCTCCTCGGCCTTCGGGGCCTTCGGGGCCGGGGCGGCTCCTTCGGGCGGCGGTTCAGCTTCGGGCTTCTCTTCGGCCTCCTCGGCCTCCTCGTCCTCTTCCTCCTTGGGCCTGCCTTCCTTCCACTCGTCGAAAACCTCCTCGGCGTTCTCGTGGTACCACTCGTGGACCTTTTGCTCGATGTAGCAGTAGATGGCGGCGGCCTTCCAGCCCATCGGCCAGCCCTTGTCGTCCTTCTCGCCGATGCCGGCGTCATCGAAGGCCTGCTCCAGCTCATCGCCGTACAGGTAGAAGAGGTCGTTGATCTCGCTCGTGTAGATGGGGACGGCCCCGTCGATGATCTCGTGGATGGCCCCGGAGTAGTCGAGGTCGTTGCTGATGTCCGGGCACGTGTCGGTGTCCGGGTTATCGTTGAGGAAGCTCAGCAGCTCCTCCTTCACCGAGTCGATGGCCCCCTGGACGATGTCGTCCAGGTTGTCCTCGACCTCTACCATTCGCTTGGCCATGGCTGGATTTGTTTACAAAGTTTGGCCGGTGTCAACTCAGGGGATCACGGTGTAGACGTTCACGGGCGGCACGGCCGGGTAGGCCGAATAGTTCGCCTCCCACAGCTGCGGCGGGTACATCGGGTCGGTCTTGCGGAAGCCGAGGACGCTCCACTGCATCTGGGACGTGATCTGCGCCCGGATCTCGGCGGGCCCGCCCCAGGTGCACGCGATCTCAAGGTAGGGCTGCGTCTGCACCCAGTTCACGGAAATCCTGCCGCCGGGGACGATCGTGCCGAAGGCCGACAGGGTGCGCGTGCCGAGCGACCACTCGGTGCCGGTCTGGTTGATGGCCACCGCCGCGGCGTTGTTCGGGTCGGTGTTCTCCAGGACGGCGAAGACCGTGTGGTCGGGGGTCGGCGGGATGGGGGACGAGCCGCCGAAATCGTAGGGCGAGTACAGCCGGGCGGTCGTGTAGCCCGCGACGAGCGGGCACTGGACATAGGTCGGCCGCAGCAGCGGCGCAGGGTAGACACCAGAATAGTCCAAGGGCATGGTGGGAATGGTTCAGGCTTCGGTTTGATCGGGCATTTCGCCGGCCTCGACCTCCTCGGCGTCGTCCGGGATGATGGGTTCCTCAACTTCCTCGCCCTCCTCGCCGGGCCCCTCCTCATCCCCGCCCAGGCGGACGATGGCCGCAAGGATGTCGCGCAGCAGGGCCACGATCTCAGACTCGTCGGAGACCTCGGGCTCGGCGGCCTCAAGGCCGAAGCCGGGGCCGGCATCATCGTCGTCGACTTCGACGGCGCCCTCGGCTTCGCGGAGCAGACCCTGAACCAATTTGCGCTCTTCGAGCAAGCTTTTCATGCCCCTAACTACCGAGTCCAGAGACTCAGGTCGAATGAAGCGGGTAGCCACCGTGCGCTGCATGGCGGGGCCGACGGGGACGACCGGGGCCGCGGCGAGGGCCGCGGCGTGCGTCGCCGCCGCCTCGCGCTCGCGGTGGCGCCGCTGAGCCAGCCGCCACTGGGCCTGCCGATTCAGTTCCTTGACCAAGTTCTGCATGTGCTCCTCACCACTCACCGGGGCCTCCTCCTCAGCCCGCGGGCGCGCGGCCGCGAACCTCACCATCTGGCCATAGAGATGATCGCGCAGGGCCAGGAGGTGCTTGCAGAGGCCAGGCCGGGCGGTCGGGTTGGTGATCCGAGGGGCGCGGTTCCACGCCTGGTTGAGCGAGCGGGGGCCGACGCGGCTGGAGCCGCGCTGCTTGTTGGCCCACGCCCAGCGGTAGCGGTAGTCGGGGCAGGCGCAGTCGATTTCGCAGTCGAGCTTCTCCAGCGGGGTGCGCGGGTTGCGCGGGCGGAAGAAGCGGATGAAGCCCCGGTGGGTGCGGCCGGTGGTGGACGGGTAGGAACGAAACCGGAAAGTGTAGGCCGCCTCATCCTGGTTGGCCGAGACCTGGCCGAGGACAGGCGTCTGCTTGGAGCGGACGGTGGCCGAGCGGGCCACCCGCTTGGGCTCGCTCAGGCGGAACAGCGTGTCGAAACTAAGGCGCTCGCAGAGGTAGGCCACACGTCACTCCTCCTCCGACCGGGGCTCCAGAAGCCCGACCCAGTCGATCCTGTCGACGTTGACGTTGGTCGGGGACGTGTCCGCAGTAACCTCGACAGCGTAGCCGGCGCGGTTGCCCGCACCCTCGAACTCGGAAAGGTGCTCCCCGGCGATCTGCGCGGCGACGGCCTTCGCCTTGGAGATCTTCTGCTCCAGCGGGATGTTCTCCGCCTTGATCGCGGCGATGCGCTGGTCATCCTCCAGGTCATCCTGGGTGACCCAGACCTCGACGCGGGCGTCGCAGTCGAACCGCATGTCCTGCTGCCGCCCGTAGGCCTCGGCGACGGGGCGCCTGCGACCGCGCCTCCGGCTGCGGCGCCATGCGGGCACCACGGCGGCGGGAAGCGGGACGGCGTCATCCTCCATCAGGCGGCGTACGACAAGGCTTGGCATGCCCTAATTACGGGGCCGGGCCGCCACAATAAATGTTTACGCCATCGCAACGGTTCTACAGGGCGTGCTAAGACTGAAGAGCGTGACCATCAGGCACTGGCAGCGCGTGCGCCAGGCGACCGTCCAGTTCCCCGAAAGCGGATTCGTGCTCGTGCGCGGGCGCAACCTGACCAACGTCGGCAAGTTCGAATCCATCGGGGCGGGGAAGACCTCGCTCGGCGAGGCGCTGGCGAGGAGCCTCTTCGGGATCGACGGCAAGTACACGAACCTCGGCTGGTACTCGACGGACGAGGAGGGCGACACCTACGTCCGGGTCGAGGCCTCGCTGCGCGGCCGCGAGCTGGTCGTGGAGCAGGGCTGGAAGTGCGCCGAGCTCAGCCCGACCGGGGAGGGGCTGCGCTTCCACTTCGACGGGGCGACGACGGAGCGGCCCCGGCTGGAGGAGACGCGGGCCGAGCTCGACGCCCTCACGGGCGTGTCGGCCGAGCTGGCGAGCTGGTCCGTGTTCCTCGACGGGGAGCGGCTCAAGTTCAACAAGCTCTCGCAGGCACAGTCGGTGGAGCTGCTGATGCAGGCCCTGGCGCAGCCGAACTGGGACGCCTGCCGGGCGCGGGCCGACCAGGAGGCCAAGCGGCTGAAGGAGGTCGCGGCGCGGGCCAGGGAGATGCTGGCCGTGGCGCGCGAGGAGTGCGCCCACGCGGACGCGCTCATCGAGGCGGCGAAAGAGAACCTGGCCGAGGCCGAGGCCACCGACGCCTCCGCCGCGAAGCGGAGGGCGGAGCGGCTGGCGGCGATCGAGCAGGCGCATGCGGCGGCCACCAGGAAGTCGGAGGCGGCGGCGGGGGAGATGCGCAAGCTGCGCAAGCAGATCGACCTCGCCGTGGCCCAGGCCGACGTCGCGTACCGCGAGGCCGAGCACCTCGTCTCACAAACACTTTCGCAGCTCACCACGGCCAGGACGTACCGAGACGGCTGGCAGGAGGAAGTCTCGCGCCTCGACCCGCTCAGCCGCGACGCCCAACAGCAGCTCAAGGACATCGAATCCGAGTACAACGGCGTGTGCCCCAAGTGCGGCCAGCCGCTGCCGAACCGCCCGAAGCTCGCGGAGGTCTCCCGCGCCAAGGCCGACGCGGCCAAGCTCCACGCCGACCTCGCCGCCGCCCGGGGCCAGCTCGACACGGCGAGGGCCGACGTCAGGAAGCTGGAGCAGGCCCAGGACGAAGCCCGCCAGAAGGCGAGGCGGAACGGCGCCAGCGACACGGGCCACCTGAGCCGCCAATACGAGGCGCTGGAGCGCGAGCACGACGACTTGGAGGCCGTGGCGGCCGAGGCGCGCAGAGACCTCGACCGGGCGCTAGCCGAACCAGAGGAGAAGCGGGCGCCCGCGGCCCGCGCCGTCCTCCAGGAGCGGGGACAGGCCAAGGCCCGCGCCCATGAGAGCGCGGAGGCGCGAGCCCGAGACGCAACGGCCGCCGATCTGGAAGCCGCGCACGTCGGCTACTGGGCGAAGGCCTTCAGCCCGACGGGCATCCCCAACATGGTGCTGCGGCAGGCCATCCGGCCGCTGAACGAGGCGGCGAAGCTGACCTCGCTGACGATGACGGGCGGGGCACTCGACGTGCAGTTCAGCGCCACGACCGAGCTGGCGAGCGGCGTGGAGAAGCCGCAGCTGGTCACGCGGGTGGAGAACCGCTTCGGGGCGTCCCGCTTCCAGGGGAACAGCAAGGGCGAGTCGGGGCTGGCCAACCTCATCCTGGCCGAGACCCAGACGACCGTGGGGCGGCTGAGCCGGCGCGTGGCGTGGCGCTGGTTCGACGAGGTGATCAACACGCAGGACCCGCAAGTGCGCCGGAACGTGTACCAGTACCTCCGGGCGCAGGCCGAGACGGAGGGGCTGCTGACCTTCGTGGTGGACCACCACCCGGAGGCGGCCAACTACGCCCACCACGTGCTCGTGGCCGAGAAGTCGGCGGCGGGCGACACCAGCTACCACTGGGACTGACGCGATTTTATCCGGTTGGCGCCGAGGGGGCCATGTTTATCGTTAGGCCCCCCGGTGTGATGATGGCTCCACCGGGCGTGTAGGAGTCGGCCGGCGGCTTGCCCGTGATTTGCCCTTGGAGCTGGACGCCGGTGATGTCCACGGCGGTGATCGGCGTGATCCCGCCGAAGGCGGTGCTAATCTTGTCCAACTGGATCTGGTTGAAGAGACGCTGGTAGATGTCCTTCGCCATGGTCTGGAGCATGAGCTGGTTCGCCACGTTGGCGTTGACCTGCCCGCCGAGGAAGTTGTTCGTGTAACCGGGCTGGTACACGAAGGTGAACGCGTAGTCCACGATCGACGGCATGTTCCTCAGATCGTCGAGATCCCTGCCTGCCGCCTGCCCCTGCAGCCAGGGGCCGCGCAGGGTCACGGCGACGTCCTCGACGAACCCGGAGCAGTAGATTCCGTACTCGACGCCCCGCCACTTGGCGAACATGATGTTCAGGATGCACGGGACGGGGAAGTAGACGTACTGGTCCGTCGCGTTCTGGGCGGTCACGTCCTCGCTTTGGACGTTGGTGGCGGGCTGGGTCTTCGCCGGGATCTCAGTACTCACCGGCGGGGCGGAGGGCGCGGTGGGCGGCGACGACGGCGTCGACACGAGGCCGGTAGCCCCGCCACGCGTGGCCGTGCTCGAAAGGACGGGCACGGTAAGGGTGTGCAGCCGGGCGGCCATCTGCAGCAGCGCGACCGGGCCGTCGTCCCCGGTGAAGTCCGAGTCGAAGGAGTGGGCCGAGAACTTGATCGGGATCTTTAGCGGCTCCGTGTTCTTGTAGATGTGGAACCCGTCGGGGCTGGCCGGGGAGTTTGACGCCACGTTGGAGTAGTTGGCCTTGCGGGCGAGCTCGATGACGTCCGGCATGGCCGGGAAGTTGATGACGATGCCGTTCGCGGGTTCGTTCACCGAGTCGCCCGACGATGAACCGGACATCACCCAGCTCCTCAACTGGGCGAAGACCCGCTTGCGATGCGGGGTGGCCAGGGGCCAAGGCTGTGTGTAGGGGGCAGCCATCTTCACCACCATTCAGTACGCATGCCAGCCATCACGAGGGGCACTGAGCCCGTACGCATCGCGACGTTCCGGGGGTTTAGCCATTCGTTCATGAACTCGCCGAAGTGGCTCGCGGCCTGTTCGTCCGCGGCGTCCTTGAGGGTCTTTTCCTGGTTCACGATCGTGCGAAGCATCTTGGCGTAGACCTCGGTGTTCTGCCCAGCGAACCCGCGGAGCTCGGCCAACAGGGCGATGATCTGCGCGTTCTCCTCGCGGAGCGCCTCCTGCTCCTGGTGGGACATGCGCCTGTTGCGGAGGTTGGCCTCGTTGGTGCTCTGCCTAATCAGGAGGAAGTTCTCCGCCTGCTGCTCCATCAAAAGACCCTGCTTCGGGTCGAGGTAGCCGAGTTTGATCTGCTTCGCAACGGCACCGGCCTCCCCGCCACCGAACAGCCGCTCCATCTGCTCCCGAAACCCTGTGAACGCGCCCGGCCCGTGCCGCCCCTGCGCGAAGAGGGCGTCGTTGAGCCTTTGGGTGGTCCTCGCCATCCACTCAGGGCCCCATTGCAACCGCTCCCTATGCTGGGCTTCCGCCTGCTCCTCCAGCTTATGCTTTTGCTGCAGGACCTTGTAAATCACGCCGGCGATCACAGCCAGGGCGGCGGCGACGACTGCGCCGAGCAAAATCGCGGGGATTATGCCGCCCGCCAGCTCGACCAAAGTCGCACCGAGCGAGGGGAGCCTGAGCAGTCTCATCAGGCTTAACCCTGTCTTGGCCAGAGCCGGCCCGGAAAGCGCCTGCTCCGCTCCGGCGCCTGCGGCGCCCGTGGCGGCAGTGGCAACGGTCTTCCCAACCCCGGCGACCCCGCCGAAACCGATGAGAGTGGCGACGAAGTGCACCAGCTTCATGAGCACGCCGCCCTCGGCCAGGATTTTGAAGGCCTGGACAAGCTTCGTAACAGTGAGAAGCAGAAAACCGCCCTGGATGCCGAGTGCCAAAAGGCTCTTGGCCGTCGGCGACAGCCAGCCCTTGAACGAAACGACGTCCTCCCTTAGCGCGTCGAACTGGCGCGCGAGCCACTGAACGAGCGGGATAAGCGGCGTGAGCGCCTCGACGAGCAGCGCCTTGAGGCTATTGTAGAACTGGAGGAACGCCTTGTTGGTGGCCTCGGACTGGTTCTTGTACCGCTGCTCCAGCCTGATCCGATTCTGCTGAAGGGCGTCCTCGGCCTGATTGAGCTTGGGCATCGACTCGATGAGGGCCTTCGCCTGGTCGGCAGTCAGGCCGAACATCTGAGCCATCTGCGGGAAGACCCAGCGGTTGTTCTGGAACTGCGTCAGGAACCCGCCGATGTTACCCAGCACCGCTTTCACGCGCTCCGGCCCCTCGCCGGCGAGGCCCGGGCCGCCACCGAACATCACGCCCAGGCCGCCGAGCTTGCTGACATCGCTCAGGCTGGTCACCAGGTTGACGGCCACGTCGCGGGCGTCGACGCCGAGAATCTGGAGCTGGTCCTGCAAGGCGGCAATGAGCTGGGTCGTGCCCGCCACGTCAGCGCCGCGCATGCCGTAGCCGTAGGCGACGCGCCCGATGGCCCTGGCGATGTCGGCAACCTGCTGGGCCGTGACCGAGGTGTTGTCGGCGACGGTGGCGATGGTGTCACCGAGCTGCTGGAAGGAGATGCCGAGCGCGTGGCTGATGCCGAGGAGCTCGGCGCCACTCTCGACCGAAACGCCCAGGGCCTCGTGCATCCGGGCGAGCACCGTGGCGTTCCTCGCCAGCTCGGCGTGGACCCGCGGGTCACCGAGCACGTCGCGGAAGGACTGCGAGGTGCGGGCGGCCGCCCCCAGGCTGGTGAAGTAGAGCTGCCCCTGGTTGCGCATGGCGGCGTACACGTCGGCCATGTCCTTCGCGTCGACGCCGAGCTTGGCCTGGACCTGGAGCGCCGAGCCGTACAGGTCGTTGCGCGCCTCCAGGGCGCTGTTGGCCTGCATCAGGCTCCTGTTGAAGTCCCAGCTCGAAAGCGTGACCGTGCGGATGGCGAGCAGCGGGAGGGCCATCTGCTTGGCGACCATCCTCATTTGATCCTCAAGCTGCGCCTGCCGCGTGCCAGCCGCTTTCTCAGCGTACTCGATGTCCAAGTCGGCTGCCTTTTGCTTGAGCTCTAGTTGTTTATTTATAGCATCCTCAAGCAGCCTTGTATTGGCGATTCTCTGGGACTCCCTTAGAAGCAATTTATCCGGGTCAGTTTCTTCACGGATTTGCTTGTTGAGTCTCCGCTCCAGTTTCTTGTACTGCAGTCGCTTCTCTTCCGCATCGATCAGTGCGTCACTCGTCCGCTTACGCTGGCTATCGATCTTAGCCAGCTCCTCGGTAAGCTTCTGCTCGGCGGTGACGTTCTTGCTGAAAATGCTCTGCAGCGTGACGTTCTGGGCCAACCTGACCCCGATAATGCTCAGCGAGCCGCCGACGAGGCCCCAAAGGCGAGCCTGTGACTCGATGTCCTGATTCACAGATTTGAGGTCCTGCTGTGGCATGCCACACTAACTAACCCCGGGACGAAAGACCTATCTCGGCGTCCGGCCCCTTAAAAAGTTTACGACATTTTTTGTTTACATTTGAGCAGAATAGTCGATAATCCCCGCCATGCTGGAGTTCCTCCTCTTCTTCATCGTCGGCTGCCTCCTCTGGCAGGAGATGATCGCGTTAATAGTCTTCGGGTCCGTAGGCCTTCTCCTCGTCCTAGTGATCGGAAGTGTAACAGGCTACCCTACCGCCACCATCATTGTCACGTTCCTCTTCGTAAGCTTAGTGATTTATCACCAGATGCACGGAACCGGACCGTGCCCACCCGATCCAGCTGCCCTAAGACATGCAGAAATAAACGCAGAAATCGCCCGCAACAACGCACGAATGGATGCGCTAGATGAGGAGGGCTATCGTCGCGACAAAGAAGGTCCCGATGCACTAGAACCTTGGGATTTGAAAAGGCAGTATCCGAACCAGTACGCCCGCGACCATGCGGCGCGGTGCAGCGACGACAACGCAACCACCCCAGCGATTCCAACCCCTTATGCCAACGACGCCCGAATATGAAAAGCTGCGCAAGCAAGTCGAGGACGCCCGCAAGGCCTACTACGTCCACAGCGCATCCACCATCACCGACTTCGAGTACGACGCCCTCGCGCGCCGCCTCGCCGCGATGGAGGCAGAGCTCGGCATCGACGACCCGACTTCGCCGACGCGGGACGTGGGCAGCGACCTCGCCCCCGGCTTCCAGAAGGTGAGGCACGCCACGCCGATGCTGAGCCTCGACAACATCTTCACCGAGGCCGAGATCCTCCAGTTCTTCAAGGACCCCGACCTGCTCGTCATCGAGGAGCCCAAGATCGACGGCCTCTCCCTCGACCTCAGCTACGTCAACGGCCAGTTCGCGCAAGCCGTCACCCGCGGCAACGGCCGCGAGGGCGACGACGTGACCGAGCAGGCGCGCACCATCGAGTCCATTCCGCAGACGCTGACCCTCCCCCTAACCTTCCACGTCCGGGGCGAGTGCTACATGCGCCGCAGCGTCTTCGCCCGGCTCAACGAGGAGCGGGCGGCGGCGGGCGACGACCTCCTCAAGACCGCGCGCAACGCCGCCAGCGGCTCCCTCAAGCAGAAGGACCCTGCCGAGACCGCCAAGCGCAGGCTGGACTTCCTTGCCTACTGGGCCAGCAGCACCAACGGGCTGACCTCCGACAGCGGCGCGGTGGCCCGGCTACAGGCCCTCGGCTTCGACGTCCCCAGCTGGATTACGGTGCCCGCCGCCAAGGCGTTCCAGCACATTCAGACCTTCGACAAGGCCCGTGACCGGCTCGACTACGACACCGACGGGGTCGTCCTCAAAGTGGATGACCTCAAACTGCGCGGCGAACTGGGCGAGGGCACGCACGCCCCGAAGTGGGCGGTCGCCTTCAAGTTCCCGCCGGAGCGCAAGGCCACCCTGCTCCGCGGTATCGTCGCGACCGTCGGCAAGACGGGCCAGGTCTGCCCGAACGCCGTCCTCGCCCCCGTCGTCCTAGGCGGGGCCACGGTCACCGCGGCCAGCCTGATGAACCAGGACGAGATGGAGCGCATCGGCTCCCCGGCCGTCGGCGACGACGTGTGGGTCGAGCGCTCGGGCGAGGTCATCCCGCGGGTGGTCGGCATCGCCAAGAAGGCGATGCCCGATCGGCTACCGTGGACCTTCCCGGCGGACTGCCCGAGCTGCGGCGCCCCGCTCCAGCGCAACGGCGTCCACTGGTTCTGCATCAACCGCGAGCACTGCCCGGCGCAGATCGAAGGGAACCTCATCCACGCGACCGGCAAGACCTGCCTCGACTGGGACGGCTGCGGCGAGGCCACCATCCGCGCCCTCTTCGAGGGGGCCGGGGTCGCGCGCCTGGTCGACCTTTTCAGGCTCCCCAACGCCGCAGTGCTCTCCTGCCTCAAGGGCGCCGCCGCGGCGAAGTTCCTCGCAGAGCGGGAACGGGTCAAGAAGGCCCCCCTCTGGCGCAAGCTGCACGCCTGCGGTTTCGACGGCGTCGGCTCCACGATCAGCAAGGAGCTGGCCCAGCGATACGGCTCCATGCGGAACATCGCGTCACATTTCAAGGAGATCACGTTCCTGTACGGCCCCGTCCGCACTCGGGGGCTAATGGTGGGCATGGCGGACATGGCCGACGACCTCACGGAGCTTGAAACCCTCGGCTTCACATTGGAGGACGAGGCCGGGACCGACAAGACGCTGGCCGGCTTGAGCTTCGTGATCACCGGCACGCTTGTGAGCGGCGGGCGCGACCAGGTCGCCGCCAAGATCGAGGCCAAGGGCGGCCTCGTGAAGAACAGCGTGACGAAGACGACCTCGTACCTAGTCGTAGGCGAGGCCCCCGGCCAGAACAAGAAGCTGGCCGCCGAGAAGCACGGCGTGAAGATCATCGACGAGACCGAACTCTACAGGCTGATGGGCGAGACGCTGACCCCCGCGGCCATCGACACCGAGGAAAAGGAGTATTAAATGGAACCCCTGCACGCCATTAGCCTAACTTTTTTCGCCCTTCAGGTGATCATCGCCCTCATCGGACTCTTTTGCCTCGTGCGGCGGCGCGGGACCTGCGTGGTCGTGAGCATGGTCTTCCTCATCCTCGCCTTCGCAGCCTACATGGCATCCACCTGGAACCACCACCCTCCCCCCTACTTCAGCTCCTTCTAACATGCCAGACCAACGCCCCCCTCTCCCCGCCGAACCCGCCGAAGGGGCCTACCTCGCCGAGCTCCGGGCGCGCGGCTTCACACTCACGCCCTGCTCCGCCGACCCCGGCCTGATCGTCCACCGGTTCCGCCGGGGCACCTTCGCCGGGCGGCTGGCCATGCTCCGGGACGCCTCCGCAGCCTACCTGGTCGACGGGGCCAACGAGGAGCCGCACAACGGGGCGTTCGCGGAGGCGATGGACGCCTTGGAGCGCGCCGCGCGCAAGTTTCGCACCGCCCTCTACGTGATGCACGTATGGGATGAGCGGCTTGGGCAGCACCTGATGCGGAAGCGCCGCTACAGCCCGACCAAGAGGAACGAGTTCTACCACTACGTGTACCGGCCCACCCAGCCCGATAATTAGTGAACCTTGAAGAACCTCTACAGCGTCGCCCTGGCCTTCCTGAGGCCGGACGGCACCCTCGCCCTGAGCGCCGGATGGCAGTGGGCGGACACGCCGGCGGACGCGGCGTCCCTGGGGGTGAAGGCCTGCGCCCAGCACCTCCACCTTGAGTGGAGGCACGTCGACACGGCTTGCTGCCTGATCCCCGAAGAGGTTCTCAACACCCGGCCAGATGAACAGTGACGCCAAGCACGGCCTTTTGAAAATCGCCAATGGCCGAAGGCACAACATGACCAGGAGGGAGCGCAAGGCCGTCGACCGGCTAATCATCAGTTCACTAGCCAAGAGGAAAGCTTGATGGCCCCCAACGACGGAATCGGAATCGTCACCGCGGGCACAGCCTACCGGATCAGCATCATCGGCAACACGATGACGCTCTGGCCCTTTTGCGGGGACAACTCGACCATCGGCCCCTCGACCAACACGTACCCCCGATACCAGCAGGGCTACTACACGAACATCGCCAGCAGCTCCTATGGGGACTACAGCGAGGAGCAGGCCAGGCTGAAGGCCGCGCGCCTGCGCTGGCAGCGGTTCATCCACGAGCTGATGACGGAACCCCGGGAGAGTTGGCGCCCCCTGCGGGCCTGCCGGAGGCTGGCCATCTGGACGACGCCCCCGTCCGGCGCCAGCCCTGCCTCCGCGCCGCCCGCAAGAGCCCACTCCCCACCTTCATACGGCAGGTGCGGGAAAGCCTCAAACGACGGCAGATCCACGCCCACCGGCTGGTCTGGGCCTAGTTCTAACCCCTGATGAAGATCCTCCTGGGCTACCACATCTGGTGCCGGGCCGACATGCTGGCCTACCTGCTCGACGGGATCGTCGAGAACTTCGACCCGGGCAACACCGAGCTGGCCTTCGTGCTCGACGCCCCGAAGGACGGCACGGACCAGGCCTTCGAGCACATGGAGAGCTTCTGGCTGGAGCACCGGGGGTTCAAGTTCTACCCGTACGACCTCGGCTACGAGACCGCGCCGAGGAAGCCCTTCAAGTACACGGTCTTCAAGCCCGACAAGGAGGTGCGCGAAGTCGGGGGCCACAACATCCTGCTCAGGCACTTCGTGGAGCGCACCGACTGCGACGTCCTGGTGGCCCCGCAGGACGACGAGCGGTTCAACCGGCCCATCCACGCCGAGGTGCAGAGGGTGCTCGAAGCCTACGGCCCCAGCCTGGGCATCATCGGCAGCCGCGACGGGTACAGCGTCCGCGGCGAGCCGAACCTCGCCAGCTCGTTCTGGTCCCGGTCGGAGGCGCCGCTCCCCGACCGGAGGACGTGGCTGAAGCACGGCGAGTTCGTCGAGCGGGACCACATGAACTCCGGCCCCATCAGCTACCCCCGGCACGTCGTCGGAAGGGTGGGCTACCTAGACGAGGGCTTCACCGCCTGGTGCGTGTGGGAGGACTACGGGCAGCGGTGCGTCGACGCCGGCCTCAAGAACGTGGTTCTCGGCCTGGACGTCACCCACGCCCAGTTCGGCCGGAAGCAGCACTCCTGGTTCTACGACGCGGTCGACGGCAAGCCGTACGGCTACACCGGCCGGGACGACCAGCGGTACAGGGACAAGCACGACCCGAAGGACCCGCCCCCGAAGTGAACCGTAGTTAGGGCGTGAACCGCATCCACGCCCTGATCGAGAAGGACCCCGGCGACCTGAAGGAGGGCGCGCACGTCATCGTGGTGCGCCCGGGGCGCGACCCCGGCGCCGCGGGGACGGCCATCCCGCCCGGCTACGTAGGCGCCCCCTGGCCGGAGGTGCTGGTCGGGGTCAAGAAGGGCGCGGCGCACGACTTCCCCGGCGGCCACCTGCGGCCGGGCGAGGACCCCGCGCAGGCCGCCAGCCGGGAGCTGCGCGAGGAGACCGGCATCGACGCGCCCGCCGACAGGCTCACCTACGTGGGCAAGCTGGGCGGCCTCCACTTCTACACCACCAGGGTGCCCCCGGGCACCGAGGCCAAGGCGTCGAGCGACGAGAAGGCCCTGGAGTGGGTCCCCGCCAGGGAGGCGGGCAGGCTGACCCAGACCGGCTCCCTGGTCGCGGCGGCCCTGGCGGTCCACGAGTCCCTCGCGGCCCTCGCGGCGGCGCACCCGATCGTCGAGTCCAGGCGGGGCCTGCTCATCGCCTTCGAGGGGCCGGACGGGTCCGGCAAGTCCACGCAGCACCGGAAGCTCCAGGAGTGGCTGGAATCCAACCGCCAGCCGGCGGTCGCCACCAAGTGGAACAGCAGCGCCCGCTTCGCCCCGCTCATCCGGCAGGCGAAGGAGGAGCAGTCGCTGTCGCCGCTCCTCTTCTCCCTCCTCCACGCCGCCGACCTGGTCGAGCGGTACGAGACCGTCATCGCCCCGGCGCTGCAGGAGGGCAGGACGGTCCTCTGCGACCGCTACCTCTACACGAGCCTCGTGCGCGACTCCCTCCGCGGCGTCGACGAGTCGGCGCTGCTCGCCCTCTACAGGGGCCTGCGGGTCCCCGACGTCGTCTTCCACTGCGTGGTGCCCCCGGAGGTCGCCTACGCCCGGCTCACGGAGCGCCAGGGCAGCCTCAACTACTACGCCGCCGGCATGGACCTCAAGCTGAGCGAGGACATGGACGAGAGCTGCCGGCGCTACCTCGAACTCATGGACGCCGCCTACCGGCGCATCCTCCCGCCGCTGCTGAAGGGGGCCTACCACCGCCTGAACACCGGGAGGCTCATCAGCGAGATCGCCGCCGACGTGCAGCGCGTGGTCGGCGACAAGCTCTACGCCCGGACGCTGGTCACCCAGCTCATCGGCTAGCACCATGCCTTATTACGGGTATTACTACGGGTACACCGGCCCACAGGGCGCGCAGTACCTGGAGGCGTTCTACCTCCCGAACCCCTACCTCGGCCCGCAGGGCTACCAGGGGTTCCAGGGCGCCACAGGCCCGCAGGGCTACCAGGGGGCCACCGGCTCCGGCGGCGGGTCGCAGGACTTCGACCTCCTCAACAACATCATGGGCACGGGCCTGATCAGCGGCGGGGGGCTCTCGTTCACGCCCGGCACGACGACGTTCGGCATCGCCGCGGGCACCGGGGTCATTGTCAACAACTACACCGACCCGACCAACCCCGTGCGGACGCTGGTCAGCTGGGGCACCCTGCCGGGCCTCACGGACCCCTACGCGGCCACCACCGACGCCTCCTTCGTCGCCATCGACTCAAACGGGTCGTTCCAGATCTCGGACACGGACTTCACGCCGGACGACACGCGCGACGCCATCGAACTCGGCGCCCTGGGGCACTCGGGCGGCGTCATCGCCTACGCGGAGGGCACGCCCTGGCTGATCCCGGACCACGCCAAGACGGTGGAGGACTTCCTCGCCCAGTTCGGCGTCTTCAACGTCGACGGGAACGTCTACGCCGGGGCCAGCGGGGCGAGCGGCCCCTACCTCACAAAAACCGCCGGGCACTCGTTCGTCCCGGGCGGCAACTTCGGGATCGACCCGAAATCGCCCAACATCACGACATGTCCGAGCCAGGGTGCCGGCTACCTCTACTTCATCTCCGCCTACCAAGACGGCCAGGGGGGCTGGATCGAGCTCCCACCCACGCCCAACATCGACCCGAACCACTGGGACGACGGCTCCGGGCACCTGGCCACCGTGCCGGACACCTATTGGACGATCCAGCTGCTGTTCCATTTCCCAATCATCAACCTGACCGGCCTAGGCATCGGGCAGCGGATCTACGACACGCTGAACGATGCGAAGGCCGACATCCAGAACTCAGTAGCGATCAACCCGATAGCCAGCCGGGCCTGCTTCAGGGGCTGGCTGATCGTCCAGAAGGGCGCGACGGACCTCTCGAACCCCAACGTGGCCTACTTCCGGGAGGCCGGAAAGTTCGGCCTGGCAACTACCGTCGGCACCGGCACGGGCGGCGAGGCCAACACGGCCTCGAACGCCGGCATGATCGGCGTCGGGCTGGTGCTGCCGAAGTCAGGCGTCAACCTCCCCTTCAAGAGCATCGCCGGCGACGGCACCACCATCGCCGTCACCAGCGACGGGTCGCACAACGCGGTGGTCATCTCCGGGATGTACACCCCCGCACACTCGAACAAGTGGCCGTCGCCACCCACGAGCATAGCCAACGCCCTCGACCAGCTCCAGGGCGCCGTCTGGCCGTAAACGGCTCAGGTCTTGCTCTTGATCCAGGCTTCGACGACCTTAACCCTCGCCTCAAGGGCGGCGTCGGCCTTCTGGAGATCCGCCTTCGCGGCGGCGAGGTCGGCTTCAGCGTCAGCTTTCAGGACGGCGAGCTCAGCCTTCGCCTTGGCGAGGGCCTTCCTGCCGAAGAAGTGCACGAGGATCACGATGACGAACAGGACAACGAGCGCGATATAGACGTAGATCATGTTTTCAGGGAGTTGGGGATTGAACCAGCAACGGTGTAAGAACAGAAAATCAGTCCTCGATGTTCCTGAACATGCTGCCCTGCCCGCGCACGGGGCCGTAGCTGTGGCCGCCGATCTGCTCGAACAGCTGCGGGTAGAGGTCCAGGTCGTCCTTGACCGAGTTCCCGTACGCGCAGGCCTCGCGGTACAGCCGGAAGCCGTACTTGTGGGCCAGGTTGGTGAGGATGGCCTGCTCGCAGCGGTGCTCGTAGAACTCCGGGTACTCCGGGAGGCCCAGCCTGCCGGTCTGGGTGAAGGTGGTGGCGAGCGGGTTCAGGGTGTAGGTGAACCATTCCCAGAGCATCTGGACCGGCCGGGAGGCGCTCATGCGCTCCGGCCTCCTGAAGAGCATGAAGCGGGCGACGGCGTGCTGCACGTCGCGCCAGCGGGGCTCGTCCTGGCCCATGACGGCGAAGCACTCCCGCTTGCACCAGCGGCTGTGCCAGTTGCCGACGGCCGAGAAGAGCATGAGACCATCGCGCTGGCAGATGTCGTACAGGACCTGCAGGGGCGCGATGGGGTAGGTGTCGGCGTCGGTGAAGAGGACGAGGTCGCCCGGCACGGCGCGTTCGAGCGCGTCCAGGACGACGAACGGCTTGAACGCGAACCAGTTCACCCCGCGGGGGCCTGGCTCGTCGTGGAACGACGGCTCCCTCGGCGGGCCGGTGTGGCAGCGGTGCTCGAAGAGCCACTTGTTCTGGGCGCAGTACTCCGCGCGCTTGGTCCTGAGCCAGTGGTCGTCGTAGACCCAAACTTCGTCGACCCCGAACAGGGGGGCGCGCCTGACTATCTCGCGGGTGGTGTCGTGGTACTTGTCCCCGCTGAACGTGGCGTAGATCTTCCTCATCGGGTAAGGAAGAACTGGATCACGCCAGCAACGCGTCGACGAGCCGGCAGGCCTCCTCGGAGACGGCCGGGAACTGGACGATTTCGATCTCGCCGCCCAGGCCGCCGTAACGGTGCGGGTTGACGGCCACCAGCCCGTCGTACCCCGCCCGCACGAGGGCCGCCGTCGCCTCGGCCGAGCGCAGGGCCCGCGCCCCCATGTCTCCGGCGCCGTGCTGCGGCTCGCCGGCCACCCCGCTGATCGTGCCGAACCGGTCGGCGACCTGGTCGTAGGCCTCGCCGGCCGAGAGGATGAGGGGGTTGCGCAGACGCAGGACGACCCGCCGGGGCTCGCCGTAGCCGGACGCCCGCGAGCGCGAGGTGCTGTGGTAGGCGCCCTGGCCGAGGTCGCCGGGGTCGGCCGGCTTCTGGCCCGGCCGCCTGAACCCCCGCCAGACCTCCATGCCCCGCGTCAGCCTCGCCCTGAGCCTTTCCACCGTGGCCGGTTCGAGCGGCTTGCCGCGCCCGAAGGCCTCCGCGACTTCCGTCGGCGGCGAGAAGACCACCTCCGGCTCCCCGCCGCCCTCCCAGCTCGGCGCCCCCAGGTAGGCCAGCACCGGGACGCCGGCCTCCAGGCCCATCTCCTCCAGGACCCCGCGCTGGGCGCGGGTGAGCGCGATGTCGCCGTTGGCGATGTACTGCTCGTCGATGAGCACGGCCCGCCACCAGCCGCGCCGCAGAAGGATCTGCGAGCTGTCACCATAAGTGGGGTCGTCGCTGTCCGCGGGCCGCTTGAAGTCGAGGAAGTCGGCCGCCCAGAGGTCGTGGTCGTCCAGGCCCACGTCGTACACCTTCCCCGCCTGGGTGAGCCAGAAGCCGCGGGGCACGTACGGGAGCCGGGCCTCGGCCACCGCCATCTCCGGCGGCGAATAGATCGTCTCCTCCGGGTCGGGCCAGTAGGCCACCACGGGGATGCCGTTCTCCATCCCCACCTCCTCCAGGGTCGCGCGCTGGCGGCTGGTCAGCGGCCTCTCGCCGTTGACGCCGATGACCTCCTCGCGGGCGTCGGTCTCCCTGACGCCGCGCCACCAGCCCATGGCCAGGAGCTTTTCCCTGGCGTCGCCGTAGACGTTGCTGGGAAGCCTCAAGTAGTCCTCCGCCCACGCGTCGTGCTCCTCCTTGATCCCGACGAGGTACAGCCGCCCGTCGGGGCGGAGCCAGAACCCGTCGTAGGGCGGGACGTGCAGGTCAGGAGTGGGTGTGGCCATCGGTCTCGATGCCGAGCCACATCTCCGCCCCGGTCTCGTTCGAGCCGACGTGGACCATCAGGCACTTCTCCAGCGGCAGGAACCCCGGGTCGGCCACCCAGTCCCAGCGCTCCCGCACCCTCCCCAGGGCCTCCCACTGCTGCGGGGTGAGCCTGTCCTTCCAGGCCAGCCACTCCCGGTCGGTAAGGGACTTCACCCGCGGCGGCGGGCCGATGCGGACGGCCTCGTCTTCGACGAGGCTTTCGAGAATCTGGCGCGCGTTCGGCATGCCCTAACTATCACTCATAGTCGCGGGGAGCGTCCTCGCTCCACCGATGGAGCAGTTTCCAGAGGAGCCAGGCCGCCAGGATGGAGCAGGCAATCATCATGGGAAAATGGCGTCAGCGCAGGGGTCGCCGGCCCCCAGGGCTATCCTCGATCCGGGTTAGAACCGGCTTGCGTGCATCGTTCGGGGGCGCGCCCCCGTGCACTTCCGGCGCTTCCATTTCATTGCGTGACATCGCGTGACCCGGCCTTGTCGGCAAAACCCGGGGTGTGAGCCCCGGACGCGTCGCCCTACCAGGAGTCCCCATTGGCATGGGTTGGCGACCTCGCAAGTGCCCGCGGTTTTGTCCGCGCCTTTCGGCTTGCGCTGACAAGCCAGTGCGGAGCGGTCCCCAACCAAAGGGCCGGCCGCCGTTTGTCAACGAGTGGGTTGGGCAACCCCGGCCGAAGTCGGTTTGGACCCAGTCACCCTTCTCCGACGCTGAGTCCGCCGCCGTTTTCGCCTGCTGCGTCGCCGTGGCCCTCAGCAGGCGTCGGGGCTCGGCGGGCGGCCGCTTAGGCGGCCGCCAGGGCGACCTCGGCGGACTTCGAGAAGTCCACCTTGATCACCTTTTGGTCATAGTCGTTGCCGTCTATGGTTCCGGCCGCAGTTTTACGGGGTGAGGTCGGATCGCCCGGCGTGCAGGGGCCCCGGTCACGACCGGATCGAATCCGGTACACCCCCGGGGTTGGAAAGAACGAGCCACACTGTGGCTGAAAAGTTTTAGACTTACAAGTTGAAAGCGTCCCTCTCCTTCGGCAGCATGGCGATGCCGGTGATCTCGAACTCCCTGACCTCCGCCCCCTCCAGCCTGCCGGTGCCGGCGGCGCGGAACACGACGTCGATCTTGTTCTCGATCAGCTCGCAGAGCTTGCGCCCGGGGGCGGTGTCCAGGACGGCGATCTCCGCGACGACGTCGCCCCGCTCGTTGGTGGCGAAGCCGCTGGCCCTGAAGGCGGCGTTCTCCAGGGTGACCGGCTCGCCATATTCGAGGAACCCGACGGTGCCGAACATCTCGCGCGGCATCTTCAGGAGCGCCTGCTCCAGCACGCCCTTCGGGTAGCATCGCCCGTTCAGGCTGGTGACGTCGGCGCGGATCAGGGTGACCTTCATCTCTTCATCCATTGCAGGACTTTCTTGGCGTCCATACCGTCAGGAAAGCTACAGTAACACCTAACGCGCGGAGGCATGTGCGCGATGTTGAACTTATCCTTCTTGGACAGAATGACCATCACTGGCTGGTCGTTGCCGTCGTAGATTTTGCTGCCAACTTTTACTTTCATGCGATTAGCTTTTGAAGACGGCGCGGCCGACGAAGGTCGAAACGGCCATCAGGAAGGCGGTGAACAGGTACTCCCGCCAGGTGGAGTGGCGGTCGACGATGGTCGCCGCCAGAACGACGGCCGTGAATGAGACCACGGCCACGAAGCACAGGACGTTGACGAACTTGGACAGGCTCATGAAGGTGAGACGGCCGGCTTCCCCCGGTTCGAAAGCGATTTTTGGTTATCGTAATGGTAAAAGTGGAGCACCCGGTCGATGTGATACTCGGTCTTGGCCTTGGCCCACAGCTGCCTGAGCCAATAGGCGTCGGGGTCGATGTACCCGTCGGGGAACGAGGCCGACTGGGCGAGCTCGCGCCGCCAGGCGCACCACTGCCAGGGCTTGCGCCCGATGTCCACCCACTGCCCGCTCACGGCTCGCAGCTGCTCGTTCTCGAAGGCGAGGCTGGTGTGGACGACGAAGGGGTTCTTGGGGGAGTCGTCGTGCAGGTTGAGCGTCGCCTGGGAGTCGAACGAGATGACGTCGACCTCCCCCGTGAACACCGGGCTGGGGCCGGTCGACCCGCGGGCCTGGGCGTCGATCACGCCGGCGATGGCGGCCACGCAGTCGTCCGCCACGTCGTCGTCGTCGTCGACGAGCATGACGTACCTGCCCAGGGCGGCGTTCAGCAGCGCCTGGTCCTTGAGGCCGGTGGACCGCTTGCGGTTGTCGAGGAAGACGAGCACCTCGGCCCCGAACGGCTCGGCCTGGGCCATGAGCTTCTCGTAGAGCCGGCGGGCGTCGCGCTCCAGCACGGCGGGGATCAAGACGGACAACGGGATGTTCATTTCGCTCTCCACATAGAACTACTTATGGCGTGCCGAAACCCAACCTCGAAGTGTCCACGACGGTGGGCTGCAGGATGGCCTGCGACTACTGCCCGCAGGCGACCCACGTGCGCGCCTACGCGAGGGTGGGCGGCCCCCGAGAGATGTCCTTCGACACCTTCGCGCGATGCCTGGCCGGCGTCCCCAAGGGGGTGGAGATCCTGTTCGCCGGGATGGCCGAGCCATGGCTGAACCCGCGGGCCACGGACATGCTGCTGCACGCCCACGACTCGGGCTACCGGGTCGGCGTCTACACCACGACCTTCGGCATGAAGCCGGCGGACCTGGCCCGCATTTGGCACGTGCCGCTCCTGTGCCTCTGCGTGCACCTGCCCGACGCGGACGGCATGATGAAGCTGGAGGTCACGGACGACTACCTGGCGGTGCTGCGGCTCGCGCTGGCCCACCCCGCCGGGAGCCACGTCACGGTGATCGGCAGGCTCCACCCCAGGGTGCGGGAGGCGCTGGGCCGGGATGTGCCGAGCGACCTGGGCGGCATCGTAGGCCGGGCCGGCAACCTGAAGGGGAAGGCGGTTCCCTGGCGGGCTGGCAGGATCAAGTGCTCGGCATGCGGCCCGGAGCTGGACCACAACGTCCTGCTCCCGAACGGGGACGTGGTCCTGTGCTGCATGGACTACGGGATGGAGCACATCCTCGGCAACCTGACCGCGACGGGCTACCCCGAACTGTTCAGGGGTGAGGCCTACCGGCGCGTCCGCGAGGCGCAGCGGGACGACGCCAGTGGGGACCCAATCTGCCGACGGTGTGAGCTTGCCGTCCCGGACGTTTAATGTTTACAACTTCCACCATGGCCGACACCGTCAGCCCGCAGAAGCGCTCCGAGATAATGTCCCGCATCCGCAGCAGCGGGAACAAGACGACGGAGGTCAGGCTGGCCACGCTCATGCAGGAGGCCGGGCTGCCGAAGTGGTCGCCCCAGTCGCCCCTGCCGGGCACGCCCGACTTCACGTTCCGCGAGCAGCGCGTCTGCGTCTTCGTGCACGGCTGCTTCTAGCACGGCTGCCCGCGACACTCCAAGACCCCGAAGACGCACACCGGCTTCTGGCAGGACAAGATCGCGAACAACCGGCGCCGCGACCGCCGGGTGGCCGCCGAGCTTCGCAGGCTCGGCTACCGGGTGGTCACGATCTGGGAGTGCCAGCTCGGCGGCACGGGCAGGAGGGCCGTGGGGCGGGTGCGCCGCGCGCTCAGGTGCTCGGCAGCCTCGACTTGAGCGGGATGCGGATCTGGACGCCCTCGGAGGCCTCCATGAGCGGGTCCACCAGGCCGTTGGCCTCCGCGATCGCCCACCAGAAGTCGGGCAGGCCGTACATGCCGTTGCTGATCAGGTCCAGCCTGTCCTCGAACTGGGCCGGGACGGTGTAGAGGCGGTCGCTCGGGTCCGGCGGGGTGGCGAGCTGCAGGAGCCCGAAGACGACGGTGCCGTCGGGCTGCTGGTAGATGGGCGTCGTGACGTAGGCCGAGTTGGCCGGGAGCTGTACCTTCTGCTGTGCCACGAACTAACTATGGCCCGCCGCGGCGAGCTTGGTGCGCAGCACCCTCCTGGCCTCGTCGTCGAGCAGCTTGAAGGTGAGCTTCCAGTCGGCGACGTCGGCCGGGGCGCTCGCCCGCACCATGGCGTTGACGCAGGCGTTCAGGATGTCGCCCCCGGAGAGGCCGCGGCTGTCGAGGGCCAGGCGGTCCCACTGCGCCTGGCTGAGCACGGCCCGGTCCGGGTTAGGCAGGTGACGCCGGAACAGGCGAAGTCTCATGCCTTGGTCGGGCATGGGGAACTCCACGTGGTGGGAGATCCGGCGCACGACAGCCGAGTCGTAGGCGGAGAAGAGGTTGGTGGAGAAGACCACGATGCCGTCGAACCTGTCAAGCTCCTGCATCAGGACGTTCCGCTGCTGGTTGAGGGCGACGGCCCACGACTGGTCGGGGTCGGTCATGCGCCGGCTGAGGACGCTGTCGGCCTCGTCGAAGAAGAGGACCGCCATGGCCCGGTGCGCGTATTCGAAGGCGAACTTGATGTACTTGTCGGTCTCGCCGACCCACTTGCTGGTGAGCTTGGCGTAGTCGACCTGGTAGAGCTGGCGCCCCAGGCGCAGCGCCAGGCCGCGCGCCGCCGTGGTCTTGCCGGTGCCAGGCTCGCCGTAGAAGTTCAGGGCGCAGCGGTTCTTGAACGGGAAGATCTCGCCGAGCCTCCAGACGGCCTCGAAGTCCTCGCGCCGGAGGATGAGGCGCAGGGCGTCGTCCAGCTCCTGGCGGGTGGACTCGCTCAGCACGAGGCCGGCCAGGTCGTCCGACTTGGAGGGCGTCACCAGCACGCCAATGTCCGGCGACCTAGCGCCGCCACGGCCGCCCGCGGACTGGTCGGACTCCTCCCTCTCCCGCCGCGGCGGGCCGTCGGGCGGCTGGCTAGCCTTGTCGACTTCGGGCGCCGGGGGGTCCTCCAGCGGGCGCCGCCAGATGCCCCTCACCGTCTCCCGGTCGGCCGGGAGGCCCCTCCTCCTGAGGGCCTTCTCCGCCCACCGCAGCTTGGCCTCCTCCTGCAGGTCCAGGGCGGCGAACCGCCGCTTGAACTCCTCCAGCGGCATCTCCAGGCCGGCGCCGTCGCCGCACCGCTCGGAGACCACGATCGCGCCCGGCGCCATGGAGACCACCCGGTAGTAGACCCCAGTGTCCTGCACGTACGCCGTGTCCACGCAGACCTCGGCGATCACGGCCCCTCCAGCAGCCGGGCCAGCAGCGTCCTGAACGCGTGCTCAGCCACGACCGGGTCGACTCCGTTGCCCAGGAGCCTCAGCTCGTCGGTCCGGGAGTCCACGGATACGAACAGCTCGGCAGGCACCAGCCCACCGGCACCCTCATCAAGACCTCCACCCACCGCGGGTTCAGCCTCCCCGCGGGGACCCCCGCCGCCGTCATCGCGTCGCGATACTGGCCGCTGATCTGGCCGTGGCTCGCCTCCGCGCAGCCGTGGATCGGCGTCGGCCACCTCCTCACCTCGCTCGTCAGGTCGCCCCCGCCCGACGCGTCCCGCCCCAGCTCCTGCTTCCTCCCCGCCGACTCCGCCCCGCCCGTCGGCGTCCTCGGCGTCGGCCACAGGCTCATGCCCACCGCCGCCCTCAGGTTCGTCTGCCGCCCGGTCCGGGCCACGTACTTCGCCTGCGTCTGGAGCGACGACCGCTCCGCGTCCATGACCTTCGGCGTCGGCCACATTTCCCTCACCTGGGCCGTCAGCGTGTCCGCCGTCCCCCGCTCGACCCTGCGGCCCGCGCTCTCCGCGTCCTCCGCCCTGGGCGTCGCCCACCTCGCCGGGCCGTACCTCACCTGCTGGTCCAGGCCCATCTCGTCCTTCCGGTCCCGGCCCCGGCTTCGAAAGCTGTCCGTGCTTGGCGTTTGCCAGAGTCCTGGGGGGCTCCCACCAGAGCTGCCGCCCCCCGGGCCCGGCGGGACTTGGTGGTAGACGACCCTCGCCAGCTGGTCCACGCCCCTCCGCCGCTCCGTCGACATGCCGGGCGAATCCTTCCAGTCCCGCGCCGAGGCGGTGGGCCAGGATATAGATGCGCTCGCGCCGGTGGCTGCCGCCCGTTTCAGCCGAGCTGAATAGTCCGCACGCGACGCGGTAACCCACGCGCTCCAGCTCTCGGAGGACATGGAGCAGAACGGGGGTCCCGGCGGGGTCCGACCAGCCATCCCCCTTGAGCTTGGCGGAGACAATCCCGGGCACGTTCTCAAGGAAGACGAGGGCGGGCTGGCACCGCTCGACCCCTTCGAGGATGGCGGGGAAGAGGTGCCGGGGGTCGTGGTCGGCGGCCTGCCTGCCGCAGGCGCTGAAGGGCTGGCAAGGGAAGCCGCCTGACAGGACGCCCACGAGTCCGTGAAACTCTGTGAATGGGAAGGTGCGCAGATCCGTCCAGAGAGGAACCGGGTCCAGGAGTCCCGCCTCCATTTTTGCGACCAGGTTCGCGCAGGCAAAGGCTTCGATCTCACAAAGAGCGACTGTGCGCAGGCCTGGGACAGCTCGCTCAAGTCCGAGACCAATGCCCTCGTATCCCGAACAAAGGCTGAGGTGTGTAAGTGGCGCGGGAGTATCCACATCTTCAAATGGGTTCGAGGGCCGCCCCGGCCTTGGCCATGCGGGCCTTCATGGTCTCGTAGTCGGCGCGGCTCTTGTCTATGAGAACGGCGTTCCGCCCCAGCCGGTAGGCCGCGACGCCCGTGGTGCCGCTCCCGGCGAACGGGTCGACCACGGTGTCGCCCTCCCTGGAGACGAGTCGCAGCAGCCACTCCATCAGGGCCAGCGGCTTGACGGTCGGGTGGGGGTTGCCCTCCCGCTCGGAGGGGCTCGGCTTAGCGCAGTAGAAGAAGCGGGCGGCGGAGCCCTCGTCGCCGTAGAAGACCATCGGCGACCCGGCGGGCCGGCTCTCGGCCCCGTAGGCCGCGCCCCGGTTGCCGTCGCGGTCGGCCCCGCTCTCCCGCTTGACGGTATCGCTGCCGCTCCTAGTGCGGGGGAAGCCCGCCAGAACCTCCTCGCTGCCATCGTGCACCACGTTCGCGGGCCAGCGGCCCGCCTCCGACCCGCCCACTGGCGAGCGGTTCACGCTCGCCCAGCCAGACGCGCTCAGGCTGTCCCTCCTCGTGCGAACGGTGCTCTCCTCGCCCACCCTACACCCGTCGACGTTCAGCGCCCCACAGCCCCACTTCCGCACGTTCTCCACCACGGTCCCGTCGAGGGGCCTCCGGGCGAGCAAGATCGGCTCCCAGGCGGGCTTGAGGGCCGTGCCCCAGCCGCGCCACTCCCTGGCCTCGTCGGTCGCGGGCGCCCGCACCTCGCGCTCGACCACCTCCGACCGCCTGCCGCTGTGCATGTGGCCCGACTGCATCCCCACGTCGACCTTCTGCACGCCCACGACCTCACCCTTCGCCCCCGCCGCCTTGTCGAAGGCCTTGCCCACGTCGAGCGACTTCGGGAAGCCGGAGCCGTAGACCCACATCAGGGTGTCGCGGATCTCCCACCCGGCGTCCTCGATGGCGCAGGCGAGCCGGTGGAAGGTGCGCGTGCCGCCGAACGCGAGGAGGTGGGCGCCGGGCCTACAGACGCGCAGGGCCTCGGCCCAGTAAGCCGACCCAGGCACGCCGCGGTCCCAGTCCTTGCCCATGAACTTCAGGCCGTACGGCGGGTCCGTCACGCAGGCGTGCGCCGAATCAGGGGGCAGCTTGCGCAGCTCGGCGAGCGCCTCGCCGCAGATGATGTCGCAGTAGCTCATCGGCTAACTAGCGGGCTTTTTCGGCCTCGGTGACCTTGGCGATGACGTCGGACGGCTTCACGGCGGCCAACGGCTCGCAGACCTTCTGGAGCTCGCCGCGGGGGCACTTCGCCTTCGGGAAGACGGCGTAGGAGAAGCAGGGCGAGTTGTGGCAGGCCTCGCGGTTCCAGACGGCCAGGTCCATGTACTTCTTGTCGTACAGCAGGCGGACGGCGGGGGCGTGGGTGCCCCAGAGCGAGACGGCGGGCACGCCGAGGGCCTGGGCGACGTAGAGGATGCCGGCGTCGAGGGTGACGGCGCAGATGGCGCGTGAGACCAGGGCGGCGACGGTGCGGATGGGGATGTCGCTCATCAGGTTCACCGTGTTGGGGATCTTGTTCAGGTCGCCCACGAACTGGCCGAACGACAGGTCGGTGTCGGGCATGCGGCCCTTGCCCGGGCGCCCGACGGCGACCACGGGCCTGACCTTGGCCAGCTCGGCGATGACGGCCAGCCACAGCCCGTAGGGGGCGGAGCGCAGGCTGGCATAGGAGGTCGGGGCGACCACGTAGTAGGGCGTGAGGCGCAGGTCGAGCTTGCGGTTGCAGTAGACGAAGTAGTACAGCTGGTCGAGGTCCCTGTAGTCCTTATCGTTGAGCTTCATCGAGGGCCGCTTGAAGGTGACGTCGACGGTGGTCGGGTCCACCCCCATCTGCCGGTAGAGCGAGTCGTAGACGTTGAGCTGGTCGAACTCCTCGTCGTACTCGGTGGCGGTCTCGACGAACCAGTGCCAGTGGTAGTACTGGAGGTCGTCGTAGTGCACCGGCCCGGCCAGGACGGCCTCGTGCTTGAGGGCGGGGTGGAAGGCGAGGATCTGGTGGCGGTCGGTCAGGCCGTACATGGTGATGTCGGCGCTGTTGCCGGAGACGTGGCGGAGGTAGTTCAGCGGCCCGGTCATGAAGAGGTGGTCGCCGACGCCGCGGTCGGCGTACCGGTAGACGAGGATGCGGGTGCCCGCGAGGGCCGCCCCGGCCACCAGGGGCCGGTAGTGGCGCGACCCCTTGAGCTCCGACATGGTCTCTATGTAGGGCATGAGCCTTTCGAGCTGGTCCGCGTTGAGGATGTACCGCCGCAGGGGGTGCAGCATCCAGACCTCCTCCTCGGTCCTCGTCCAGAGGACCGGCTTGCTGAAGCTCACGATCTTCCAGCTGGCGCTCGGCGCCCGCTTACCCGTGCCGTCCGAAATCGAAACAGTTTCTGGCATGCGTTCTTAGAACTGAAATGAACCCACCAACTCCCACCTCCTTCTGCAAGATAATGGCCCAGCTCGACGGCGACCCCGACCCCGTGGAGCTGATGCGGGCCCGCAGCCGCCCCGGCCACGGCTACAGCTACCACTTCAACTCGATAACCACGGCCCTCTCCAGCTTCAAAGCCGCCTTCGGGCCGCGCTGGCAGGTCTGGATCGACAAGCCGCCGGCGCACCCTGTTCTTAACCCAAGATGTACAGCCAATACGACGAAGAAAAGCACATCCTCGGGATTTTCGAGGGGAAGGCCGAGGGGACGCTCATCGACGTGGGGGCCTTCAACGGCCGCACTTTCTCCAACACCCTGAAGCTGATCGAGGACGGGTGGGGCGGCATACTCGTCGAGCCGTCCGCGCAGCCGTTCCACGACCTCGCCGCCCTGCACGGCCACAACCCTAGGCTCCGGCTGGTGAACGCGGCCGTCGTCCCGGGCGATGGCGGGGGCCTGATTAAGCTGGAGATGACCGACGACGCCGTCTCGACGACCTCCGAGGCGTTCCGCCGGATCTGGGCGCACGTCGGCAACTACATCCCGGTGTACGTCTCGCCGGTGGGCGTGGCCGAAATCGAGAGGCTGTACCACTCCTCCTTCGGGGGCGGGCAGCCCGACTTCATCAACGTCGACACGGAGGGCACCAGCCTAGAGGTCGCGACCGCGCTGGCCGAGCGGTTCACCCCGGCCGCGTGGTGCGTGGAGTTCAGGGTGGGGCCGGCCTCGTTCGAAGAGCAGTTCAGGCAGCTGTTCAAGGGCTACGACATGGTCCACCGGGCGCCCGACAACCTCATCTTCCGGTTGCGCTGATCGCGCCCACGGAAAGGACGAACCGCCTGCAGACGCGCACGGCGCGGCCCGCCCTGAGGAGCTCCCCCAACGCGGACATGTAGCGGAGGCGCACCCGCTTCATCTCGGCCTTGCCGCGGGCGCCGGCCCGCTTGGCGGCGCCGTCGATCAGCTGCCAGTAGCGGACGGCCCCGCGGCCCTCCCGCTCCCTAGCCGTGAGCAGGGCCATCAGCTCCTCCCTCTCCGGGGCGAGCGCCGGGTCCTCCGGCCTCGGCTCGGCTTTGCGGCGCTTCCTGGGGGGCTTGACGGCCTCATAAAAGGAGCGCATGCGGCGGGCCTTCTCCCCGGCCGCCTTGGCCCCCTCCAGGTCGCCGAGCGCACGGCGCTCGCGCTCCAGCAGGAGGAGCCTTCGGATCTCGTTCCGTTTGGCGCAGGCCCACGGGCCGGTGAGGTTCTCCAGCAACCGCTTCATGTTACCGATCCCGGAGCGTCTCGTAGTAGCACCAGCAGCCCTGCCAGGCCGCCCGCCGGGCGTACTTGCGCATCAACCGCCGCATATCGTCGGCGTTGTCGCTACAAATCTCGTTCCAGATGTCGTGCCAGGCGACATCGTACCGCTCGCCCCGACGAAGCTCGCGGGTATAGGCGTCGCCGTGGATCAGCGTGAGGCGAGGGCACTCGTAGGTCGGGCCGACCAGCCTGAGCACGTCAGCCTCCTTCTCGACCACAGTGACGTGCTCAACCTCCGCGTCCGCAAGGATGACCTTGAGGCACACGCCCAGGCCAAGGCCGTTAAGGAGCACGCGCCCCCGCGCCATCCTGATCACGGGCCGGTGGGTCAGGATTTCATGCGGCGTGTTCGACATCACCACAGTGCCCCCGTGCATGAGGCGCTTGTAGCTGCCGGGCGACACGAACTCGGCCGGATGGCCACAGACGGCACGCAGACGCGTGAAGTCGGACTCCTGCTGGGAGACCGTGAACGTCTCCACGCGCCATCCGCCGGACACCCCATCAGGCACGCTTATGTCTATGTTTCCACTAACTAATTTCATACCGTAACTAAGACTGTTTACAAAAAAAGTTATCCGCCCGCCGCCGGGGCTAACCCGCCCCCAAAAGTCGGGGCCTTCAAGGGGCCACTTCTTCTTGGCGGGGTCGTCGTTCACCTGCGCGCCGTTGATGAAAAGCTGGGCCGCAATGTAGCGGCAGTCGCGAACGACCTCGTCGGCGACCATCCGAACCTGACCGAGGCTGAGCGGCTCGTAGAGCATGCCGTCGATGCGGCAGCCGGGTTCGGGCGGGCTGAGCTCGGCGTACTCGTAGCGCAGGCCGTCCTTCTTGATGTCGACCCGCATGACCGAGCCGTTGGACCGCCACACCGTCTTGGCGAAGGCCATGATTTGGCCGCGCCCCATGCGGAACCACCCGTACAGGGCGTCGCCCTCGGCGTGCGGCTGGCCGAAGATCTCGAAGACCTGCGTGATCTCCGCCTTGTCGCGGAAGCCGCGCCCGTTGTCCACGATGGAGAAGCTGTCCGCACCGAGCGAGACGTCAATCCGCGTTGCCCCGGCGTCGCAGGAGTTGCAGACGCCCTCCAGCATGGCCTTGCCGAGCGTACCCGCCTGGCGGGTGATGACGTCCCAAAGCAAATTAGGGTGGGCCTTGAAGTCGCGGATTTCCTGTGCCATGCCCGGAATAATGGGGAGTGAGGAGGGCAGTTGTAAACAACAAAATGTCTATGACTTTTTGCTAAGGAGGGCGTCCCAGTCCGGGTCGTCGCCCTCCACCCGCTTCACATCCAGGTAGTTGAGGCCCACGTCGGCATCGCCCCCGAACGGAAGGATGCGGGTCCAGTCGGAGTTGAAGCCCGGCCCCCACATGAGCTCCAGCACGTCGGGGATGTTGTTGATGACCTCCATGGTGATGGCGTGAACCTGCGGCAGCTCGGCCCGGACGGCGTCGGTGACGATGGAGTCGTGGACGGTAGAAACGAGAATGGACTCCAGCCCGGCTTGGCGCATGGCGGCCTCGATGGCGGCCATGCAGGTAAGCATCATGTCGGAGGCGGTGGACTGGATCAGGTGGTTGTAGCCGGAGCGAAGGGCCTTGCTGAGGACGCCGCGGTCGTCGGAGTAGACGTCCTCAAAGACCCGGATGCGACCCGACATGGAGACGGCCAGGCCGTGGTCGAGGATGAACTGCTTGTAGACGCCGATATGCTCGCGCAGCTTGGGGTAGGTGTCGAAGAGGGCCTCGACGATGCGCTCACACTCCTCGATGGGGAGGTAGACGGCATCCTCGGCCAGGGTGGTCTGGAGGCCGTAAGCGCCGCCGCCGTACGACGTGAGGAAGTTGGTGGTCTTGGCGATGCGGCGCCACAGCTCCATCTTCTTGGCCTCGGCGTCCCGACCCTCCGCCTGGAGCTTGGAGACCCACTCCTTCACGCACTGCTCGTAAGGCAGCTTGAAGATCCGCGACATGGTGGTCGAGTGGATGTCCGTGCCCTCCCGGTAGGTCTTGACCATGAGGGGGTCGCCGCTGGCCGCGGCGAGCAAGCGCAGCTCGATCTGCGACAGGTCGGCCTGGTAGATGCAACCGCGCTCGCCGAAGCGGGAGGTGTAGAACCGCTTCACGATGGAGTCCTTGGGGAGCTGCTGGGCGTTGGGCTGGCTGGAGCTGAGCCGGCCCGATCGGGTGCCGCACTGGTTGAAGGTCGGGTGGACGCAGTAGTCGGGCATGAGGTACTGCTCCTTCTCGCGCTCCTTCTTGTCGACGCCCTTGCTGAACAGGTTGCGCATGGAGCGCACGTAGGTGGTGTAGGCCTTGTAGAGCTTGCGGTAGTCCTGGAGCGGCTTGAGCAAGCTCTCGTCGGGCTTCAGGGGGTTCGGGAACTCAGCGGCGAGGCCGTTGAGCGTGTACCGGTCGATGGCGGCGTACTTGAACTGGTCCTCCCTCGACACCTCAGCCAGGTCCTCGCCAAGGAGCCGGATGCCTGTCTCGGTGAGCCGCTTCACCGGGAGGTTGAGGATCTCGAAGAGGATGGTCTTGAGCTGGTCACGGTCCTCCAAGTCGAGCTTCCAGTCGGGGACGGTGGCTTCCTGGGCCTGGCACCACTTGACGATGCGCTCGTCGACCAGGCGGAGCTTGGCGCGGGCCGCCACGATCATCTTGGGGAAGGTGTCCTCCTGGTGCTCCAGCTCGTCCACGTCGACGAACATGCCCCGGCCCATGAGCCGGGTGAGCACCCGCTGGCTGGGCAGCATGATGCGCCGGTAGGTCTGGAGCCGGTGCAGCGGCTTGTAGAGGCGGAAGCGACCGAGGTGCGCCGGGTCGGCGAGGGGGAACATGTAGGAGCGCGCCTCCCTGAGCTTCGCCAGCGTGGACTCGCGCGTCCCGGCGGCGACCTCGACGTCGCCGAAGACGTACGGCAGGAAGTGCGTCGGCCAGAGCTCGCGCGGGCACTTCGCGTAGTGGCCGCCCTCGCCCGCGGCGGGATCGAGCAGGGTTGGCTCGGACTGCTTGAGGAGCTCAAAGGCCTCCTCATACCCGGCCATGTCGGGGCACCAGTCGTAGGCGACGCGCTCCAAGCCGAGCGACTCGTTGGTCTGCCGGTAAGTGTAGATGAGGTGCCGCGTGTCGCAGTCCATCGCCGCAGTCAGCTTCGACAAGCTGGCCCCCTCCAGGGTCGCGAAGGCGTAGATCACGTCGAAGCCCAGGTTGTGACCGTTGAGCTTGGTCCGGTACATGGTCGAGAGGACGCGCGGGGTGAGCCGCCTGATGTGCGGCCTGAGCGGGCTGCCCTCGTAGTCCCAGGGGAAGGCGATCGCCACGGGCGCGCCGTCCGGCAGCTTGTACCGGAACATCATGAAGACGATGGCGGCCCCGTTCAGGAAGGCGAGCAGGCCGGTGGTCTCGGAGTCGTAGGTGAGCGAGACCCCGCCGGGGATGGCGTCGAGGGCGGCCTCGACCTCCTCCGGCGTCTCCAGCAGGCGGAACCACGGGCGGTCGTAGCTCGGGGCCTGCGCCCCGTGGACGACGAGCTCCAGCGCCCGGCGGATGTGGCGAATCCAGCGCGCCTTCTCCTGCGGGTTCTGCGTCATGTAGACGACCCGCGGCGCCTGCACCGGCACCATGGGGCGGCGCTCGGACTCCGCCGGCCTCGGCCCGAAGAACGGGTGGCCCTCCGCGAAGGCCTTGTCGACGAGCCAGCCGTCCGGCCAGCCGCGCCAGTTAAGCACCTTGCCCGCCCAGTTGTAGGCGCTGGCCTTGTGCGAGAACATAGCCAGGGCGGTCGAGCCGACGGGCATCACGACGGCGGGCGGGCGCCTGCGGAGGTCCTGCACGGCGAAGTAGCGGCACCAGTTGCCGTGCGTCTTGTAGTTGACCTTCTTCCCGTCCCGCCGGTTAGCACAGCGCGTCGTGGCAACCCACCGCACGCGCCCCAAGTCGACGCCGAGATCCTTGGCCTCGTGCTCCAGCACCTTACGGAGCAACCCGTTGGCCGAGCCCTCCACGGCGATCTCGTCGGCGTCGTCCTCGCGCCTGGAGATGGAGTCGAAGACGACGGTGAGCAGCGGGTCCTCCGCGCCGTGGAACTTGACGTAGGGCTGCCGCGCCCCGCACTCGTTCAGGCCGCACTTCTGGCAGATGGGCGAGGCGTCGCCCGCGAGCAGCTTGCCGCCCGCCTCCCTCGCCGCCATCAGGTCGCGAACGAACTTCGGGACCGTGGGCTTCCGGGCCTTTGACCGCTTGGGTTCCATCTGCGGGGTCTAAGAACGAGTTCTTCCCATCGCGTGCCCGAACAAACCCAGTTCATGCGGCGCCCGGCGCCGCCGGCGCCCCTGCCGTGCTTTGCGCTGGAGCACGACGGCGCGGACCCGAAGTGCAGGACCTGCCCCCACGAGGCCCGCTGCCTCAAAGCCACGGGCTCGCGGGCGGGCAGGGTGCCGCTGAGCCGCCTGGCGTTCAGCCTGGGGCCGGTGGCGCAGCTGGACAGCGGCGACCCCGACCGGGAGGACGTGCTCGGCACCTACGCCTCGTGCTACCGCCAGGTCTTCAAGAGGGCGCCGGCCCGCATGACCCAGCTACAGGGGCGCCGCCTCCGCGCGGGCCTGCGCAGGGACGGCATCACGCTCCGGCTCTACATCTTCGCGGCGATGATGGCGTTCCGCGACACGAACGAGGGCAGCCCGGGGCGCAGGTTCCACGCGCGCATGCTGCTCGGCCCGGCCGCCAAGAAGAACGTCGAGATGTACCGGCAGGCAGCGGCTGGCCGCTACGGCGTGTTCGACATGACGACGCTCCTCTCGATGGTCGGGCCGACCGAGGACGCCACCCGCGCACTGGCAGCCAGCGAATGGCTGGCGGCGAGGTGGGTGGTGGGCCACCGCCAGAAGTGGGGGGAGGGGGCCGTAAACAGCCTCTACAACGCCCAGGAGCTGGCGCTGGACCCGCGCTGGCTCTCGACCGAGCCGACCTACACCCGGCGCTGGCTCGAAGCGCCGACCCGCGACAGCGACGAGCTGAAGCGACACCGGCACCGGGTCGCGCAGGCGGGGCGGGACAGGGACGAGTGGCGCCGCGAGCGGGAGAAGATCCTCCCCGACGTGCTGCGGCGCGTGCTCGCGCACTACGGCCACCGCGAGGCCGACTTCGAGGCCAGGTCGCCGGTGAGGCACCCGATGGCGTTCTGGTCGGCCCTGGGCGACGCCATCCTGTGGGCGGAGTGCCTGCTTTCCGAGCCAGACCCGGACCCGGACGAACCAGCTAGCACAGCGCCGAACAGCGCAGCACCAACCAGCACAACACAACACAACTGAGTTCTTCTCTCCGTGCCCGATCTCTTCGACTTCAGGGAGGACTTCCAGGACCTCCTGCTCGCCACCATGGCGAGGCACACGAAGGAGTTCGCCTACGTGGCGGCCGCCCTCAAGCCGAAGTACTTCGCCGGGGTGCAGCCGACGCTGGCCGCCCGGTGCATGCTGGAGCACGCGGAGAAGTACAACCGCTACCCCACGTGGGTCGTGCTGGAGCAGCGGCTCGACGAGGAGACGAGGCAGCTCCCGGAGGCGGAGGCGGGCCTCGCCCACGATTATGTAAACAAACTCAAGTCGCTCGACACGGCGGACTGGCAGTACGTCCGCGACCGGGTGGGCTCCTGGCTGCGCGAGCGGGCGCTGGTGAACGCCATCCGCGAGTCGGTAGGCCTGCTCCAGGAGGGCAAGGTCCCGAAGGACGGCTTCGCCAGCCTGTTCATGCAGGCCATGCAGGTCGGCCAGAATCTGGAGGATCTCGGCTACGTGCTGGGCGACCCGAGGGACATCGACGACGTCGTCGGCAAGGTCGTCAACCAGGACTACGGCCTCAGCACCGGCTTCGGGGAGCTCGACGCGATCTGGAGGCGGGGCTGGGGCCCGGGCTGGCTGGTGGTGCCGGCGGCCCCGCCGAAGCGGTACAAGACGGGCTTCTGCATCAACCTCGCCGTGAACGTGGCCTCGCCGGCCGTCGGCGAGGACGTCATCTACTACGCCTGCGAGATCAACCAGGAGCTGGCGATGGTGCGGGCGATGTGCAACCTGGCCCAGCTCCCCGAGGACTACCTCTACGAGAACCCCCAAAAGTTCACCCTGGACGTGAAGGCGGCCGCGAGGGACAAGCTCAAGAAGACCCTCCTCTTCAAGTCGTTCCCGTCGAAGAACGCCACCATCGGCGACCTGCGGGCCCACGCCCACACCGCCAAGGCGCAGCTGGGGATCAACCCCCGGCTCATCGTCATCGACTTCGCCGAGACGATCATGCCGAGCAACAAGCGGGACGCCGAGTACCGCCAGCAGTCGAGCATCTACGTGGAGGCGCGGGCGCTCGCGGGCGAGTTCGGCGCCACCGTGGTCATGCCCGACCGGGTCAACCGCGAGACGGTGGACCAGCCGGTGCCGGACGCCAGGGCGCTCCAGGGGTCGTTCGAGAAGGCGGGCATCGTCGACGTGGCCTTCGGGCTGTGCGCCACCGACGAGGAGTTCCTGCAGCACCAGATCCGCTTCTTCAACTTCCTGAACCGCCACGGCCCCGCCTTCCAGCACCTACGCGGGCGGGTCGACCCGCGGACGTGGACCATGACGTTCATGGAGCGGATCGCGTACGACCCCGCCGAGGCGGAGAAGCAGAGGAAAAAGAAGAGCGAGCGGCTCCGGCGGCCGCCGATGAGCGCCATGGCCGAGCCCCTCAACTGACTGTGCACATCTTCCCCACAAAACTTGCTCACACGCCGCCCACAAAAACGGGTGGATAACTTTCCCCCGATTTGTTTGACCGGCGGGTTGTAAACATTGTTCTTATCAGCCGTGCCCAAAAACAAGCTGCCAACCATCGCGCCCATCACCCTCGGCGGCTACACGCTCGACCTGAACGCCTACCTCGCCCGCGAGTACGAGGACGTCTCCCAGGCGGCGAACGAGCTCCCCTCCATCGCGGAGTGGGTCAACGAGCAGCTCCAGGCCTTCATCGAGACGCTCCAGAAGCGCAGGAACGAGCTCGACGAGGCGGAGGCCATGGCCTACTTCGATCTGCGGAAGGGCCGCTTCGCCGACGACTACGGCGGGAGGGAGACCGAGGACGCCCTCAAGCACGCGGTCGTGATCGACCCGCAAGTGCGCAAGCTCAACGAGGAGATCGCCGTGCTCTCCGGCTGGGTCTCCCGGCTGCGCGGCACGCAGGAGAACCTCCAGATGAAGCTGGAGCTGGTGCGCTCGACCGAGGCGACCCGGCGCAAAGTTTTCGAATCGTCAGAAAAGTAACAGCCTTCAAACCCAACCCACCATGGTCCAAGTCGATCCCGAACTCAGCAACCTCCTCGAAGAGGAGCGCGTCTTCGCGTCCTCGCGGTTCAACCGCGCCGAGCGCCTCGACCTCAAGAAAAACGAATCCGTCCTCGCCCGGTTCATCCCGGTCAGGCTCGGCGCGCGGGGCACCTGGTACCTCCGCGTCGGCCGCCACTGGATCAACAAGCGGCCCTACGTCTGCAAGAAGGTCACCTCGCCCGACGTGGGCGGCGACCCGGCGTGCCAGTGCGAGCTGTGCGACCTGTGCGACAAGTACCTCGCCTCGCAGAACACGAGGGTCGCCGAGCGCGCCAACTTCTGCAGCGCCTTCCCGCAGTGGCTGACCTACGTCATCACCTGGGAGCGCGAGGAGAGCGGCGACGAGCCGCGCGCCGTGCCGAAGAGCGACCTGTACAAGCCGTACGCCTTCTGGCTGAACCGCAACCAGTGGCTAGAGCTGTCGGCCATGTTCAAGCGGTCCACCCGCCGGGGCGAGGTGCCGCTCGGCCTGCTCGACCCGGTGAGGGGCTACGACGTGTGGATCAGGAAGGACAACCGCGGCATGGTGAAGTTCGACCGCGAGGACCCGAAGCCGGTGCACACCGCCGAGGACTCCGAGAAGGTCGTGGAGGACATCATCGCGAAGGTGAAGGTCGAGGACTTCAAGCCGCTCACCCCGGCGCAGCTGGACGAGGCGCTGGACAAGCTGGACGAGGCCATCCTCGGCGGGCCGAGGACGCGCCAGCGGGAGGCTGAGGGCGACGACGACCGCGCGCCCCGCCAGGGGGACGACAGGCCGCGGCGCAGCGAGTCCAGGGAGGAGGCGCCGCCCCCGTCCCGACGCGAGGAGGCTCCACCCCGGCGCGAAGAACCACCCAGGCGCGAAGAGCCGCCGCCCCGACGGACAGAGGCCAGGCGCGAGGAGGCACCCCCGCCCAGGCGTGAGGAGGCACCTCCGCCCCGGCGCTCAGAAGCGCCGCCTGAGCGGACGGCACGCCGCGCCGATTCGGACACGACCCAAGTGCTGCACCCAGCAGATCGCGACGCTGTCTTGCGCCGCTCCGCTCCCGCGCACGATCCACTTTTGGACGAGGATGCCGCCGCTGCCAGCGGCGAAGAGGCTGGGGGAGCTGAAGAGCCCCCGCCCCCAGTGCGCGCCTCGCCCCCGCCCGCGGTGCGCCGCGCCGACGCGAGGGTGGCGGCGTCGCCGCCGCCCCGCCGGGACGCCCAGCAGGAGGGCGACGCGCTCGACGAGGTGCCGCCCGAGAGGCGCGACGCGGCGCCGCCGATCAGCACCGCCGCCAGCCCGCAGCAGGGCAAGGCTGCCCGCCCGCAACTGAGCAGCATCATCCGCGAGGGCGTGCGCGCCGCCACGAACGCCGCCGACGAGCCGTCGGAGCCCGGAAGCGAGGGCGCGCTGCCCCCGCCGAGGCGCAGGCTGGAGACCTGACCCATGGCCAAGACACTCCGCGCGAAGGGCAGGAAGGACCTCGTCGGCGCCATCGTCGGGAGCCTCGAACGCAGCCGCCCCAAGACCGGGGAGCTGATGTGGGAGGTGTCGCGCTCGTCGAAGGAGATCCTCTCGAAGGTCCACTACAAGCTCACCACCGGCATCGACTCGCTCGACGTGGCCCTCGGCGGCGGCCTGCCCTTCGGGCGAGTCGTCGAACTGTACGGCCTGGAGAGCTGCGGCAAGACGGCGATGGTGACCCACTGCGCCGGGCGCCTCCAGGGGCGCCACATCATCCAGCGCAAGCAGGTGGGCCACCCCGGCGACAAGGACTTCTCAGTAGCCTGGGAGCCGGTGCCCAAGGACGTGGAGGTGACCACGCTCTACATCGACAACGAGCAGTCGCTGGAGGAGGACGAGAAGCTGGTCGTCGACGGGAACATCATCGACGTCGCCGTGGCGCGGGCGGACACCGTGGACCAGATGTTCAAGATGATCGACGTGGCGATCAACGCCATCGACCGGGTCAGCACCAAGGAGCACCCCGTCTTCATCCTGGTGATCGTGGACACCATCGGCGGCACCTCCTCCCGCGAGGAGATGAAGGCGAAGTGGGAGGATCAGGACTTCCCGCGCCAGCCGAAGATGCTGCGCCGGGGCTTCCGCCGCATGATGCGGAAGCTGAGCCAGCGGAACGTGCTCGCCATCTTCACGAACCAAGTCAACGCCCGCTACGAGGCGAACCGCCGCCGCGGCGGGGGCGCCCTCCCGCAGGACGACGACTTCGACTCGCCCGGCGGCCGCGCCCTCAAGTTCTTCGCCAGCGTGCGCATCTTCATGTATCAGGTGAACGCGCACTACAAGCTGCACAAGGACCAGCAGTTCCCGGTCGGCTTCTGCTCCGGCTTCGTCACGGTGAAGAACCGGCTGGCCAAGCCGATGCGGGCGGGACGCTTCGTGCTGCTCTATGACCGCGGCCTCAACAACCTCTACTCCCTCCTGGAGACGCTGATCTTCCTCAAGCTCGCGAAGAGCGGCAAGAAGGAGGAAGGCGACGCCGGGTCGGTGTCGTTCCGCTTCCAGCACTTCGGCATCAAGCCGACCACCTTCGGCGAGGACGAGACCCGGGCGGACCCGCGACTCGACTCGCGCGCCCAGTGGCCCGCGTTCCACGAGGCGCACAAGGCCGACCTCGATCTGCTGTGGGAGAAAGCCTGCACGATCCTGTTCGCCGTGGAGGGCGAGGTCGGGCTGGTGGACGCCGTCGAGGGCGGCACCGACGAGGACCTCACGCCAATCGAGGACGAGGACGAAAAATCACCTTAAATCTTGCAACAAACTTAGAACCATCCAACGAAAAGGAGAGCACGCCATGCCCACCGCAGAAACAGCCGCCCCCGCCGCCACCCAGGCCAAGCCCACCGCACCGAAAGCGCCCGCGAAACCCGCCCCCGCCGCTCCCGCCGCCGCGGCCCCGGCTCCCAAGGCCCCCGCGCCCAAGGCCCCGCTGCCGTCAGCGGCCCGCTGCAACCGGATCTACGTGACCCTGACCCGCGAGCCGGCCTTCAGCAACCTGCTCGGCGCAAAAACGGTGGGCGTCCAGCGGCGCGACGAGGGGGTCGAGCAGTACCCCGAATCTGTGGTCGAGATCGCAGCCCGCCTCCAGGCGCAGGACATCGACGTCAACACCTGCACGCGCGACGAAATCCTGGCCGAGGCCAAGGCCTACTTTGCGGAGCGGGCCGCGATCGCGCCGGAGAGCACGCCGCCCGTACCGCCGTCGGTGACGATGACGGCGGACAGCGACCCGGCGATCCTCGGCGAGAACGCGTGCCTCGCGGTCTACAGCCTGCTCCTCGCCGCCAAGTCGATTGGCGAGCATGACCGGAGAGCGGGCGCGGCCGGGCGCATCCAAACGCTCAAGCGGGCCGTCGAAGCCTACAAGCCCTGCGTCGCAGTCAACCCCGCGCCAAAGAACACGCCCAAGGCCGCCTAGTCTATCTTTGAACGACGGGGTGGGGGCCGTCGTCTCACTCCCATTCGCCGGATTCTCCCCCAATCCGGGCAGCCATGCTCGTTCCAGACGCCAAAGCCGTAGACGCGCCCGAGGGCCAGCACATCTTCAACGCGAGGCAGATGACCGAGACCTGCCTGCGCTGGAAGCAGCTCACCGAGGCCGGTCGCCATGCCGAGGCCCAGGAGATGCTGGAGGAGATCATCGTCGGCTGCACGAACATGTTTGAGCGGCTGGCGCAGTCGGAGGGGTTCACCAAGACGGTCGACCTGGAGACGCTGGTGCAGGCGGCGCGGGAGAAGGTCGTGCGCTGGCTGATCGGGTGGGACAAGAAGCGGAGCCTCTTCTCGTACTTCAGCGTCTGCGCGAAGAACGCGTTCCTGTCGGAGGTCAACAAGACCAACAGCCACCGGCGGCGCTTCCACGCCACCAGCGAGACGCTGGAGAAGTTCTTCGGCGCGGAGGACCACGCCGCCAACAAGCACGACGCGGCCCGCGAGGCGAAGCGGCGGCTCCAGGAGATCACGATCCGGTGGGGCGACCCGCAGGAGGCGGCCGCCGTGCGGCTGGCCATCGACTGCCTCGTGGACGACCGGGAGCAGGACCGGGAGGCGGCGGTGCGCACCATCTGCTTCGCCTACGCCCTGTCGCCCGAACTGGGCCGCTTCTTCTACAGCTGGGGCCTGTTCGCGCTGCGCGACGCCATGCTGGACCGGGCGTACATCCCCTTCACGCGGGAGGATCTGCTGCGGCACAAGTACAGCTACACGCACCTGCCCGACCTGCTGAACATCGTCTCGTGGCGCCAGTTCCAGACGCTGGTGGCGACGCTGGGCGGCCAGCGGCTGCGCATCCCGACGATGGCGCAGCTGGCGCGGCTCCACGAGAACCACCTGATGGCGCGGCGCATCGAGAAGCTGGGGGCGGACGTGGCGGCGGTGGAGGCGGCGGCGAAGGAGTTCGGGCGGTCCCCGAAGAGCGCGCAGGAGATATACGAGGAGGTCATGCGGGAGATGGACCAGAACCGGGCGGGCGAGCACTACCTTTATGAGCAACCGGACGAGTGACGCCCCCGAGTCGCATCTGCTTGTCATCATCCACGAGGCCGAGCGCGACTTCGGCCGCGAACTGTTCCCGCCCACGCCCCTCACCTACGAGGAGATCCAGGCCGACTGCGCCCGCATGATCGCCTCGGTCGCCCGCCAATACACCGACAACTCCTGCATGGAGCTGCACGAGGAGGAGCTCGTCTCGGAAGGCAACCACAAGCTGAGCGAGTGCATCAACAAGGGCATCCTGACGCGGTTCGCCGGGCGCCGGAGCGAGCTGTTCAAGTGGATCAAGACCTGCGTAAACAACCACATCAAGGGACTTGTACACAAGTACAGGTTCACCTTCAAGCGCACGGGCCAGAAGCCCCCGGCCCGGGGAGCCATGAGCTGGGACCCGAGGCCGAAGCCGGAGATCAGCCTCGACGACCCGGACGCCGTCGTCCACCTGCCGCCCGCCCTCACCCACTCCCCGCTGCCCTCCCTCCGGGGGGACATGAAAGTCCTCCTCACGCCCATCGAGTTCTTGGTCTTTAAGCAACTGGTAGAACCCAATGAGGCCTCGCTCATCTACGCCACGCTCGACTCCCACCGCGGCCGCCGCCGCAGCGCGGTCGAGCTTCGGATCACCGCCGAGCATCTCGCCCGGGGGCTGGGCCTCACCGCCGCGCAGTTCACCGCGGTGCAGGGGCAGCTCCAGGAGAAAGTCAAGGCCTACATGAGCGACCCGATCCCCTCCGACTCCCCCAGGCACGCGGCCATCACCTCCCTGGAGCGCACCTTCAAACTGCACATCCCCCGCTCGGTCGAGCCGGTAGTGGTGCGCCGGCTCCTGACGCTGGCGGCCCGCACCAACGCCGAGCTGGTGGACGAGAGGGTGGCCGCCCTGCTGGAGGCCGCCGGGGCGCGCGTCCCGACCAAGGACGCCTCCGGCAACCTGACCTGCTTCGGCGTGCTGTTCCAGCGCGAGAACCGCATCTGCGCCTCCTGCGGGGTGCGGGACAGCTGCGCCGTGGAGGCCACCAACTACGGCCTCGGCGAGGTGGCGCTCAGCCCGAAGCTGCTGGGGGCCCGCGTCCAGACCCGCGTCCCGATCTTCACCGACACGCCGGAGCCGCCGCCACCCGAGCCGCCACCGCCGGAGCCGCCCCCGCCGCAGGAGGTCGTCCTGGCGGTCCCGCCCGAGCCGGCCAAGCCCGCCCCCAAGATCAGCCACAAGGCGATCCCGCAGACCAGCCGGGAGGACGAGATCGAGGCCTACCTCTACGCCCACTTCCGCGACGTGCTCTACTCCGGCGACCTCTACTTCCGGCACCGCGTGCCCAGGCCGGACGGCAAGGTGCGCCACTGCTTCTGGCTGGGCCGGGTGGACAGGCTGGAGGGCGGCCACTGGGCGCTGCGCTTCTGCAAGCCGAGCGAACCCATGAAGCGCGACCTGATCGAGCACCGGGCCAACTGGTACCTCCCGCCGGCGACCCCGGCGGAGGAGGCCGTCAAGCTCATCAACGAGCACGCCGACTACACCTACCGCATGCCGTGATCATGGTCGACCATCTCTTCACCCAGCCCAGCGCGGAGGCCCAGGCCTTCGCCGTCGGGAGCCGCCACGGGCACCGCTGGTGCCATCTCTGGGTTGAGCCTGGAAATGAGCCTATGTTGCACGCGTTTGCTGAAGCTCTAGGGTTGCGCCGGGCCTGGTTCCAGAACAAGGCCGGCTTTCCCCACTACGATTTGATTCCAACACGCCGCGCTAAAGCAGTAGTGCTGGGAGCAGTAGAAACAAACCTATCTGATTGGTTGAAAGCGAGGCGAAATGACAACCAAGGGACTACTCCTCAAAAGGATGTTTGCAAAACGTAGGGTAGACCCTGCCACTGGATGTTGGATCTGGACCGGTGGGCGGTGTGTGAAGGATCGCGGGCCTCCTTATGGACGAATAAGACTTTGGGGACGCACAAGACTCATCCACCGTGTAGCTGCTTTTGCCTTCTTCAATTTCGACCTAGATTCGCCTCTGTGCGTGCTACATCGGTGTGACCGTCCGCTTTGTTTCAACCCAGATCATTTATTTACCGGAACCCAGGCAGATAATGTGGCTGATAAAGTGCAAAAGAAGAGGATGCCCTACGGGGAGAAGAGTGGAAAAACAAATCTGAGCCCCGAAGATGTGAGCGACATAAAGAGACGCCGAGCCAACAACCAGACCTGTGCTAGCGTAGGCTTTTTGTATAACATTACGCGACAGGCGGTCAGCAGAATCTCCAGAGGCAAGCGTTGGCCTCATCACCAGTTCTAAGTCAACATGAAACCCTTCTTCGACCAATCGACGCGGGTGCTCTTCCAGCTCCGCTTCATACGCGTGATCGACGCGCTCTTCGCCGTCGCCATAGCCTCGGCGATCTCGACGGTGGTCTGGTGCGCGTTGACGGGCCACCCCACGGCCGCGATGGGCTGGGCCCTCTTCACCTCCGTCGCCTTCAACGCGTGGCTGGTCCTGCTGGTCTTCCGCTGCGCCTACTACACCCTGCAGTGCCGGGCCGACATCAACACCATGACGGTCAGGGCGGCCCAGCTGGTGCACGCCTACCAGCTCGGCCCGCCCCCGGCCGGGACGGCGCCGCCGCCCGGCGCATGGGCGCCACCGGGGCCATGAACAGCCTGTTCGAAACGAGACTGCTGGTGCAACTGGCCGACCACGTCCGGGTCCACCGGGGACTGGCCAGGCTCAACGCGCCGCAGTCCGTGGCGGAGGCGGAGCTGGCCATCGCGCGGGCCGAGGCGGAGGACACCCCGGCCGAGGTCTCGGCGCTGCTGCAGCAGGCCGTCGCGTGCAGGCTTCGGGGCGGCGACCCTGCCCCGCTGATGATGCAGGCCTTCTGGCTGTGCCACCCGGAGCAGCGGAAGCTGCGCCCGGCCAAGTTCCGGCTCCACGTCGGCGCCCCCGCCTGCCACGAGGAGCCCGCCGAGGGCAGCGCCTTCTACCTGGCCGTGTGCGGGGACTGGAAGGCCATGCGCCGCGGCGGCACGCTGGACCAGATGCGGCTGGGCAACTTCCAGGGCGAGCGCGGGGGCTTCCCCGACGACGTGGCCGTGTGGTGGGAGGGCAACCTGACCGCCGAGCAGGTGGCGCAGGCCGCCGAGCTGGTGCAGCCCGGCTGCACCCTGACCCTGCTGCGGCCCAACCCGAAGACCTGGTGGCTGGGCTGGGCGGGCCTCAAGTTCGAGGACAGGCTCCCCTCCCTGCTCTACAGCCGGTTCCACTTCGTGAAGGTGCTGGCCTCCTCGGACCGGGAGTGCGACGCGGTGATCTTCGGGGTGGAAGGCCTCAAGAAGTGATGCCCATTTTATTGTTTACATTTTTTGTAAACAAGTTCCTATAGTTTGGAATGATGAAACGAAACACGTCCAAGCTGTTCCCCGGCTGCCTCGAAGCCACGATGCAGCGCAACCGGATCAACCAGGTCCAGATAGCCGCGAGCACCGGCATTGCCGTCTCGCGGATCAACAACTACCTCCAGGGCAAGTACCGCACGATCAAGCCCGACCACATCGCCCGGATCATCGAGCACGTGACGGCGCTGACCTTCGAGCGGGCCGAGCTGGTGAAGACCTACCTCCTCGACCTCCTGCCGACCACCGCCAAGCCGCTGCTCGAACTCAAGCCGGTCAACAGCCACGGCAAGGAGTTCGAGTCGTGGTACCTCCAGCGCAACCGCCTGCCGGGCGAGTTCGCCCACCGCTTCGAGACGCTCTACAAGCTGTGCGTGTCGCAGCCGGCCGTGCGCGCCCGCACCTCGATGTGGATCGACATGGTGGAGGAGACCCTCAAGTGACCGACCGCCCCCATGATAAACAAACTCCCATTCATCGGCTGGCTCCTGTCCTTCATCGCCAACGTGTCCCTGTCGATCCCCTTCTGGATCTGCTGGACCGCCTGCGGCGTCGGCAAGACCTACTTCTACTTCGTCCCGGAGCGCTACCAGGCGATACCGTTCTGGAACTGCGTCGGGATCTTCATCGTCGTGGGCATCCTGAGCGGCCTCGTCCGCGCGGCCTCGCCCTTCGCGATCAACGTCAGCCAAAGCAACAAATGACCGCCATCTTCATCTGCACCGACGACAGCGCCCTCCTGCTGAACCTCGACCACGTGGCGGCCCTCCAGCTAGACCCGCTGGCCCAATCCGGCCAGGCGGTGCTCCGCGTGCAATACGCAGGCTCGGTGATCGCGGCCAACACAAGCTACACCGTGAAAGTGACCGGCGCCGTGGCAGACGAACTCACGAAAGCCCTCCGCGCAACCTAGATGCTGCTCAAGTACTCCAAACAGCCCAGGGTGCCCCTCGCAGTCGCGAAGGAGCGGGCCCTTGCCTGCCTCCGAACGGCAGGCGGCCTGCTCCCCGCCCACTGGGTGGCCGCCGCCATCTGGCCCGACCATAAGATGCACTCCCAGGGCGCGGGCGGCGCCGCCACCCGCATCCTCAAGCGGCTGGAGAAGGAGGGGCTGGCCCGCTGGGACTGCGACGGGCGCAGCTGGGGCTGGAGACTGGGCAAATGAGCCTGCTGCGGCGGATACTCGGCCCGAAGAGGGAGCCGCGCTGGATGCTGGCAATCGTCGCGGCGAGGGGCCTCGACGCCGACTGGGGCTTCGCGTTCTGCGAGGCGCTCGTGGCTCGCTGGAGCGTCCGCTCGATCTACTTCGCCGCCTACGACTCGAAGGGCGCCGCGCCACGGGTCGAGATCAAGTTCAAGGCGCCGGCGACGGTGCCGCAGCTGCGCGACTGGATCAGGCACCACGAGGCCGTGCCGGCGGAGGCCAAGGTCACCGTCCGGTCCCGGGGGCCGTGGAGCGAGGCCCACTCCAGGGCGTACGAGGTGGTCAGGGAGATCCGCCGGGCCAAGCCGAAGCAGTTCGGCCAGCTCTACGACGTCGTCCACTGGATGACGAACATGCTCGGGCTGACCTACATCGAGGAGGCGACCTACCTCGGCTCCGGGGCGCTCAGGGTCCTCCAGGGGGTCTACGAGAACGCGATGGGGGAGAGCTACAGGCATCCGCTGGCGCCGCCGGAGCCTAAGGCGGGTCCGACGGGAGCCGATCCTGCTCGGACAGCGCGGCCTGGACGCCCCGCGGGAGCTTCGAGGCGGTCCTCTTGAACAGGGGCTGCCCCTCCGGGGTGCAGAGCACCTCGATCAGGGCGCTGATCTGGCGGGACAGCATGGCGACGGGCGGGTCCCCGTACGCCGCGCGCTCCTCGTTGTACCGGATCAGCACGGCGGCCTTCACCTCGTCGGCGGTTCTCATGCCCTAACTAGAACAGGTCGGGCACCCAGCCGTGGACGACCGCGTCGTAGTTCATGCGCCGGAGGCTGTACATGTGGATGCCGGCTCCGGCGTAGGCCCCGGCCATGCGGCTGTAGCCGCCCAGCGTGAACGGGCGACACGGCTCGGTGAACGGGTAGCGCCCCGAGGCGATGCTCAGCGCGGACGCGGACTCGCGGTCCAGGGCCGGCTTCTCGATGGGGCTGATCGAGGGCTGCGCCTCCTGGTGGGCCAGCAGGTCGCAGGGGACGTCCAGGCAGTGCTGGGGCTGGCCGCGGACGGTCATGAACCCGGCCTGGGCGGCGCGGTTGGTGAAGTCGTTGTGCTCGTCGCCGAACTTGCCGAAGGTCTCGGCGTCGAAGTAGCCGATCCGGTCGAGCAGCTTTCGGGTAATGGACATCATGGCGCCCTTGCGGACGGGGAGGAAGCGGAGCACCCGGCCGCGCTCGCGGATGGGGACGAACTTGCTCTCGTCGTCGAACCAGTCGCTGAAGCAGAACAGGCCCAGGGCGGGGAAGAACCGGTGGGCGTCGGCGTAGACCGCGGGCCAGTCGCCCTTGGCCTCCAGGTCGTCGTTGCAGAGGCACAGGTGGTCGAACCCGGGCATGTCGCGCAGGAACCAGCGGATCGCCCGGTTGCTGTTGCCGCTGACCCCGACGTTGCGGGTGCCGAGGAAGGCCGTGTAGTCGAAGGCCTCCCAGCGGTCGGCCTCCAGCTCGGCGTCGTGCTCCTTGAACGCGGCGGACTGGGTGAGCCAGCGCCTGGTGTCGTCGACGTTGCCCATGTCCTCGAAGACGGCGACGGGGTAGCCGGGGCAGTGCTCCCGCAGGCTGGTCATGAACGTCCGCAGGGCCTGCGCCCGGCGGTAGGTGAGGATGGCGATCGCCGTCGTTCCCGCGGCGATGTTTACAGGATTATTCGCGGTCCCGGTCTCCTTGGGCATGTTCTTTAGAACTGAATCGTAATTAAGGCATGCCATCATCGTCGTCACCAAGCCGCAGACTGCTCGACGGGGAGGAGCTCAGCGAGTTCACCGGGTGCGCCTCCATGGGCACCACCGAGGGCCCGGCGCCGGGCCTCGCCCCCAAGCCGATGCCGCGCCGCCCGCTCATCCGGGTCCCGCGCCGCCTCGATCCGAAACGGCGCCGCCGGGCCGTGGAGGCCCTGATCGGCGAGGAGGAGGCGGACGACGGCGCCCCGGCGCCCAGCGTGGACAAGCCGCCCCCGGTGCCGCTCCCCGCCGCCGGGCCGGAGCCGGTCGTCGACGCGCCGCCCTGGGCGACCGTCCTGATGCAGCAGATGGCCGACTTGCAGGCGCAGGTCACCGAGCTGAAGGGCGGGAAGCCCACGCCGGGGGCTGCGCCCGGAGTCCCGCCGTCGCCGGCTCAACCGCCGGTGGTCCCGTCCGTGCCCCGCCAGGACAACGTGCCGCCGCGGCCCGCCTCCGCGGCGTCCGCCGCCGTGGCGGAGGACGGCAGGCCCAGCACGGCGCAGATTTTGGAGGAGATGGGCGTGAACGCCCCCACCGGCGTGCCGGCCATCATCACGCCGCCGTCGCCCGTGGCGGATCTCGTGGAGACCGCCGCCGACGCGCCCGTCGGCGCGAGCCTCATGGCGGCCGGGCTGCCCCCGCCCGCGCCAGAGAACACCAAGTTCCACCGGCCGGGCGGCATCTCATGATCGTCATCGAGCCCGGCAGGCCGCCCCTGCCAGAACCCAAGAAGTCGGCCCCGCCCCCGCCGGGCTCCCTGCGCGTCATCATCACACACGAGTTCGGCCTGCCCTGGGTCACGCTCGAATACGAGGATGGGAAGACCGAGGAGCTAGAGCACGTCGAGGCCCTGGAATGGTTCAGGAAGAGGGGCGCCGTCGACATGGACAAGGTCAACCAGGCGATCAACGACGCGTTCAACTTCTACCACTCCGAGGTCGTCATCGCGAAGCCCGTGAAGCCGGCCGAGGTTCCCGGCGAGCCAAAAGTTTGAGGCGCAGAGGGTTGAGCCTTGCGGGGCCGGGCCGGGCGTTAACGCTTTTCCATTAGCGCTCAATGGTTTTGCTAACAACTTCATAGGCGCGCCCGGTTGGCGTAAACATCACCGCCACTTAGTACGTGGCAAAGCAACTGCTGTACGAGACTTACGCCTTCGTCCCCAAGCCCGAGGCCATCACCCGCTTGCACGAGGACAGGAGCGCGGGCAAGAGCGTCTTCCCCCTGACCATCCCTGGCCGGCTCTCCATCTGCGACCTGGTCAACGGCAACAACCGCATCTACCCGAAGGCCGTCTGGGAGAAGAACCTCGCCGAGGGCTCCCAGCTCCAGAAGTCGATCGCGGCCCGCTCGGCTTTCGGCCTGCTTGAGCACCCGAAGGACGGCAAGGTCGACCTGAACAGCCCCATCTCCCACGTCCTGACCAAGGTCTGGATGGAGGGCAACGAAGTCAACGGCGAGATCACCCTGGTGAACACCGCCGAGGGTCACAAGCTGTCGGCCCTGATCGAGGTCGGCTACAACCCGCTGGTCTCCTCGCGCGGCTACGGCACGGTCGTGGCCAACGACAGGGGCGTCGACGTCGTCCAGGAGGACTACGTCTGCGAGACCTGGGACTGCGTGTTCACGCCGAGCTTCACCGAGGCCGAGCTCCACCCCAACCGCGAGCCGCCCAAGGCGGCCGCCGCGGAGGGGCCGGTCAAGGAGTCCGCCCCGGCCGCCAAGGCCCAACCCCTTTCGGAGGCAGCACCGCCCGCGCCCGCGGCGGACGCCAAACCTTCCCAACCCGCCGGCGACGCCGGCAAATCTCCAACCAAAACCACACCCATGCCGGACATCAAATCCATCAATGAATCGGTCAGCCGGCTCCGGTCCGTGGACCCCACCAAGCTGGACCCGCAGCGGTTCGCTGAGAGCCTCACCCAGGCGCAGCAGCTCCACCGCGAAGTGGCCGCCCTTGTCGCAGAGGACCCGAAGCTGTCCTACGACGGGCGCCGCATCGACGACGAGCTGAACGCCATCGAGAAGAGCTTCTCGGAGGCCGCGACCGCGCCCGGCAGGGAGGCGGCCACGCTCAAGGAGCAGCAGACCAAGACCCTCAAGGTCTTGAAGGGCGTCGCCGAAACGGCTCTTTCCTACAAGGGGAAGATGGCCGAGACCCTGAAGCGCATCGCCGCGCTCCGGGACAGCCTCCAGGCGAAGGCCCGCAAGTGCGCGCTCCTGGAGCGCAAGGTGGACATCACCTGCGCCGCCCTCGACGAGATGACCCGCCGCTACAACGAGGACACCACCTCGCTCGGCCGCAGGCTCATCATCCTGGAGTTCAACCCGACGGACGAGGCCATCAAGAAGAGGCTCAACGAGGCCACCAAGCCCGCCCACCTGCTCCCCATCAAGGAGGAGCTGAAGAAGGCGAAGAAGGACGGCGAGAAGGGCGGCAGCAAGGACGCCGCCGGCAAGGTCCCGTCCGACATCAAGGACGAGAAGGCCGGCCTGGGCAAGGTCGTCGCCCCGCAGCCCGCGATGGAGTCGAAGGACGCCCCCAAGGACGCCCCGAAGGCGCCCGAGTACCCCGTCGACCGGCCCTTCACGGTCGCCGAGAGCACCGAGCTCACGGCCCGCCTCTCCAAAGCAGTTTTGAACGGCTAACTGCCCCGCAGTTACACCGCCAAACAACCCGGTAACACTCACATCATCCAATAAAGGACATCACCATGATTCTCATGGACAGCGTTAACAGGCCCACCCTGGTGACGGATGGAGGCGGGGCAGCGACATTCCCCCAGATTCTCGAATGGGGTGCGCGGCTCGCCACCACCGACATCGGCGTCCCGGAGGGCTCGTACAAGAACCTGTGGGAGGCGCGCGGCTGGAAGCAGTACGTCTCGCACATGCCTGAGCACAAACAGGCCACAACGGCCATCATGCTCGAAAACTGCCGCCGCCGGTTCGGGCGCCTCGACGAGGTGACCCGCACGCAGAGCCTCGGCACCTTCGACAAGTGGATCTTCCCCGTCATCGCGAACATGTCGGAGAACGACGTGATCGACCAGCTCGTGGCGCTCCAGCCCATGGCCGGCCCGGTCAGCCAGATCGTCTACCTCGACATCGTGACTGAGCGCGCGAAGGGCCAGACCCCGGCGGGCACGCCCATGTGGCGCGCGCTGCAGGGCGCAGTCGACCGCTTCGACGACTCGGACGAGCTCGTGACGAACGAGTCGCTCGGCACCTCCGACGGCGCCGGCAACGTCAGCACCACCCTGTCCTGGACGCCGGTCCGCTCCGGCACCCTCCAGGTCACGATGGGCGCTGACTACGCGACGGACGACGGCAACGGGAACGTGGTCGGCACCGGCATCACCGGCACCATCAACTACGCCCTGGGCACCATCGTCCTCGTCGGCCCGACGACCACCGCCTGCACGGTGACCTACGCGTACAACTCCGAGGGCAACGCGAACATCCAGGGGTACGAGCTCAAGCTCACCCAGACCCCGGTGACCGCGAAGGTCCTCAAGCTGCGCGCCCTCTGGTCGGAAGAGGCCGACCAGAACCTGGCCGCGATGTACAACGTGAAGATGGAGAGCACCCTCCTCAACGCGCTGGTCAACGCGCTCCAGTACCAGAAGCACCGCCAGGTGATCTACGACCTCCGCGCTCGCGCGGACGCCGGCTTCGTGCAGTGGGACGCGACCGCCCCCTCGGGCGTGAACTACCAGACGCACAAGTTCTCGATCATCGACGCGTTCACGACCGCATCCAACTTCATCTTCAGCGCCAGCAACATGGCGTCCGGCAACTGGCTGCTCCTGGGCCTGCAGGCCGCCACGGTGGTAGAGACGCTGCCCCAGTTCAACGCAAAGGGCAGCCGGGTGAAGATGCAGGGCATCACTTACATTGGCGATTTAGGCCAATTTAAGGTCTTCGCCGACCCGCACTATCCCATCAACGAGTTCCTGATCGGCTACAAGGGCGACCAGTTCCTCACGACGGGCTACGTGCTGGCGGAGTACCAGAAGCTCTACACCACGCCCGACATCATGCTGACGGACTTCCTGCACCGTCGGGGCTTCGCCACCAGCTTCGCCAAGAAGATGGTGAACGACAAGTTCTACGCCCGCGGCCTGGTGCTCAACAGCCCGGTCAGCTTCGGCCCGATCATCGGCTGAACCAACCTTCGGCCATAGAGAGTAGTTTTGGGTTTCCATTGGAAGGCCCGCCCCAAAAGGCGGGCCTTCCTGTTCACGGGATCACGCTTAGAAAACGTAGTTAGGGCATGCCCGCCGCCATCGACCAGGCCGTGCCCACCGAGTGCGTGGAGTGCGGCAGCAACGACCTCGTGCACCACGTGGTCGGCGGGTGGCTGGTGGCTGACTGCAAGCGGTGCCGCGCCCGGATGTTTTACGGGGCGCCACACTGGCGCCAGCAGGCCGAGGCTCTTGGCCGCCGGCTGGCGGACGCGCTGCTGGAGGACGACTCCCGCGACTGGAAAGCCTTCCAAGGCTACAAGCCCAACCCGCGGGGCGGCTTCATGGCGAAGGTCTGCCCAGAGTGCCCCGACGCGCAGGAGGTGCGGGACTGGGCCAAGGCCAAGGGCATGGACTGCCAGGAGGCCCCCTGCCCGGCCCACTACCAGGCGCGGCTGCGGGCCCGGATCGGCGAGGCGAAACTAGGCCTCGGACGGTATCGGATCGACTACGACGCCCTGGACGAGGAGGAAAAGGAGTACACGGGGCACGGATGGATGCTAGTCTCGCGCAACACGAAGCCCGGCCAGAAGCCCTACCGGATAACGCTGTTCGACGCCACGATGGAAACGCTGGTCCACTTCGACTTGGGCGAAGACGAGCTAGACCCTGAAGGCTGGTCAAAAGACTGGGATGAGATGGACCCGCTCCTGAGGGACCTCCAGGACTACATCGACCCGGACATGCAGGGCTACACGTTGGTGCCGGTGGCCTCGGGGCCTCCGGGTTAGTTAGTGCGTGAGCTATGTGACCCTTGACCAGCTTGACCAGCAGCTCGACGTGCCGGTGCAGCTCCCGCTGACGGACCTCCCGGCGAACCAGTGGCTGATCGTCTCGACATTCCGCATCGACACGCCCCAGGCCTTCACGCTGCGGTGGCTCCAGCTGCACCTGATCGAGATGGAGGCGGTGGGCAGCACCGGCGCGGTGGTGGTCACCACCCCGAACGCCCAGGGCGAGTGCGTGTTCCCGGCGCAGGGCCCGAACCTCGTGGTGCCGACGCTCGGCCTGGTCTACGTGGGCCTCTACACGGGCTTCGACGACCAACAGGTGCCCAGCTTCCAGGCGGCGCAGGAGGCACCCCTCTACATCCCCTACAACGCGGCGCTCCTGCCCCCGCAGTACGCCATCCGCCCGCTGGCGCCCACGACTTACGCGGCCGCCGGGGTCTACTCCTTCGTGATCGTGAACAACACCACCAACCAGCTGGAGCGGGTGTCGGTCTCTGGACAGGTGCGCGTGAACCTGGCGTTCGGCACCAACGCCAGCAGCTGACCATGGGCGCCTACGTCACCGACGCCGGCCTGAGCCAGGTGCTGGACCAGGGCTTCAGCCTCCAGCAGAGCCGGGTGAAAGCCCAGTACAGCATCCCCGTCGCCTATCTAAACCTCGCGGCAGGGCAGGTCTTCCGGCTCAGGTGGCTCTCCGTGCACCTGATCAGGGTGCTGGCGCCCGACCTCCCGGCCAAGGTCAACCCCGGCCTCGGCTCGGTCTACGCCGGCTTCTACGAGGCGGGGGCGGGCATCCTCACGGCCCCCGGCCAGCCGCTGGCGTACACGCCGGTGGACGTGCCCGGCGTGAACCAGACCAGCCCGTACTTCTACCACGAGGTGGAGTCGACGGGCACCTACCTCATCCTGCTCGTGAACAACCTGGCGGAATCGGACGTCGACGTGGCGTGCTCCGGGGCCTTCCGGGTGATGAACTTCACCTCCTGATGCTGCAGTCCGCCTACATCCTCCCGCTGGTGCCGCGGCTCGACTGGGCCAAGGCGGTGGCGCCCGGCCCCACCCTGGGCACCGTGGCGTTCGACGCGGCCCTCGACGTCGGCCAGTACGCCGGGCGGGACCGGGAGCTGGCTTACCGGGACCTGCTCGTCGGGGCGGCCATCGCCCAGGTGGCACTCAAGACCTCGGACATCTGGGACTTCCGGGCGCCCAGGCCGGCCCTCCCGTACCCCGCGGCGGGGGCGCTGCAGAACGCCGCCGTGGACCTGCCGCCGACCGTGGGCTTCCCCGGCACCGTGGACCACGTGGACAACCAGTCGCTCCCGGTGAACGCCGCCGCGACGGACCAGCAGCTCTACGCCCGCGACCTCCTGATCTACGAGGCCCTCCAGCAGGCCGCCGAGCAGCTGGCGGACAACCCCCTCCCCGCGGACGTGCTCCCCGGCCTGGCGACGAGCGACCTCTGGGCGCTCGCCTACGGCATCAGCCAGGGCAACGTCGACGCCGGCTACAACCTCCCGCTCGCCCCCGGGCTCTTCTCCAGCACCGACCAGTTCCTGGCGTGGCGGGACAACGTGCTGGCCGCCTACGTGGCGGCCACGGTGAACAACCTGGGCAACGTCTACGCCGTCGCCTCCCGGCTGCTGGTGCAGGTCGCCGGCCCGAACGCGGCCGAGCCGGAGGTCTACGCCCTGGTCAGCGACGACGGGCGTTTCCGCACCTGGGCCGCGCAGCCGCTCGTGCCCGGCAGGCTCCAGCTGGTCTTCGACCGGACGACCCAGACGCTCTCCTGGGCCGGCGAGGACCTGTCCGACGCGGGCGGGCCCTCCCCGACGGCCACGAGCTTCAGCAGCGCGTTCAACAGCACGGTCACGGTCATCTACGACGTGCCGGGCTACCTCGACGCCGAGTACTGGCGGCAGAAATCCGCCCGGGTGAACGTGCGCCCCTGGAAGGACCGGACCCTCTTCCTCACCGCACTGCCCAACAACTTCGTCACCTCCGGCGGCCTCTACCAGTCCGACTCGGTGCTGCTCCCCGTCGCCGGCTCGGCGACGTTCGGCGTGCCCGCGCAGATCCCGGCCTCCTGCGTGCGGGTCGGCCTGACGCTCCAGCCTTCGACGGACATCGACATCCTCGGCTTCCAGAACCTGGAGGGGTCGGCCAACGGCACGGCCGTGACCTACTACCAGGGCGGGACGCACTCCTGGCAGTTCCCGCTGCCGGCGGGGACGCTCTTCTTCAGCCTCACCTTCCGGGACGACACCGCCCAGACGCTCAGCTTCAACCTAAGCTGCGCCTACAACGGCGTGGCCGTCTTCGACGGGTCGCTGGTCTACAACCAGCCCGCGGGCACGCCCGTCACGAGCCAGCTAGTCCAGCTGAACTCGCCCGGCGGCCCGGGCCTGTTCACCGTGACCTGGGACGGCGCGGCCGGGCAGTTCACGCTCGACGAGATCTCCTTCTTCACCCAGGCGGCCTCCGGGCAGCAGGTGCTGTACACCGTGCAGGTCGGCCTGGGCGGCTACAGCTCGTACCCGCTGACACTCGCCGGGGTGCCGGGCCGGGTCGACGCGGCCTGGTTCGACGTGTGCGTCACGTCCGCGTTGACGCAGCCGACGCTCACGGTCAGCTGGTCCGGGGGCACCCAGATCTGCCTCTACGTCTTCGCCTACGACGTCCGCGTCTTCGACACCGTCGAGACGCTGCCCAACCCGCTGGCCTACGACCCCTACAAGCAGCTGCTCGTGCAGCGCGCCCTGGAGAGCGTGCAGCGCTCGGCCGCCGCGACGCAGACCACCCCGCCCACGGACTACCGCACGCTGGACCCGGCCACGGGGGACCACCTGTGGGACGCGGCGGCGAACGGCGCATGGCTCAGGGCCATCTCCCTCGTCGAGACGAGGCTCGCCCAGGCGTTCCAGCTAGGGGGCCCGGGCGACGTCGGGCGGCTGGCGCTCGTGCCGGCGGGCCTCCAGCTCGACCAGGGCACCCGGGTGCTCGCCACGGACCCAAACTGCACGCCCGTGCTCCGCACGTTCCAGGCGTGGATGAACGACTTCGGGGCGGTGGTGGCCGGCCCGGACTTCCTGCCCCTCGTCGACAACGGCTGCGCGTCCCAGGGCCTGCAGCCCTTCACGGCGGACTTCTCGGCGGTGCCGTCGGCCTTCGGCCAGTTCGCCACCGAGCCCACGATCGTGGACATCGCGGCCGTGAGCCACTACCCCGGCTCGCCGGACGGCAACCAGCCCCTGGCCTACACCGTCGCCAACCCCGGCCCGGCCGGCGGCACCCTGAGCCAGACCGTGGACTGGACGGTCACCTGCATCAACCTGACGGTGGGCGACGCCTACACGATCACGGCGACGCTCTCCACCTACCCGCTGGACGGCAGCTTGCCGCCGGTCCTGAGCAACGTCTACATCTACTTCACGGCCACGACGACCACGCAGCAGGCGTCCGGGGCCACCATCGGCGCGGCGGAGGGCTACGCCGTCGAAATCAAGAGCGCCACCGTCGCCTAACGCTCCCGCATCGCCCCGCGGATGAGGCCCAGGCCGGCGAACAGGATGGCCAGCCAGAACACGATGACAACGAACCAGGCGTGGGCCGGCTGGGGCACCTTGAACAGATGGGAGCGGTTCAGCGTCGCGAGGCCCGCCGAGACCCAGCCCACCACCCACAGGGCGCTCAAAAGGGTTGTGATTGCCTTGCGCATTTCAGTAGAGGTTGTCACTAAATAGCTTCTTCTCGTCGCCGCCGCAGCGGTAGCGGATCTGGCCGCGCCTCTCGGCGATGGCGCGCGCTTGCTCGCGGGTAAGGAACCGGCCCTTCTGGTCGACGAAACCCTGCTCCGCAACGCACCACGCACGCGGCTCCAGCATCTGCTGGCGCATGGTGGAATCGTAATGGCGTGGCCCGCAGATGATGCGGATGCCAAGGCGGAGGGCGGCACAAACAACTAGGCGGGGGCGTCTCATGTTCGGGGGCGATTCTTGGACTTGTGAACGGAAAGGTCGGTGACCAGCCGCTCCTGGAAGCCGAAGGGGAAGCGCTGGCCGGCGTTGCCGAGGCACCACAGGTGGAACTGGTTGGCCGAGTCGACCACGCAGCTCTCGGCGGGGTAAAGCTCGACCGCCTCGCACTCCGGGCCGACCAGCCGGTTCTTGATCTCCTGGAGGTCGCGCCAGTCATGGATGGGCTGGCGGTCGAGCCGCTTGATGCTCAGGTGGACCATCGGGGGCCAGCCGGACCGCGGCGGGCCGACGGGGCACACGCGCACCTGGTAGAGGTCGTTACGCCAGTACACCGCGTCGGCGTCCTCGCGGTCGACGTCGTCCAGTTCCGCCACGACTTCGGCCTCGGTCTTGCCGGGGAGCAGCTCGCCCCTGCGGTGGGCTTCGAGGATGGAAGCGCGGGTGGCCGCTCGCTCGGAGGCGGGGATTTCAGCCTGTTGAAAGGGGGTCATTGGCGATCCTCCAAGTCGAACTTGCGGATGGGCTTCCTGGGTTTTTCCTTCCTGGGCGGGTAGTGGCCATGCTCGATGTAATAGACCTGATCGGGGCTGAGGCCGGGCGGGATGCGGACGCGATTCGCGCGCTGCGGCAGCTTCCTCACGATGGAGCGGACCGCCTCCAGCACCGGCTCGATCTCGGCGTCGTGGAACTTCTTGATCAGCGGCATCAGGCCTCCACTGCGTCTCGGGGTTCAATCTGAGCGTTCAGGTCGGAGTACATGCCCCGCAGGCCCTCGGCCTGACCGCGGCACACGCCAATCTGGCTAGCTTTGACGCGACCACGGAAGCTCTTAATCGCCGGAGTCCGATGGCCCTTAAAATAGCGACGCGTACCGTCCGGCAGGGTAATAAAGACAACGTAGAGTCTAAAGTCGCTCATTCAGGCCTCCAAGTCGAACTTGCGGATGGGGGTGTTGATGATGAGGGTGTCCAGCACGTCGCCGACCTTCTTGAAGGAGGCGGCGGTCGAAGAGAGCAGGCTGCGGCGCTTGCGCAGCTTCTCGGAGTCGGGCATGTCCTTGACGATGGCGCGGGCCTGGTCGACGAGGGCGCTGAGTTCGGAGTCGCCCATCAGGTCGCGGGCGTGGAAGGCCTCGAAAAACTGCTCGAAGTTACCGGTGAGGGTGCTCTCGCGGAGGACCTTGACGCTGCCGTCCGGGTTCGGCGTGAGCCGCTCGACGGCGTGGTCGACCAGCTTCTTGAAGCCGACGCGGAGGGCGTACACGACCTCCTGCTGCGCCGCCTCCATGCTCTCGCGCAGCTTGGCGACCTCGCGCTGGCGAACCTCCTCGGGAAGCTCGTTCGGCACGGACAGGGCCAGCCACGACCACTCGACGTAGAAGGATTTGGCCAGTTCGGCGGCGGTGGGGTAGTCGCTCTCCTTGAAGAGGTCGCCCAGGCCCCCGTTCTCGGCGGGGAGCCGCATGGACTCGCGGGCGGCGGGGTACGCGGCGACGAGGGCGGGCACGAGATCCTCGCGCAGCTTCCGGTTGGCCTCGGCCAGCCGGGCCTCGAACTCAGGGATCATGTCCCGCTTGACGAAGTAGATGCCCTTGCGGGTCCTGGACTGCATCGCGTGGCTGAAGCACCACTCGTAGATGGCGTTCAGGTGCTCGTTGACGGCGTCGAGCTCCTTGCAGTTCAGGAGCCGCTTCGTCATGTTGAGGTTCTTCTTGTCGGCGGTGGTCTCGATAGCGGTCTTGTCGCCCTCGCGGCGGTTCGACCACGCGTGGCGCGTCAGGCTGAATAGCATCGCCTGTCGCAGGATGGCAGCTTCGGGTTGGAGGGTCATGGATGGATTGGATGGAAAGGTTCAGCCCTCGGTCAGGTCGAACTTACGGATGGGGGCGGGGCCGGAGGGCTTCCTAGACTTTCTGGCGGGGACGGCGTTGGGGATGGACGGGGCGACGCCGCCAGTCAGGACGTTCTTCGCCTCCTGCATCTTCCGGCTGACCTCCGACCACGCGATCTTTTGCGGGTCCAGCTGGAGCAGGCCGCTCCTGATGCTCTCCTCGACTTGAATGGTGTGGCGGCACTCGCGGATGCCGTTCTTGGCGATGCACCAGCCCCGGCAGTTACAACTGGTGCTGAGGTCGGTGTAGACTATCGTCTCGTAGCTGTTCTCCGGCTTGCTCTGCGAGCGGAAGGGGATGCGCGTGAGGATGGGTTTGTCGAGGCTCATCGAAGTGCGGCGGGGTTGCTGGCGAGGACGGCGTTGAAGTGGTCGGCCTCCCAGCGGAGGCAGATGTCGTAGTCGGCGTGCGTGAAGAGGGCGGGCAGGGCGCGGTCGACGGGGTCGAGGACCTCCCACAGGCTGGTCACGCCATTGAACTCAACACGGCTGACCCGGCGAGTGGTGCGGGGGCCGAGGCCCGCGAGGGACAGGGGGCCACCGGCCAGAGCCGTGACCTTCCTTCCCCCGATGATGAACACGGCGCGCATTTCAGAACCCCTGCTTGGCGCTCTCGCCTTGGGACTCGCTGGTGAACTGGTGGTACTCCGGCTTCTTGGTCTTGTCGCTGACCTCGCCGCCGAGGGCGGCCTCGAAGGCCTTGGTCGCCGCCTCGCAGGCGGGGCCGATGAAGCCGTGGGCCTCGATCTTGACCTTGCCGTGGGCTATGATGAAGGTGATTTTCTGTTCCATTGCGATATGATGGTTATGGACGTTGAGGGGTGGTGAGTCAACAAAATGTTTATGACGTTTTACAATCAGGTGAAGACCTCCAGCTTGATCTCGCCACTCTCGGTGAAGCTCTCCTCCACCCGGTAGCCCTTCGACCACGCCTCGGCCTTGAGAACTTCGGCGGAGTAGGCGTCGTACAGCTTCTCCAGCCCGGTCGAGCCGGGGTCGCTGAGGACCTGCAGCCCGCCTTGGTAGTAGGGGTCATGAGCGAGCACCCAGGTGTCCTCCGCGGCCTTGGTCACGCCGATTTCGTAGTCGGCGCCGGGGACGCGGATGGCGTGGTCGCAGTGGCCCCCGTAGGCCGACTCGCCGTGGCGGGTGCCCCACCAGCGGTAGTGGTCCTGGCCCTCCTTGAAGGCCAGGCCGAGCTTCTCGCACGCCCGCTTGAGGGCGTCGAGGTTCTTGATTACGACGGAGCTTGTTTCTATGTGACTCATGGTTGGGAAGGTTCGGGTTTCAGTTCAGGTCGATCTTGCGGTGGGTGGGGAGAGCGGGGGCGGCGCGCTCGACGTAGCGGTACATGCCCGGCTTGCTGGCGGAGATGAAACGGTCGTTGGCCTGCTTGCGCAGGGCCTCGATTTGGTCGGCGGCGGACTGGCAGACGGGGACGACGAAGGTGGAGGCCTCGGCGAGGTCCATGCTGGTGCGGTAGGCCACGTCGCAGCACGCCTTGATCTCGGCGCCCGTCCAGCCCTCGTCGGCGGGGAGCTTCGAGTCCTCGGCGAAGCCGTACTTCTTGAGCCAGATTTTCCAGATGGCCTTGCGCTCGCTGTCCGACGGGAGGTCGACGAAGAAGGTTCCGAGGGTGAAGCGGCGGCGCAACTCGGGCGGCAGCGCCGCGATCTTGTTGCAGGTGGCCACCACGAGGGACTTGCCTTGGCTGACGGCGTGGAGGGTCTGGAAGGCCTTCCTGATCTTGGCCTGCGACTCGCCGACGAGGGAGCCGGTCATGGCCCCGGTGTCGATGTTGAGGACCTCGGCGTCGGCGACGGCCCCGGCGGCCTTGGCGATGTGGCTCTTGCCCGTGCCTGCGGGCCCAATCAGTATGATGCCGGGGATGTTGTGATCCTGCATCTCGGTGAGGAACACGCGAAGCTGGTCCTGGGAGACGCCGGACAGGTCGCCCGCCGCTCCGGCGAACATTTTCTCGATCTCGTCGACGAAACCGACCGCCCTGACGGGGTTCTTGCCGCTCTTGAGTATCCGGGTCATGAAGCCCTTGATGTTCTCCAGCCCGCCGAGGTCGTCGAAGGTGGTGGTCTCGCGCCACACGGAGAGGCCGGGGGTCTGCTCGACCATCTTCCTCTTCCTCTCCCACAGGGCGTCGCGGTCGACGCCCCACTTGCCGTCCTTCTTGACGATGCTCATGGCGAGGGACTGCTCGGCGGCGAAGGCGGAGATGCCCAAAAGGGTGTCGATGATCTTCGGCCTGTCCTCGTCGGGCAGCTTGATGTTCGCGGCCTCGGCGATGCGGTCGGCGATCACGCCGATCTCCTCCGGGGTGGGGAGCGGCTCGGTCACGACGACGATGTCGTGGGACAGCTCGTCGGGCAGCTGCATGGCGGGGCACAAAAGGACGAGGGTGGAGCCGTGGACCTTCCACGCGTCGCGCAGGTTCCAGAGGCCCTGCGCCACGGCCACGTCCCTGATGTAGCGGTGGGCGTTGAGCCAGAAGCAGAGCACCTTCGGCTCGGCGCAGGCGGCGAGGGCCTGGAGGCAGGCGCGCGGCTCGGCGGCCTGCATCGGGCTCTGCGGCGCGAGCTTCTTGGCCACCTGGATGCCGAGGTCGTTGAGGCCGACCAGCCCCCGGACGTAGTCCCAGCGGAGGACCGGGGTCTCGTCGAGCTTGGAGTTGAGGGCCCGCGTGCAGCCCTCGATGGTGGCCTGGGGGTCGCTGGTCTCGTAGGCCAGCAGGGGGACGCCGGCGCGCCTCGCGGCGTCCAGCGGGTGGAGCTTCTTGGGGGCGGGTGGAGTGGATGGGCTTTTCATCGACGGGGAATCTGGACGGAACCGGGCCGCTTGTAAACAACAAAATGTCATAGACTTTTTGGCAAAAACGGCCCGGACTGACCGTCCGCAAAACGTCGTAAACTTTATTTTGTTTACAACAATCCAGTTTCGTGCTTGAGTCCCGCCGTGCTCTTCCCCAACCCAACCGCGAAAATCCACTGGACCAGGATGCCCGGCGCCCACGGCAGGCCGCAGTGCGACCGCTGCGGCTACGTCGCCAGCCGGGCGGAGGTCGCCGCCATGCCGCCGGGCAACGTCGAGTACATGGGCGCCCGCCCCCTGGACGCCGAGGCGGACTTCGTCGGCGACGCGTTCTCGTACGGCGAGTGCCCCCGCTGCGGGAAGGGCGAACTCACATTGCTCCTCGTGCCGCAGCGGCTCTTCGGCGACATCATCCCACCCGACCTCCCCGAAGTATGAAAGTACTAGGCTTCAAAGAACAGGCGCTGCCCAGGACGGCGCCGCAGATCAAAGTAGTCTTCTGGATTCGCTCCAGCCGGGGCACGAACAGGCGGGAGACCGTAATCCTGCCGCGCGGCACGCCCGCCGACGAGAAGCAGCACCTCCTGGAAGCCTGGTGCTCGCAGTTCGGCGCATGGCACGTCAGCGAAAACTTTGTCCGATACGGATGGAGGTATGCTTGAAGCGACTGTCCAAACGCTCCGACCCGGCCCGCAGGCGGCGCTCCTTCGTGGCCCACACGCTGCTCCTGTGCGAGCCGCTCTACCTGTCGGCGCTCGCCTCCGGCCTTTGGTGCCTGGCCAACGCGGCCGGGCTCCACTTCTCGAAGGCGGACGAGGCGCCGCTGATCGGCGCCGTCGTCACCACGCTGGCCGTGGCCTATGGCATCACCGTGACGCTCGTCTTCGGCACCGTGTGGGAGAAGTACCAGAAGGTCGTGGTCTGCGTGCTGAAGAAGGACCGGGACACCTTCCTCTGCTACCGCGACGAGCGGGTGCCCATCACGGTGCACCTCCTCATAGCGGCCCTGTCGCTGCCGCTGCTAGCGATGATCGGCGGGCTGGAGTACTCAAGCTGGCGGGCCGGGCTGGCCGCCGTTTCCTCGACCGCCTTCGTCCTGTCGCTCTACTGGATCGTCATCGCCGAGCTCCAGAACCCGGCCAAGAGCCCCTGGTTCGCCGAGCGCATCCCACAGGCGTGGCTGGAGATCGACGTCGACAAGCATTTCGGGCTGGGGGAGGGATCATGAGCAAGCACGGCCCGCTCGAACCCGGCGCCGACATCGTCGACATAGCGTGGAAGGTGTACCTCAGCACCACCGGCGACCAAGCCGGGATGAACGCCTTCCACGCCGCCGCCCACGTCATCGCCGGCTACCTCGGCGAACTCGATCCGTCCGACGTCGTCGCCAGCGAGGCCGAACGGATCTGCCGTGAGTGCAGGGAATACGAGCGTGCGCTGAAGACCGACGCCCCGCGAAGCACCCGCGACAGAAATTAAATCAAATGGAAGAAACGCAAGCCTCCAAGCCCCCCGCGCCCGCGATCTTCATCGGCACGCAGCGGATCGGGCCGCCAATCGACCTGTACAACCTCACGGAGGACATCCCCGGCCACTGCAAGCACAGCACGGTCAGCCGGGAGACGTTGGAGAAGGCGGGCTTCTCCGTGCCGCCGGCGCCTCAGGAGCAGTAGATCTTGCCGTCGTCGCCGACGTAGAGGTTGCACTCGCCGAAGCCGTGGGCGGCGTCCGTGTACTTCTTCCGCGTCGCCTCGTCCAGCTCGCTGCGGTCCCAGAAGCCGGCGCCGTGGCCGTTCCTGGTGAGCCAGAAGTCGTGGCCCGCCATCTCCTCGTCGGTGTAGTCCCCGCGGTTGTAGGCCGGGACGCCGAACTGCTCCTGGAACTTGCGGCAGTCCTCGGCCATCCCCGCGAGCGCCTCCGGGGCGATGTCGTCGATGGAGTAGTTCGCGTCCATCGGCTCGCCGCCCTGGGGCGTGGACTCGTCGTTCGACGACCACAGGGCGCACTCGATGTAGGCGCGGGTGAACTCGTCGAGGGCGGGGGCGTCCTCGACGAGCGCCTCTAAGATCTGCGCGGCTTTCACAGCCTAAGTACGGGACTCAGGCGGTGGGGGCCGGGGCCGGAGGGGTGGGGGCTTCGGTCGTCGCATCCGCCCCGGCGGCCGGGGCGGAGGCCGTCACATCCACCTCAGCGGCGGGGGCCGCTGGCGGGTTCTTGTCCACCGGGGCGCCCGCAGCCAGTCCGAGGGCGGCGGCGGGGGCCTGGGTCACCGTGACGACGACCGTGTCCGAAAGGGGCTGGGTCAGGGCGGCGTCGACGAAGGCCGAGACTTTGACGGTCGTGACGTTCTTCGCGGGGTCCGGGTCGACGGCGAGCGGCGCCACGATCAGGGCGGAGAGCCCGTCGGCGGCGGGGGTGACGATGGCGGGGGTGGCGGCGGCGGCGTCGGCCGCCCAGGTCGGGCTGTACAGCTCCTTTTCGGATCTCTGCATTAGAACTACGAAATCTGATTGTTGAGGTAAATGTTCCCCAGAGCGACGAGCTCGTACTCGCCGACGTCGATGCGCTGGGCCGGGTTGGCGGCCGAGTCGAGCGAGACACGGGTGATCGAGGTTACCCCGTTGACCGCCGCCAGGACGGCCTGGACGTTCGTGGCCGAAGCCTGCACGCCGGAAATCTGCTGGGCGAAGAGCGAGGAGCCTACCGAGAGGCCGCCGGCCCAGGCCCGCAGGGCGGAGCGCATGGCCTGGCGGGTGGTGAGCGACTGGTCGCCGGTGTAGCCGGCGTAGACGTCGACGGTGCGCACGAGCTCGTAGCCGCTGGCGGGGATGAGGGTCACCACGAAGTCGCCCGGAGGCCCGAGGACGTAAAGGGTGAACTGGCCGGTGAGCAAGTTGACGGTGGAGGTGACCGTCGAGTCCAGGTTGACGCCGGAGAGGTCGGCGAAGCCCGGCTGGACGTCGGGGACGACGGCGAGCGCCTGGCCGCCGAGGGTGGCGTTGAAGCACCAGGCCTGGAGCGGCACGGCCGGCGACTGGGCGGTGTAGACGTTCGAGCCGGAGGTGCTGACTCCGGCGGAGACCAGGTCGACGGCATAGGTGGCTTCGGCGCTCGGCGGGATGAAGAGGCTGTCGTCGCTCGGCGGCACGAGGTCGCCGTTCGGGGTCGCCACGACCATGCTCTGGACGCCGGGCACGGCCAAGAGCTGGGAGAGCATGGCGCTGAACACAACGGGGGCGCCCGGCACGAGGGCGTTGACGTAGGCCGTCATCTGGTCGCTTACGGCGGTCTCGACATCGGCGGCCGAATAGCCGGCCGAGGTCATGAACCGGACGGCCCAGGGAAGGGGCACCGCGGTGCCGTCGGCGATCAGGATGTAGTCGGTGCCGACGGCCACGCCCTGGAGGTAGTCCTGGAGGGAGGCCTTGAGGGCGGCGGAGAGCGGCACGAGGCCGCCGGACGCGCCGGTCGTCCAGGCGTAGATGACGACGACGTTGCCCTCCAGGAGGGCGTTGCCGCTGCGCACGCTCGGCCGGGCGTACTGGACCTGGCCGAGCGGGCTGTTGAAGCTGGTGGCGAGCGCCTGGTAGTCGCCGAAGGTGACGGCCCGGTTGTTGGACTGGACGAAGGCGGGCATCTTGGCCTGGGCCTCGCCCAGGGTCTCGGCGTCGGCCCCGCCGGAGCCGGGCTGGTTGTTGACGACGGTGACGTTGACCGGGTTGGAGAGGCTGGTGACGAGGCCGACGATGGAGGCGCTGATGGCCCCGATCGTCACGTTGCCGACGCTCCCGCCGCCCGTGCGGTAGGTGAAGACCACGGTGGCCTCGGTCGGGAGGGCGGCGCCGAAGGTGTCGTCGCCGAAGGTGACCACGGTGTTGCCGGTGGCGAGGGTGCGCACCTGGAAGGCGAGGTTCTCGGCCGCGCTCTCGATGAGGTTGCCCACCTGCGCCCAGGCGACGCCGTTGACGGTCACGCCGAGCGAGCCGTCGATGATCGGCGCGTAGGTGAGCTGGTAGGTGTAGCCGGGGACGACCACGTCCGCCGTGACGATCTGCTCGGTCTGGGTGGTGCCCTGGATGAAGAAGACGCGCCGGTCCACGACCTCCGCGGTGGTGGCGCCGGTGGCCCCGGCCCACGGCGTGGCGAGGACCATGCGGTTGTAGCTGATCGCGCCGGGGGCGGACTCGACGGAGACGACGGGGTACTCCGGGCCGCCGAGGGCGCCGGCCTGGAACTGCTGGCCCGCCTCGACGTACTGCGTCAGGTCGACGGTGCTGTCCAGGCAGTCGGCGTACGGCTGGCCGTTGACCAGGTTGACGAGCGCCTGGATGACCCGGGAGCCGCCGAGCGACGGGTCGAAGGTGACGACCGTGGAGAGCGGCGAGGTGTCGCCGGCGAGGATGGTGTAGTCCGTGTCCAGCTCGAACGGCAGGGACGAGGCGTCGCCCGTGCGCACGGCGGTGCCCTTGCTCAGCAGCACGTCGGCCGGGGCCGGGGCGGAGAGGGTGGCGTCGCACGGGACGGTGGCGGGGGCGGGCCCGCGGAGCTGATAGCCCACCAGGGTGCCCAGCCGGACGGCGGACTCCCGCAGCTGCATGGTCGGGAGGTAGTTCTCGGCGGCGAGCCGGTTGGCGGTGTAGGCCAGGGTCGCGGCGGACCAGGACATCAGGTCGATGAGCACGGTTCCGAAGCTCCCGGCCACGTAGTCGTTCCACACGCCGGGGTACCGGGCCCTGCTCCGCTGGATGAGGGCCTGCTGCTGGGAGGCGAAGTCGACCTTCAGGTATTGGAACGTGTCAGCCACACCCTAAGTAACCACCACGCGTAATTAAACCAGCATGCCCGACTACTTCCGCGGCGAGTACTGGATCGAGGACGGCGAGGTCACCTTCGCCGACGGCGACGTGGGCAACTTCAACCACGAGGGCGTGGCGGCCGAGCGCGCCGCCTCCGAGCTGGCCGACCTCTGCAACGTCGACTACGAGGGCGGCGACTGGGAGCAGCTGGGCAAGGATCTCGTCGAGGCGGCCGCCGGGGAGGTCCTGGACCCCGAAATGGCGCCGGACGACGCGGAGGAGGCCGCGAAGGTGCTGCTCCAGGCCAACGGGAAGGACCCGGCGGAGTACGCGGACTTGATCGCCTGCGCTCTATTCCTTTCGGGCGCCGACCCCCGCGAATACGCCATGCAGCACTGGGGCTGGATCTGGTGCAAGGACGACTGGTTCGGGCTGGCCACGTGGGACGAGTCGACCAAGGCCGACCTCGTCAGCGGCGTGCACTCCATCCTGGAGGACAACGGCTTCTACGACGGCGACGAAGGCGACGCGGGCGAGGAGCACCCCTACGACCACGAGCTGACCATCCACACGCTGGACGGGAAGAGCCTCTACCTCACCCTGCGCCAGATCGAGACGGGCGAGAGCGGCGAGCGGACCGAGCCGCCGACCGGGCCGAGCGCTCAGCTGCGCCAGATGGACGTCGCGGCCCAGCCCGCCCACTACGGGGCCAGGCTCGGCGACTCCCGCGAGCTGGCCGGGCTGCTGGTCGACCTGCTCCTGCTGGAGTGCCCCCGGATGGAGACGCTCAAGGCCGGGAAGGTGAAGCTCACGGACGAGGAGCGGGACGAGGTGATGAAGGCCGGGGCGGTCTGGCACCACGCCTGGAAGGACGGCGAGCAGAAGCCCAGCCCCGGCGTCTGGAAGTCAATCGTGCGGGGGAAGCCCTGGTACGTCTGCAACACCCACCGAGCCGGCACGGCCAAGCCCACCCTGCGGGGCGCCATCAAGGCCTTCGAGTTCATCAAGACGACGGCCTAGCGCGGCCCAGTGGCTGATCCGCGACGAAGCCGGCGCAGAGGTACGGCGTGGTCACCTGGTACAGGCCGTCCCTCACGGGTTCCTGACCCAGTCCTTGACGATGGCGACAGCCTCGCGCACATGCGTGCCAAACGGCGGGTCGGGCCGCAGCGCGAGCACCTTGTCGCCGACCAGCTCCGGCACCTTGGACAGGTCGCGCACCCCCACGTAGACGGGATTCCCGGTGCGGTGGTCCTTCTCCATGGTGAGGACCAGGCAGAACGGCTCCTTGATGGCGTCGGACAGCCGCTGAACCTCGACGCCCGAAAGGCCGCGCATGGCGATGACCTTGTCGGACGGGTAGAGGAAGCAGCTGAACACCTGCTCGCCCTTCTCGACGGTGAAGCTGTTGCGGCCGGAGGCCAGGTCCGTCCAGCCCCGGTCGAGGAAGAGCTGGCAGGCCGCCCGGATGACGGCGGCCTGGTCGGGCACCTCGGTGATCGCCTGCCCGTCGCGGTGGGGGACCTGCCCGTCGGGGACCTGCGGCGAGGGGCGTAGCGTGGCGGGGTCGCCGCCCACCAGTTCGAACGAGGAGGGCGGCAGCTTGCTGAAATGAGGCGTCTCGCCCATGCGTATAAGAACGGGATCAGTTCCCCACCTTGAGGCCCTCCAGGAAGCCCTCCTTCTCCTCGGCCTCGCCGGCCGCGAGGATCTTCCTCACGAGTGCGACGGGCGCGTAGCTGACGGCGACGATGCCGGCGCACGCGGCCTGCCAGAACTCGGCCCCGACGGTGTCGCGGTAGAGCTCCTGCTGGATCTCGGCCCCGGCGGCGATCTCGATGCGGTCGGTCTCGGCCCAGACCTCCCCAGCCGTCTGGCCGGAGATTAGCCCCTTCCTGACGAGGTTCCCGTCGGGCGCCGCCGCGTCCTGGCCGAGGCACCGGCTGATCTGCATGGCGGCCTCGGGGGCGAGGAACATGAACGCCTGCTCGCCGTCCACCTTGGGGATGCTGTTGGCGCAGTAGGCGGCCGCCTTGGTCGACCCCGCGTGGTTGGTGATGTTGCCGAGCTTCGTCATGCCACTCGTCAACGTGTACTGGGCCGTGTTCACGCCCATGTGGGTGGTCCAGGTGATCGAGCTGTTGGGGATGGTAACAGTGCCGCCGGACCAGTCGCCCGGGGTGCCCTTGGGGCCCAACGGCCCCAGGAGGCCCTTCACCCCGTCGAAGTCCTGGAGGGCCCCGCCATAGTCCTGGACGGCCATTCCGCCGTAGGTGGTGCGCTCCTCGACCTTCGGGGGCGGGGGCTTGGGCTCCTTGCTCAGGAAGAAGGCCACGCCGATGGCGAAGACCCGGTCCACGCCGATGATCTGGGCGGCCACGCCGCGGCTCTCGTCCTTGGCGAAGACGTACTGCCGGACGGTGCCGTCCTTGGCGCGGAACCCGTCGATCCACATCAGGCCCTCCGGGGTGGCCACGGACGACAGGTAGTTCTGGCGCCCGCGGAGCCACGCCTCGACGTTCGGGTCATCGGGGTACCGCTCCATCTCCAGCTTGTCGGCCTTGCGGCCGGTGAGCGGGTTGACGCCCTGGATGGAGACGACGATGGCGACGTGGTGCGGGTGGGCGGCGCATTTGTTGAAGTCCAGCCACATGCCGCAGCCCTCCCGGATGGGGATGAAGTAGCTGGCCATGGAGGCGGTGGAGCGGGGCCAGTCCTCCGGGCAGGCCGGGTAGTTGTCGACCCGGTGGCCGTGCACCCGCGCGTACGGGGGCAGGCCGAACAACCCGCCGCCCGCGAGGGCGGCGGGGAGGTTGACGGTGAGCCCCAGGCGGGGGTCGCCCGGGACCGACAGGAACAGGTGGGACTTGGCCATGGCTCACTCCTCCGGCTGGAAGAACGGGTGCCCGGCCGCGGGGGCGGCGCGGGACGACTTGATCTTGAGGCGGGGGAGCTGGCCCTTCTCCTTGAGCTCCTCGAAGCGGATGACGGCCCGCGGGTACCGCTGGCCGAGCCTGCCCATGGGGGACATGGCGGTCACGGCGCCGGCCGGGGGCTGGTTCCACTCGGCCACGGCCGCGAGCACCCGGTCGAGCAGGTCGTGGGCCTCGCCGATGCTGGCGACCTTGGCCTCCTTGGTCTCGGACACCGCGATGTAGAGCAGCTGGCGCAGCTCCAGCGGCACGCCCTTCCAGGAGCGCAGCGTCTGGTCGCACGTCTCGTCGGTGCGCAGCACGCGCCCGGGGTAGAGCGGGTTCTCGTCCACCTCGTCGTTGGGCACCTCGCCGACCTTGTAGGGCTTCACGGGCACGCCCTTGGAGTTGTTCGTGATCTGGGCCTCGCCCAGGCCGCGCTTGAGCTCGGTGAGGAGCCTCACGCTGGCCTCGACGTCCACCTTGTCGCCGGCGAGGAACACGATGAACCGCTTGCCGCCGGACAGCTCCTTGAGCTTCCGGGCCACCAGGTTGTCCTCGCGCGGGTCGTACCGCTCCAGGAGCTCCTGGTAGTTCATCCGGTCGACCTTCTTCTGGGAGACGTAGTCGTCGTCCTTCTTGCCCTTCAGCTCCAGGCACACCTGGCGGGCCAGGATCGTGGGCAGGCCGGCGTCCTCCAGGTCCTCCGGCCTCACGAGGTCCAGCGTCCCCTCGGAGTACACGCCGAGCCCCTTCAGTTTCAGTTCAAAGGCCTCGATTTCGATCTTCGTGGCCGCAGAGGCGTTAAACGCCTCGATCAAGGCGCGAACCCGCGCCATTTTCGTCTCGTATGTCATTGTCACCTTTCCTGACTGCCAGGCCGGCAGTCGCTAGCTCGCGACCGATCGCCCACCGCCAGCCGGCGGTGTGAGAAGCGTCGGGCGCTACCAACAAAGAACAGAATCCCGGGCAGGAACCCGGAAAAAGTTTTCAGACCCAGGCGTGGCCGAACTCGTAGGTGCCCTCGTCCCAGTTCACGACGAGCTGGGTGACGTTGCCGTGGTCGTTGATGCTGTAGGCGTTCGGCCAATACTGGCTGGTGTTGGCCAGGTGCACCATCGCGCGCACCGCATCGTCGAAGTCGTCGAAGTGGGCGACGCGCCGGCCCGGGGCCGCGTACCGGCCCCACTCGGCGCTCCGGTGCGTTGGGCCCGCCAAGTCGTATCCCCCGCGCACCCTGTCGGTGATGGCGTAGCAGTCGCCGCTCTCCAAGTCGCGCCGCATCTCCTCGTAGTCCTCGACCTGCTGCTCCTGCGCCGGGTCCGCGTCGGGTTCAACCTCGGCCTCGTCCGGGACGCCCCAGGTCTCTCCGAGCAGCCCCTCGACGGCCCCGCGGGCCTTCCGGGCCGGTTCGCGGCGAACCTGGATGACGTCCTTGCGCTTCTCCAGGACGACGCCGACGGGGAACGTCTTGGCCACGCGCAGGACCTCCTTCGCGTCGGAGCGAACCGCCGCGGCGTACTGCTTGTCGTGGACCGGCCAACCGCCGGCCCTCTGGCCCTCGACGTAGGCCTCCTCGAACTGCTCGGGGGTCATGTCGCGCTCCTCGACGGTGAAGGTGGTGGTGCCCTTGAGGGTCTCGATCCCGACCAGCGACCGCCCGCAGCCGCAGCCGCCGTCGGGGTTGGGGTCGTTGGCGTCGGTGTCACACTCGGTGCCGAAGATGAGCAGCTCGCCCTCCTTGCACCAGAAGAAGTCGGACTTGCGCTGGCCCTGGCCGCGCTTGGTGGCCACGAAGACCTTCAGCTTGCCAGCCTGGCCGGGGGCCTCCGGCTGCTCCATAATCTCGTCGATGACCCGGCGGCTCTCGTTCGCCGGGCCGGAGGCGATCCGGTGCGCCTGCAGGAGCAGGCGGGCCCGGGCGACGGCCTTGCGCTGGTCGTAGCCGAAGTCGACGTTGAAGCCCTCCCTCTCCTTGGCGTCCAGCAAATCGTTAATGTAGCACCGGATCGTGGTCGGGGAGTAGTCCCCCTTGCCGGCCAGCGCCCGGACGACTGCGATGACCGCCCGGTTAATGGAGTAGAGCGGGCGCATGCCCTCGGCCACGGCGGCCTCCTTCTCCCTCTTTTCCCTCTCCTCCCTCTCCTTCCTGGCCTTCTCCTGCGCGGCGGATGCCTTCTCCTGCTCCGCGCGCAGCCACGCCAGCCCCTCCTTGCTCGGCTCGCCCCTGCTCCCCTTGGCCGGGGCGGGCTTGTCCCGATAGCGCGCCAGATCGACGTTGTAGTCGAACTCGGACAGGCGCCAGGCCGCCGGGTCGTCGTCGCGCGACTCGGCCATCGCGGCCACCACGGGCGCGACGGGGGCGGCCGCCGGCTCGGCGGACACTGCGGGCTGCGCGGGCGGGGGCACCGGCGGGGGAGGCGGCTGCTCCGGGGCGGCCGACGGAACCGAAACGGGAGGCGGCTCGGCGGGGGCCATGGGCAGCTTGTAGTTCAGGGCCATGCCGGGGGTCGAAAAAGTGAACTCGGAGCACCTGAACGCCCAGCCAGACAGGCTCGCATTGCCCTCCAGATGCCTGCAGCAGCCCTTTTTCACGTAGGCAAGGGTCAGATGGGGGTGGTAATCGGGGTAGTCGCTCTGGACGCGCCCGCTGAAGGCGGCGCAAAGCGAATAGTGGAGGGCCTGGAGCCCGCCGCTCTCCACGGAAACCTTGAGCACATCGTAGTCCGGGTCGTTCGTGAAGAAGCCCACGGCGCCCAGGCGCAAGTCGACGCCCTCCGGGGCGTGGCGCAGGACGACCTCGTTGACCTCCTCGGGCCGGACGTCGGGCGTGAAGCCGTAGAGCACGGTCACGTGGGCGTCGTTCTCATAGCCGTCCCCGGCGAGGTCCAGCTCGCCGACGTTCTCATGCGCCCAAGCGGTGATCCTGGCGCAGTCGGCCACGGCGGGGAGCCTGCACAGCAGGCAGCCGCACGAGCCTTCCATGAGCCTCTGGACGATTCTGGACGGCATGGGCGGGGACTCAGCGGACCGCGCCCACCCTAGCCTGGCGGGCCTCGCGGTCGAGTTCGTTGACGAAGTCGTCGATGGAGATGTGCCTCGCGTCAAGCGACCTGCCATTCCTGTCGTACTCGACGACGTACCGCCTTGTGAAATCGTAAACAATCGCCCCATCGTCCGTGACCTTGATCACGACGTCGCCGGCGGCGACACCGGCGGGCAGGTAGCGGCGGTCGGCGTCGGTCAGCGGCCGGAAGCCGTGGCGCCTGAGCCGGAGGCCCTCGCCCGCCTCCAGGAAGAGGAGCGACTCAAGTATCTGGCGGGCGCGCATGGCTCACTCCAGGAGGCGGTCCACCAGGGTGCACGCGAGCGACTCGGTCTTCCTGTCCTTGCCGATGCCCGGGAACCGGCGGTGCACGGCAGCGCGCACCTTCTTCTTCTCCTCGGGGGAGCCGTGGGCGGACACCCGCGCCAGGGCGTTGCGGGCGTGGGGCGCGTCGTGGATCGGGTACTTGCCCTTGACCCCGTCCTGTTTGCCGGGGATGGCGAAGCTCGCCCGCGGCAGCTTCTTCTTGGCTTTGTAGGTAAGCTTCTTTTCGTCGATGAGGCTCATGGTCTAAATACTGATCGCACAGCGCTCCAGCACGCGCTCGTGAATCCGGCGGCTGAGGGCCAGGATGTCCGAGCACTTGACGTTGGCCCCGTCGCCGAAGTGCCACCGGATGGACCGGGCCAGCCGGGCGCGGCCCTCGGCGTCGAAAATCTTGTCCTTGCCGAAGAAGTCTTTCGCCCCGGAGCGGAGCACCTTGAGGGCCAGCTGGTCGTCGTCGATGGCGGTAACCACGATGACGGGCACGTCCGCGCAGCAGCGGAACTTCTGGAAGGTCGCGAACCCCTCGGAGTCGGGCAGGTTGAGGTCGAGCAGGCAGCCGTCGAACTGCCGCGTGCACGCGGCCACGATGGCCTCCTGCAGCGTCGTCGCCAGGGCCAGGTCGAAGCCGGGGCCGAGCGTGGCCGCCAGGGCTGCGTTGAATCCGCGGTCGTCCTCGACGTGGAGCACGCTGGGCATGTCACCTCTCCCCCAAGTCCAGGAACTTCTGGCCGGTCACCACATCGGAAGCCTGCTCATCCCGCCGGGTCCACCAGCCCCGGAGGGCGGCCTCGTTGGCGCTGTTCATGGCAGATCTGATGTTCGGATCGCCATCTTCGACG